AGAGAGGCGGGCAAGTGTCTTTGAAATGATCCCTTTGCCAGCCACGCCCTGCAGAAGGGAAAGAAGTCCTACCCAAAGCAGCCCGGAATTCACCAAGATGTGAGACAGGAGCCTACCCGATAAACACAATGCGGACGGTCTGTGTTTACTCGAGCCAGTTTCGAGCTAGATTTGGAGCATGGCCAGACGTCGACTCCGCAACGGAAACCCGCAGCTCGCGATCGCCTACCTTCGTGTCTCGACCCCAGATCAGCGAATCGACCAGCAGCGAGATGCGATCGAGCGATGGGCCGCAGCGAGCGGAGTGACGATAGCCGCCTGGTGCTCTGACGTTGGCGTTTCCGGCGCCGCAGCGGTCGATGAGAGGCCCGCGCTGATCGAAGCCCTGTCGTCGCTACGCCTTCGAGGAGCGGGCCTCCTGGTGGCAGCTAAGCGCGACAGACTCGCACGCGACGTCTCTGCCGCCGCAACCATCGAGCGACTCTCCGCTGAAGCTGGTGCGCGCGTAGTCACTTCGGATGGGCTCGATTCGAGCGACACTCCCGAAGGGCAGCTCGTACGCACGCTGATCGATGCGATGTCGCAATACGAGAGGGCCCTCATACGTGCGCGCACGAAAGCGGCTATGGCAGCCAAGAGAAAACGGGGGGAGGTGGTAGGTCAGCCGCAGCTCGGTTTGCGGGCTCTAGGAGGGCGCCTCGTGGAAGACCGTGCTGAGCAACAGGCCCTTGACCGTATGCGCCGCCTGCAAGCTGCAGGGGCGTCCCATGCGGCGATTGCGAAGACTCTTCAGGTGGAGGGGTACAAGCCAAGGGGCAAGCGCTGGCACACGACGACAGTGACTCGTGCGTTAGCGAAGACCCCCTGAGGCAAGCCGCTCTTTCGAGCCCGAGCAAAGTTGTAACCTCGAGGTCACAACTACCCCGTACTCCCCTGTGCGTATGGGGTCAAAGTTCAGCATGTAGGCACGGGTGCGCAGAGCGTGCCCCGCCAATCCCCGCCTGTGTTTGAGTTGCGAACCCAGACATGGGGAAGTTTTGAAAAAAATAAAAAAATCAGTGCCACGTGCGGGCCGCTCGGGTGTAGCTTCCGGCGCTGTCGATTCGCTGCCGTGATGGCAGGGCGAGAAAGGGCGGGCTGCAATGTCGTGGGAACATGGCTTGTACGAAGACGAGTTGGACGAGCTCAATGCCAAGCATTCGTTTGCCATTGCTTGCTTGATCATCGTGGGTGGGAACCGCGGCAGCGGCTTCGATGTGTTGCGGCAAGAGGCTTGGCCGAATGTCGCTGACTACGTGCGCAACATCCGAAAGTTCGTAGAGGGGCTGCGCATGGTGGCGGATGGCATGGAGCAGGATGCGGATGAGTCCGAGCGGTCTGGGATGTTTCCGCCGCACGGCGGAGAGGGCTGAAGCCCGATGGCATTTGGTGGCGGCAAGTACGATGCCGAGCTGTCGATGGTTCGGGCGATGTGCCCGTTCTCGATCGGCTGCTTGATCATTCTTGGTGGGCCTAGGGGCTACGGCTTTGATGTGCAGATGCAAGGAAGGCCAGAAGACTCGGTCGGCGGCTTCGTCGCTGATCTGCGCGAGTTTTCGAAAGCGCTGCGTACCGTAGCTAAGCAGGTAGAGCGGGACGCTGAGGCGGTGGAGCGGTCGGGCAAGATTCCTGGGGCAGCGAAGCAGTCATGACCGACGCCAAAGCGAAGTTGAATGACGTGATTCAGCTCGACCCTGAGCACTGCGACCACGAACAGGACCTTCTTGTGAGGTTGGAGATCCAGGCGGACTCCGAGAAGAACTACTCGCTCGCTCGGTTGGCCTACCTGGACGGCGAGTTCGTGGCGGCTGCCGTGCTGCAGGAGATCTCGCGGGAGTGCTGGGAGCCGTTCGATCAACTCGAAGCCGAGGAGCGCGTGAGCCTCTGGACTAGGAAGTTTCGTGAGATGCAGCGATTCATCGAGAGGCACTTTGGCGAGGAGTCTGGCGTCGACCCGAGCAAGGTTTGTCCTTGCTTCCGCAAGGACGGACACGAGGTGCATCTCTTCAGCTGTCGCAACGGGTTGTTGCCGTGCAGGCTGCTGAGGCAGTCGTGATCGAGGTTCGGCGCAAAGACAGGATCTGGGAGACGGCCTACGCGGTCGCGTTCGTGACGTCGTTCGAGCGCTGCCGCAGGACGACTCGCGGGACAATGCGATCGATCGCCGACGTGGAACGGATGGACCACTGCACCTACGCAGTGACGGTGGCTGACTGCGCGGTCGAGCAGCTTCGCGAAGAGGAAGACTCGAAGCTGGAGGAGGCGCGATGAGCGAGCCACAGCCGCTTGAGCTGGAGGAGTTCAGGCGTTTGCTGCGCGACGTCGAAGCAGCCAGCGCACTGGCGTTCAGTCATTTGCGCTCGCTCGGGCACGATCCTGATTGCGCAGCACTGCTGGCGGCGGTGGTCGTGTGCAAGGTAGCTCGTGCGTCGGAGCAGCCGATCGCCATAGTCGTGAAGCATGTCACGTCGATGGCGGAGGCAGTCGATCTAGCTGAGCAGATCACCCGAAGGTGCGGTCTCCTATGAATCGCTTGCCGGAGATCGCGACTCAATATTTCGGCGATCATCCGTGGGTTCACAATCCGCCGCCGAAGATTCGTGCGCCAGTCGGGCTGCGCTGCCAGTGGTGCGACGAGCCGATCGCCGAGAGTGACTCCGGGGTGGTCTCGCCGATGGGAAAGGAGGAGGGCCCGTGCGTTGTCAGCGTGGCGACCCATATCGAGTGCGCTGCTCGGCAGGTTTTCGGGAGCGTCGGGCATCAGCTCAAGCAATGCCCGTGCGTCGGCGGTACCTACACAGATCCCCCTGGCTTGAGTGTCCGAGAAGCGGCAATCGAGGCGTGGAAGCTCGACCGAATCAAGAGTCGGATCGGGATTGTGGTCGGGTCGGACGAGGAGCCGTCATGACCGACGATGATGACCGTGTCCACATCACGGAGCTGACGGGGATGCTCGCTCGATGGCGAGGTACGAGCGTGCTCGTCATTGAGCTACAGCACGACGGCAAGATCATCAGGTCTGACCAGCATGCGTCGCTGAGACCGACTCATCCGCGAGTCGCTGTCTTACAGGCTCTCGTGCTCTCGCTGCGCAGCACCCTCGACTACTACTTGGCCGAGCTTGAGAAGGAACAGTCGTCGTGAGCCAGCACACTGGCCTTGAAACCGCAGTGCGACGGGCGGCAGAAACCCTCCGGGACATACCGCCCAACTTGTCCCGTCACGACGTCCTACAACAAGCGCGCGACGCTGGCCGAGAGCTGGAGCTCGCTCTCGAGCTGAGCAAGCCAGACAGTGCGCTGAAGCCAGCGCAGCCCGCGCCGAAGCTGGCTGTTAAGCAGCTAGTTGAGTCGGGCATGGTGATTCAGATCGACCCAGACAAGAGTGACTGGGGCCCGCTGCTGTGCATCGTGACGAAGGCGAGTCGTAGAGGACTTGTTCACTGCCATGTGCTCGTCCCTGATCCGACCGGCAAGGCTGAGACCCAGGCGATGATGTTGAACGTCGAGCACGGCGATTACGCCATCATCGGGAAAGCCATCTGGGAGGCGCTCGCAGTCACCACGAGGGCGGAGTGACTGCGAGCGACGAGCCTGAAACAAGTTGGATGAGCGACGCCGACTGCATCGTTGCTCGTGTTCTGCACGATCCGTACGTGCGGGCTGCCCGCAAACATCCAGGTTTGCTTGAGCTGATTCGGGCCATGGAGGCGTACGGCAACCTGCGGTTGGCGTTCGACGAAGAGCGCGAGGACGGCATCGTTTACTGGGTAAAAGACGGCGTTCTGTACAGAGGGAGACTTCTCGATGAGCCTGTATAACATCGTGCATGGAGTGAACCCGTTCGCTGGCGCTTGGATGATGGCGTTGCAGCTGAAGCCGATCTCAGTTGGCCGCTTTCGTGACTGTTATTTGCAGCGGAGCGGCGATGGTTTGGAGATTCACGTTTTCACCCGCAATGGCGGCTTCAATCGATCAGACTACGAAGCGATTACGGCGCAGCTGCAAGCGCACAAGCTTTACGTGCGCGACTTCGACGAGGAGTTTGACAGCACGTATGCGACCTACGTGTTCCGTGTGCCAGAAGAGATCCTGCAGTACGTCGCGCAGATCGTGCAGATGAATCCAGAGGCAGTGCCTGATCTACCGGGCAAGCGATTCGCAGACTTCATGCAGCTGATGCAGACGAATCCAGACGATCCCCAAGTACAGCGCGTGCGAGAAGCAATGCGACCGACGATCGAAGCGATCGCCGGTCGGGCTGGTGGTGGAGACGCAGACCCTTCAGTGCACTTCGTAACGATCGGCGGAAAGGTTCGAGACGATGGGCTAGGAGTCGGCGGCGAACTGTCCGATGGTCGCGTCGTTTACCCGACCGGACGTTGCTTCGACGACACTCTCGACTACCTCGACACCCTCTATTTTGCGGGTGCTCCTAGCGAAGTGGTGCTTGCTCATTTCGTGGTGCATGCGATCTGTATTTGGCCTGGAGATCAGCCAGGCACGGAGCATCGGGCAGGAGAGCAGTTTGCCCACGCCTGGATTGAGTACGGCACGCACGTGATTCAGAGCGGCATCATGGACTGCTCTCGCTGTTGGTACGCGCTCGATCGCAGTGAGTTTTACCAGCATCTGCAAGTGCAGCAGGCGACTCGCTACACGGCCCGTGAAGCCATCATCGAGAACGCTCGGACGAATCATTACGGGCCATGGCTGCCCGAGTATGAGGCTCTGTGCAAGCGGTGAGGCTGCGGATGGAGACGACCTCTCAGATGCGAATGCGAACTAGGCGGGCGCAGCCACCACCGCAGCCGCCGCCGAAGAAGAGCAAGCACAGGCCGCGAGGCGCGATTGAGGTGCTGGTCGTTACGGATAAAGAAGCCGACATGGTGATCGTGCACTTCGCGGGCCATCTGCTTCAGCGGATCGCGATTCGCGGCCGGAGTGCGGCATTGGCTTTCGCAGAGGTGATCAAGCAGCACGCGTTAGAGCTACCAACCGAGGCAGGAGAGGAAGATGGCTATTGAATCAGCGTCTGAGTTCATCGTTGCGCTGCGGCGCGACATACCGACTGCGGAAGTGATCAGACTCGGCAAAGAAGCCGGTCTGATCTTCAACGCTCAGGCAGTTTACAACGCACGTTCGCAGCATAAAAACGGGAAGCGGAAGAAGAAGCCGGCGAATGGGCAGCCGGCGAATGGGCAACTGGCGAATGGGCAGCCGGAGGGGGCGTGGGAGCCGTTGGTTTCCAAGAAATCCAACGGCAAGTTCAGCGCGAAGGCAGCTGGGTTGAGTGGTCATCGAGTGCAGCAGCAGCGAGCCGAGCTGCGTCGGCTGGTGTTCGCTCTTGGCACGGTGACGGCTCGGGTAGAGCTCGAGGCTGTCGAGAGTATTCAGGAGCGAGGGCTATGACCGATTCGATTCACGAGTACGCCAACTCCCTCAGTGGCTTGCCGCCAGACAACCTCAAGGAGCTGATCACGACAGCTGAGAGAGTGTACGCTGGATCTGGGCTAGACGACGGGGGAGAACACTCTCACGATGTGTTTCTCATTTGTGCAGCGGCAAGTCTCGGGATGATGACCGGGCGCGTCAACCGAGCAGAGTTCGTTGCTCGGGCTCAGCAAGTGGCCAGGTGGCTCGAGATTCCACGCGTGGGGACATCACGCGAGCTCTTGGACAACAAAATCGTGGAGCTGACGCGAGTTGTGGGCCAGCGATTGTTCGCTTCAGAGGGGTTTGTGCTGATGCTCTTCAACGTTGGAGATGATCAGCAGACTACGGCCGATGGCGGCAGTTTTTTGGCACATGCGTCGACTGTCGACAGAAGGACGTTGATCAAGCTGCTCGAGGAGCATTTGATCAAGATGAAGGCTGAGCAGGATCAGCAGTCGTAAAGCTCATTCGAAAAAACTTTAGAGAAGGTGGGAAGAGACGCCACTGGACGCTCACTTAGTATGTGCCCGGGATGAAGGTCGGCCGTCGATTTCGTCGTCTGAATCCGACCTTCGTTCCCGGGGCAGTCGGGGGGCTCCATGAAGACAGATGATGTTACAGCTCAGCTTCTCTACGGCGTCGCACACGTTCGCGCGCTGGACAGCGATTGCGAGGCGTGGTGCGGGGCGAACATCTTCATGACGTTTGCGCTGGTTGATGAAGATCACGCTCGCGCTTGCATCCAACGAGGGACTCGACTGCAACCTTGTGATGGGTGCATGCGCGAGCTTGAGGCGTGGAGGCGAATCGTGTTGGGAGAGGACTGAACTCGATGATCAAGCGAAAGACTGCTGCGGCGAAGAAGGTGAACACCAAGCGAAAGACTGCTGCGGTGGAGAAGAAGGTTCGCGTACCGAGGACGATCCGCCTCCGAGTGATTCCGATCGACGTCGAGTTGCAACTGACAGCAGATCAGAGGCGCGACCTGGACTTGCTGGTTTCAACCCGAGGATGGACGATCACTCGCATCTTTTGTGTTGGCCTCCGGCGAGTAGGGGACTACGAGAGCGGCGGCGGGTTGAGCTCCCTTCGGCGCGAGGTGACCGAGTCCGAATAGCGCAAGCGGGGGCGATCTTGGGGCAGGCTAGTGATCATGCCTCCCCCAAAGGAGATCACTCACGAGGAGTGGCAACGGATAGTTGCTGTGTTCTCGAAGCACGAGGGCCGCGTCAGAGCGGCTGCGGCTGAGCTCGGCTGGCCGCGGGCTCGGGCTATCAGGCGCTACAGGCTCGGCTATCCGTCGCTCGGCTATCCGCCGATCAAGACCATCCTCGCGCGGGACCTGTTTTCGGCGGACGAGATTCGAGCAGAGCGGCAGCTCGCTGAGGCCCGACTACCGCCGTCAGCCCCGAGCCATGCTGCGGTTGAGGTCATCACATCGGCTGAGCAGGCCCGGCTCAAGCAGTTGGTGAGGCGGGAGGAGGATCGCCAGCTCGCTCGCAACGATGCGATCAAGGCTCGTGGCGAGGAAGCTACCCTCATCCAGATCAACCGGCGTAACGCGATCGCGCTCAACGCGATGACGGCCCAAGTGTTGCGCGGCGCTGCTGCTCTCAGTGCAACGATTCAAGCGGAGCTCGAGCAAGAAGCCAAGAGCAGCAAGATGAGCCTGCCGCAGAAACTGCACTTGGTGCGATCTGCGGCGTCGATAGCTAGGTTCAACGCAGAGGCCTCCGTGATGGCAGTGAAGGCTGAGCGGTTGGTTTTGGGCTCCCCGATTGAGGCTGCCGGCGATGGGCCGGACGAACGAGGCAGCTTGGATGAGGCTGCTGCTTGGATCGAGAAGTGCGCTACGGCTCTGAAGCGAGCGCGTTCGCGAGGACTGCTCGCAGCGGATGGGCGCCAGGACGGCAGCTGATGCGGCTGCGGACGAGAGTTGTAACCTCGAGGTTACAACTTCAACAGGAACCTCGGATCAGGACTCGAGTTCGCCTGGTGCCGCCCGAGCCCGAGCCCGAGCCCGAGCCCGAGCCCGAGCCCGAGCCCGAGCCAGACGTCGCTGGGCAGGAAGCGTCTGCTCAGGAGGTGGAGATTGGTTTGCGGGAGCGCGCGGCAGAAGCTCGCGCAAAGCTCCATGAGCTTTGCCGCAACGACGTCAATGCGTTCTGCGAGTACGTGTTGCGCGACCAGAATGGAGTGTCGCTCGAACAGAATCAGTTCCACATAGATCTTCAAGCAGGCCTCACCAAGCATCGCCAGATCGTTGTTCTCAGTCATCCAGAATCGGGAAAAACCTCGGGTATTGCTGTAGGGCGTGTTCTTTGGGAGCTCGGGCGCAATCCGAACCTTCGTTGCATGCTCCTCTACAACGCAGAGGAAGCAGCCGCGAACACTCTCTCTTCGATCAAAAAGTACATCGAAGAGAGCGATGAGTTGCACGCCGTCTTTCCGAGCCTGCGGCGCGGGAATATTTGGAAAGACGACTCCATAGTCATCACTCGCACGGTGTTCGATCGAAACCCGTCGGTGATCGCGGTTGGCTACAACAGCCGGCGCATCGGCGGTTCTCGCATTGATCTTCTTGTCATCGACGACCTTCTCGATCTTGCCGTCACTCAGACCGAGGCACAGCGCCGTAAGCTGTCGAGCTGGGTCAAGAGCACAGTCTTCACCCGGCTTTCGGCCGATGCGTTGGTTGCCTTCCTCACGAACGCGTGGCACCCGCGCGATTTAGCTCATGAGCTGGTGAAGGATCGTGGCTGGTTCCAGATCAAGCGCCCGATTCGAAACGCAGACGGCGCCATCTGGTGGAGTTGGTGGACCGAAGAGCGCCTTCGCCAGAAGCGCAAAGACCTCGGGCCTCTCGAGTACGCGCGATCGTTCGAGTGCAATCCGCGGGATGACAGCTCGCGAGTCTTTCGACCCGAGCATGTGGAGCACGCACTCAAGCGTGGCGCTGGGTATGGCTTCATCAACGCTGGGCTCGACATCATGCCGGATAACTGCCTCGTGGTGACCGGCATCGACTTGGCAGCTGGCGACGACACGAAGAAGCAGGGAGCTCGTACTGCGATCGCCAGTGTCTTCTTTCATCCGAACCAGGACCGTCAACTTGCGCGATTGCGCAGCGGGCGCTGGCGAGCTCGTCAGATCCTCGAGGAGATCGCGATCGTGGGAACTTTGTTCCCGCGCAATCATTGGATCGTCGTCGAGAACAACGGCGTTCAGCGGTGGATCATCGACCTGGCTCAAGAGAACGAGATGGAGGTTGGCGTTGCGCTCGTTCCGTTCCAAACCGGCAGAAACAAGACTGACCCGCGGCTCGGCGTCGCGTCCATGTCGGCCGAGTACGAGTCGAAGCGCTGGATCTTGCCGAAGGACTGCGAGACTGAGGAAGAGCAAGCCGAGATCGAGAGCCTTGTGGCTCAGATGATCGACTACGTCCCGGAAGCGCATACGGGTGACTCGCTCATGGCGAAGTGGATGGCACGCGAAGTCGGCAGGAAGATCTTCGCTCGCTTCTTTCTGTCTGGCGAAAGCGGCGGTTCGATCGTTCGCTCCATCGGGTGAGGATCACCCCCGAACATTACTTGATCGCTTGGCGTGTCCAGTTCGTGGTCGATCCGCAACTAGGTGGATGTTCCTAACTCGGTTATGACGTCAGGCTGCCCTCCTTGCCAAATGGTGGTGGGGAGGGCGGTTTGTTTTGGAGGAGGGTCCATTGAGCAAGTTGCGTGCTCGCAAAGTGCAGCCGACAGCGCTTGCGATGGCTGTGTTGGGAGCCCTCGACCTCCCGCTGGATGCTGCGACGCAGACGTTCGCGTTCCTCGGTCGCAAGAGTTCGGGCAAGACCTATGCAGCTGGTAAGCTCGTCGAGCTGTTGTTCGACGCAGGCGTTCAAGTCGTGGTGCTCGACACGGTTGGAAACTGGTACGGCTTGCGGCTCGCTGCGGATGGGACGAGCCCTGGTCTCGCCATTCCGGTGATCGGCGGCTTGCGCGGTGACATCCCGATTGAAGAGAGCTCCGGAGAGCTCATCGCGAACATGCTCGCAGACACAGGGTCGTCGGCGGTACTCGACATCTCGCAGTTCTCGCTCAGCGCTCGACAGCGGTTTGCGACAGCGTTCGGTGAGCGGCTGTGGCTGCGGAAGAAGAGCGATCATCATCCTCGACCGCTGCATCTCGTGATCGAGGAAAGCCAGCTGATCATTCCGCAGCTGGTGAGGCCCGGGCAGCAGCGAATGGTAGGGATCTTCGAGGAGATCGTGCGGCTCGGGCGCAACTATGGGATCGGCGTGAGCATGATCAGCCAGCGCCCGCAGTCGGTGAACAAGGAAGTTCTCAACCAGACCGAGTGTCTCTTCGTGTTTCAAACTGCTGGCCCGCAGGAGCGCGATGCCCTGCACAAGTGGGTTGTCACGCAAGGTGGCGACACGCATCTCGTGCGCGAGCTGCCGGGGCTGCCGACAGGGACAGGATACGTGTGGTCGCCGCAGTGGCTGCGAAAGTTCGAGCGAGTGAAGATCGCGCCGAAGAGGACGTTCGACTCGAGTGCCACTCCAAAGGTTGGAGTGAAGGCTGTCGCTGGCGAGCTCACGCCTCTCGACCTCGACAAGTTGCGGGCTCAGATGCACGACGTCATTGAGCGAGCCAAGGCGGAAGATCCACGTGAGCTGCGCAAGCAGATCGCCGCGCTTCGTCGCGAGCTCGAGGCTGAGCGAAAGAAGAATCTAGAAGCAGAGGGGCCCAAGGGACCCGTCCTCATGCCGATCGCTGATCAGGAGATCTTGCGCCGCATCAGCGCTCAGCTGGTGGAAAGTGCAGCCGAGCTGAGCGCGCTGCCCAATGGGATTCGGATGGTGGACCCGATGAGCCTGACGTCAGCCGAGCAGTCCAGGGGTAGGCATGCGTCGATTGGTCGGGTACCAGCCAGGTTAGGCCGGACAATTCCGCCTTTGCCCCATTTGAGTGATTTGGCCGAGCTGATTCACGTGAAGCCGCCTGTGCGCCCGCAGGAGCCGCAGAGGCGAGGCGGCTCAGCGGTGCCAAGCCAACTCGCTCTCGGCCCGCTACCGAGCGCTGGCGGGCAGCGTCGCATGCTTACGGCCTTTGCTCAGCGCCCGGTCGGGCTGAGCATGCGGCAGCTCGGCGTCCGAGCGGGCATGTCGTCGCGGTCAGGAACGTTCGCTCGCTACCTTACCCACTTCCGAGCACAAGGGTGGATCGTCGGTAGCAAGTCCGGAATGCAGATCACGGAAGCTGGGCTAGCTGCGTTAGGTCAGTTCGAACCGTTACCCGAAGGCAAGGTGTTGCTCGACTACTGGCTGAGCGAGCTAGGCAACGGCGGCATGAGCAGGATCTTGAAGGTTGTTGCGAGCGCGTATCCGGAGCAGCTACCGCTCGAGGAAATCGGCAAGCGAGCTGACATGAGTTGGAACAGCGGCACGTTCGCTCGTTACGTGACCAAGCTGCGAAGCTTGGAGCTGGTGGACGGTCGAGGCGCGCTGCGCGCGAGTGACGAGCTGTTCGGAGGGATCGAATGAACGATGTGGTGAAGAGGAGTCCGTTTCGCAGGCGACTCGAGAGCGCTGCTGGTCGTCTCGAGGGCTTGGCGAAGAGAGCATCGCCGATGCAGGAGGCCGAGATTCGGCGAGAGATAGTCGCGGTGCGCGAGGCGGTTGTGATGCTCGAGGGCGAGTCGTGCAACATCTGCGATAGACGCGGGCAGGTGAGGCGAGAGATGACCACGATCCCATGCCCGAACTGCGGCGGTACAGGAGACCTGTGATCGTGCGGCTCTTGGTCTATGGCGGCCGTGCATTCGGGCGCGCATTCGAGGAGGCCGAGTACCTGCGCGAGCAGCTCTCATTGCTGCTTGCTCGAACGCGTAACCTCGCAATCATCACCGGCGCTGCCGGCAAGTTCGAGCGTGACGGCATCACGGTGAGAGAAGGCGCCGATCTGTTCGCGTGGGAGTGGGCGGTCGACAACGACGTTTTCTGGGTCTTGCATCCGGCAGACTGGGATCAACTTTGCCGCGGCTGTGACGTGCCGTTCAAGCGATGCGGCCCAGCGCTTTGGAAGCAGCAGAGGAAGTGCTGTCCGGATTGCTCGCACGATGATCGATTCAATGCAGGCCCGGTGAGGAACTTGGCTATGGGCCGCCAGTGGCAGCCGCATCGTGGGGTGGAGTTTCCAGGAGGCTCGGGCACCTGGAACATGCGCAAGGTTTTGATTGAGGCGGGTATCCCGACGGGCGGGTTTTGTCTGGGTTGCGGGCGAATCCAACCACCGATTCACGTGTGCGGGAGCGTCATGTTATCCGGCAGCTTGCAGCGCAGCGAGCGGGGTCGCATGCGAGTTCGTCGTCAAAGCAAGGGAAGATCGTGAAGTGTCCTCACCTCCAATTCCAGGTGTTCGCGAACGTCATCCGGCTGACCGACGAAGCCGGCATGGTCGACGGCTATCACATGGACGTGAGTGTCAAATGCATGCAGTGCGATCGCCCGTTCGCGTTCGTCGGTTTGCCGAAAGGTTGGTCAGCGAGTCAGCCGACGATGAATTTCGAGCAGACCGAGATGAGCGTTCCGCTCGTGCCCTCCGTGGTCGATCAAGATCTCAGCTGACGCTATGGTGATTGTAGCGATATCTACGGACGGGCCGCTGTACGCCGCAGCTGAGCGATGGCTGCTACGCGTAAAAGCGATCGCTCGAGCCGCAGCTGAAGCGCGAGCCAAACAACCGGACGCCGATTGCTGGGATCTACAGCTGCAAGCTACGCGCGCACACGACCGACCACGACGACCCAAGCAGATGGAGGGTGATCCCATGCCTGGAGTGATGACTTGCGCTCATGGCGTGCACGATGAGGCCGACTGCATGCACTGCAGGACGTTCGTCTGTGCGTGGTGCCGCATCAGGTTCGAGTGGCCGAGAGGAGCCGACGATGAGCGTCCCTTGCTGTGCGACGATTGCTGGCTCGAGGGAGAGCGAGACGGCTCGTTCGAGGGCGAGTGATGAAGTTGACCGACTACCAGCGAGACGTGGTTGAGTCGTGGATCGATCAAGCGATCGTCGAGAAAGAGGATCGCGAAGTAGCCATTGCCCGTGCGCTGAACGCGCTGGACGATCAGCAAGGACGATCAGCAAAGAGCAGGCCGTGAGGGAGCTGTTCGACGAACGTTGGCCAAGAGCATGACTTACGAACCTGGACGGCGATGCCAAATCTGTGGAGGCGAAAGCCCGCGAGTCGAAGTTTGCGGTGAGTGCGAGGTCGCACAGCGGGGAGAGGAGCGTATTGCTGAGCTGCTCAAGCACATCGAGAAACTGGAGGCTGCGAGCGAAGCTCTCTGCGCGCATTGCGACAAGTCGACGCACCGCAACAAGGTCACGATGCGGCAGCTCGTAACTCAAGTGCGAGCAGTGCTCGCTAGGTGCGATCGATGAAGCGGCGGCCGTCACCGGAGGATCTGCTGACTAGCGATGAATATTGGAGGAAGAAATCATGAGCGACGTCGAAACGAAGAAGCTCTACAAAGGCGAGAGTGTGCAGGCTGAAGCTGATTTGGACACGGGGAAGCCGATCGGATGCCCGATCTACTTCCGGGCATTGCGGAACGGCCACTATCTGACGCTGGGGCAAGCAGAGGCGCTCGAGCGGGAGTTGGGCGCTGCCATTCGAGCAGTGCGGAACGCAGGAGGATGAAGTGATCGAAATAGCGTTCGAACATCCGTGGATTGTTCTAACCGCGATGCTGGTCGGAGCCGGCCTCGTCTGGTTTTCGATCTGGGTCGATAGCGCGCGGGAGCGCGATTGTGCCGAAGAGCGCGGTGAATGATTCGCTGCGATGGCTGCGGCCACACGATGTACGATCATGACGAGATGTGTCGTTGTCCTCCGGTGGAGCGACGACGCCCGCAGACGTTCATTTTGCGGCGCCGAGAGGACGAGACTGGCCTGTCCGGCACGGGCGAAGTTGCCTGGGGAGTGCTGTTCCCGGATGGCGTTGTCGTGACCCGCTGGTGCGTGACTGATGTTCGGCAGACTTGCGTGTGGCGATCGCTCGACGACGTGCGCGCCGTGCATGGCCATCAGGGCAAGACTGAAATCGTGTTCCTCGACGGTCTGGCTCGGCGCGAGAAAACAGCTGGCTGACGTGGTCGAAGGTCCTCGACCATTCCAGACTCGCGTGAGCGGCAGGGACTACGTGCTGCACGTCCGCGGGATCGGGACCAAGACGCTTTGCGGGCGCGACGCCGCGCGCATGAACTGCCACGCATCAGAGAGCGACGTCAAGCGATTCGAAGCAGACGTGACTTGCCGGCTGTGCGCAGCGCGGCTCGCGAAATTGCGTCGATGACCGTGGTCGAAGGTGGCGGTTGCTCAGAACAAGATCTGCATGGCAGCTGCTGAGAAAGACCCGCGGGACGTAACGGTTCGAGAGCTGTTTGAGATGTTCGAGAAGGTCGTTGCTGCCGCTAATCGGGCGACCGACACGTGGGTAGATATTCGTGATCGCAAGTTGCCCTGGCGCCACATCGTGGCGGCTGCAGAGCGCGGTGAGGTTAAGGTAAGTCGGGTGGGGCGCAAGCTGCTGATGCGGCAGACCGAGCTCAACAAGTGGCTCGATATGCAGAACGTTCAAAAAAATCGGCCGAAGGAGCCGAGCAACCAGCTTCCTTCGGTCGAAGACCACGTTTCAGAGATGTTGGCGGAGGCGGGTTATCGCAAGCGTCAGCGCGGGTGAATGCGAGCGACGTTCGAGTCTTTCGCGAGCTCCGGGATTGCAGTCGAGAGGTCAGGAAATGGAACGTATTTCAGATCAACGAGCGAGCGGGCGCCGCGGTCATAGCGACGCATCATTGCAGACGTGATGTGTCCAGTACGGTCGGAGATCCAACCTTCCCCTTTGCCAGCGCGGCGAGCCCATGTCACGAACGTCGCGCGCAGATCGTGGAAGCGTAGCGGTTCGACCTCACTGGATTCGGAAAAGAGTATTTTTCGCGTGACTCCGGCTGTTTTCAAGTCGGCTCGGAGAGTCTCTGCTTCGCTGTCTTTTTTGCATTCAAGGTTGGTTGAGATGACGAAAGCGTTGGAGTTCGGCCAACCGAGGTGCTCGCGATAGCGTCGAAGAAGTGTCATCAACGAGACGAGACCGGGCAACTGTGGATCGGTTTGAGCGAACATCAGTGGAACGTCGGTCTTCGTTTTCAGAGCGACGATGACATTGTGCTCGAAGTCAAAATCGACCCATTTCGAAACGCGGAGCGTCCCTTTTCGAAGGCCTGTGTAGCAAGCGCTTGCGTAGTACACGCGGCGCACGAGAGGTACCAACGTGCAATTGAGCAGTTGCAGCAGCTCGTCTGGATAAAGAAACGAGTAGATCTTGTTGCGCCCCTTCGAAGGTAAGAGGTCGACGCTGACCGGGTTGTCGGACCGCAGTCGACCGGGTTTGACGGCGAGGTCGAACATGCGATGCGCGACCATGTAGAGGTGGCGTTTAGTGTCTTGGCTGAGCTCTTTGCCGTTGCGTTTGCGAGCTTCTGCGTGCGCTCGTGCGAAGCAGCGCTCGACGTCTTCTTCAGTGACTTTCGAGACGTGCATTTTGCCGATGTACGGATAGATGTATTTGTTCAGGCGGTTGTGATCGTCACGAGCACTCTTTTTCGGACGTAGCCGCCGCACCTCGCCGAACTCTTTGTAGAGCTCGCCGGAAGTCCATCGCTCGCCGAACTGTTCGACCGTTTCGAGTGACTTGAGGGCAGTTTTTAGGAGCAAGTCGTCGGAGCGCAGCTGAGCTGCCATCTCCTCAGCAAGGAGCTTGGCGAGGCATCGATCTTTTTTTCGATCGGTGAGCCAGCGTCCATCGCGGTCCTTCAGTTTGAACCGAGGGCGTTTGCCGCCGATGCTCACTTTTGCGTGCCAGCAGCCGCTGGTTGCGCTGCCAACCCACTCGATGGAACCAGGCGCTTTTCGTTCAGATTTGGGTACAGTTTCGTTGCTCACGGGTAACCTCCGTCGGGCCATGACCCCGGCCGCTTCCAACGGCGCGGGGTCATTTCGTTTTCCAGGAATCGAAGCTAACTGTCCAGCGCTGGACAGTTGCTAACTGTCCAAGAGTCCTGTCCATAGGACGCTTTTTAGCAGCTTTTGGGAGCTCCAAAAGCGCAAAAACGCCGGAAAAGTGCCAGGGAGGCGCAGTCCGCTCTAAGTTTGAAATCCGTTGAGCCGCGTGAGCGGTTCCCAGGGTTCGAATCCCTGCTCCTCCTCTGATTTCATGTAGTTGCCGGGGTGGGCACGACCTGCAGAACTTTCTGGCTGGACACTTCGCTGGACAGAAGGAGGCAAAATGGTCGAGTGGCACAACGTCGGGCCGTACAAGGTGAGCTTCGACGTGCGGGAGGACGCCTCGCGCTTCATCGTGATCGCGCTGCGTCCCGAGGTCAGTTGGCGGGTCGTTCGGACCCATCTGGTCGCCCAGGGACTGATCGACGGCTCTGGTTGGCACGGGGAGCCCTACCTGCTTTTCGATCGCGCCCCGCAGGCTGACCTCGGGACCGACGTCCAATCCGAGATCCTGCGGCTGTGGTCGGCGATGCGGGACCGGTTGCGGAGCCGCTCGTGATAGCTCCGAAGGCAGTCCCTCCGAAGACAGCGTTCGACGCGGCTCGAGAGAAGGGCCGCATCATGCTCAACTTCTCGAAGGAGTGGTTGACGAATCCGGACCGGCCCGCGACTCGAGACTGCGATCTTGTGACGTCGAGCTTTAGGAAGCTGGGGCTGTTCAAAGACCATCTCGAGACGCGCATGCGGGAGGCGTACCTGACCGCGCTGATTAGCGGACGGTGGGCCATGTCCGGCTTCCCTACGGTGACGATGGGGCACAAGACGGCATCGGTGCTGATGGCTACGTCGATCAAAGCAGATGATGCGGAAGCCTTCGTCCGCTGCCCGTGGCCCGCGTTCGCGATTCGGTTACCAAACGACCTCTTGTACGTCGACAACGAAGGGCGGCTCGAGGAGGCTGCTCTCGTGATGGTGACGTGCGTGCGCGATTGGGTCCCAGGGCAATGGGAAGGCGACAGGTGGTTCTACAAGATCATCTCGGCCAACGTGAAGTTCACTCAAGGCATCGGGCACCAGAGCATCGGGCTCTGGGGCTACAACCGCGAGACTCGCGAACTGTCGGATTCCCATTCCTGCATTCTCGAGAACTGGGCGACGATCACGAGGACGAGCGTCGCCGATCGGTGCGACGTCCTGGCCCGCGGGTTGATCCTCGGCACATGCCTGCACTTGTCGGGCGATCCTAGGCAGCGCCCGCAAGGCGTCGAGTCCAAGGTCACGGAGCGCCGGTCAAAGCACCGCGAGGGTGACGAGCTGCCGCCCTACACCGAGTTTGAGCTGCACTCCGCCGTGAAGATCAACCTGCACCACGCGATGCGTGACTTCGCTCGTCACGGCGGATCGTCGCCGAAGGTGCAGACGCTCGTAGCCGGCCACTGGAAGAAGGTGGTGTTTGGAGCTGGGCGATCGCAGCGGCGGCTTCAGCATGTGCTGCCGTATTGGCGCGGCGACGTGGATGCTCCGATTTCAGTCCGGACGGGGAAGTGATGAAGTTCTTTTACACGCTGCACACGGATGCGCCCTACGACGTGGCAAGGAATGTCGCGATCGACATCGCGATGAAGCACGGGCATGCGGCGTACCTCAGCGAGGCCGAGGTCGATGAGTCCGCCGCTGTTGCTGCAGCCGCTGCCAAGCGCATCGAGGATTTTGTCGATGCGCAGAAAGATGCCAGCAGGAACTTTCATAAGGTCCTGTTCATTGAGCCGCAGCAGCGTGTTTGGACCGCCACACGATGGGGCTTCGTGTTGCTCGCACTTACGGCGTCGCCGTTCGTGTTTCGCTACTTGCCGCATGCCACGGCGCTGCAGGGTTACGGCATCGGCTGGATTGCCGCGGCAGTTGTCTTGCTTGCGGGTCGAGGAGGACGGGGATGAAAGAGGAGCCGAGTGAGTTCAACAAAATGGTCGGCGCTCGCCTGAAGACTGCTCGTGAGCGAGCAGGGATCTCGCAGAGGGAGTTAGGCAATGCCCTCGGACTAAGCGAATCCAGCTATCGGCTCGAGGCAGGTTGGCGCGGTATGACGTGTGCGCTGCTCTTGTCAGCAGCGCTTGAGCTCGAAGTGACAACAGATTTCTTGTTCGGAATCGAACTAGAGGAGGAGCTGTGACCCGACGACAGTGCTCGAAGTGCCCGTGGAGGGTCGACGTCGATCCGCGCATGATCCCGAGAGGCTATAGCGAGGAGAAGCATCGAGGGCTGGCCAACACGATCGCTCAGCCAGGACAGCTGCCGGGCAAAGACACGCTGCCACCACCAGAGGCAGGCCATGGCCCAACGTAGGACGACGCTCGTCGAGCTGGAGTGCGGAAGCTGCAAACGGCTCTGGACGCTCGAAGGCGATCTTGTGGAGGATACTCGCTGGATGTGCGGCGCGTGTGGCAAGACGTGCTGGAGACGAGACGGCTACGCAACCGATAGCGAGCCGCCTGGTTGGGACTCGTCGTGCAGGTCCAACGCAACGCTGTGTCGGCCGGCTCGTGAGGATGAAGCGCCGTTCAAGTGGATTGCGATTGAGCTGTCAGACGTTTGTCCGCAGTGCGCCCAAGCGGCAAACCGAGAGGATCGGAAATGAAGCGCAGCGAGATGCTCGATCTGGGTGAGATGCTCGTGTGGATCGGCGTAACTCTGATTCGGGCGCAGCAGCATGCCAAAGGCTTCTCGCGTGTCCTGGCAGATGCCGATGAGGGTGTCCTGGCAGATGCCGATGAGGCTGTCAGCATGTTCCGAGAGCGCTTCGACCGGCGCCGGGGCGATGACAGCGCCTGATCGCGAGAAAGCCCTCCTGGAGGCGCTGGCGCAGGCCAAGCGGGTGATTCACGAGCTGCGCACCCGCATCGTGCGCGCCAACGGCGTAGCGTTCGTTTGGCGCACCGTGCCGAGGCATCCGGAGATGGGCGATGCTCGCCAGGCGGAGGTTGAATGCGGCGAGCTCATGCAGCGCATTCTCGGAGTTGACGGGGATCTCAGCCTGAAGACCGCTCTCGACGAGCTCGCTCGTCAGCGGAAGTTGTAACCTCGAGGTTACAACTTTGCAGATTGGGCTCGGGGATCCCGCTCCGCGCGCAAGTTGTCCTCGAGGTTACAAATCGGCATGGTCTAGACGGACTAGCTGGTCGAGGCGCGCCGTCCATCTGCCGTGGCGCTTTCCAGGCTTGCTAGACAAACGTAGCCGTTTTGTATGCGCGAGCTAGCTGGTTTTTCGTATTTCAAATTGCGCGATCGGTTTGGGCTTTGTTTTGCTGACGATCGCATGCGATACGGTTTCCTCCCGTTTGCAGCACGAATGTCGCGGGAGAGCCTTTGCGGAAACTTGGTCAACGCTCATCCAGGTAGGTGCTGCGTATGATTACAGGTGTCTTACGTGGTTCGAGTGCGGTGAGTGTGAGCAGCCCCCGAGGCTGCTCACGATGAGTCGGCGCAGACCGAAGCTGCCTGCCGGAATGTTCGGCAGTGAGTCTGAGCTCGTCCAAACCTTGATCGACGCTGCACGTGCAGCTGGCTACCAAGTGCATCCCGAACTTGGGTCGTGGGACACGCTGATCGTGTGTCGGGAAACAGGCGATCAGATCGGCGTGCAAGCAAAGCTGCGGCCGACGGTGGAGGTGTTTTCGCAGGCGCTCTCCGACGAGCACGGGCCTGGTCCAGAGATTCATGCCGTACTCGTCCCGGTGGCGCCTCGAGAGTTCCTCAAAGTAGCGTTCCCTTGCAACGTGCACGTCTTCCAGGGAGTGCACCTCGACCGCCTGGATCTAGCGGCAGTCTTCAGTCATGCGCCGCGGTGGGGCCACCCGGTCAGAGAGTGGGCGCCTGAGGTCGAGATGCGGTTTCCGGCAGGAGTACCCAGCCCGCGCCGCATGACGCCCTGGAAGCTCGCTGCGGTGAAGCTGTGCTTGCTCGCGCGTGAGCAGGGCTACGTCACTCGCGAGGACATGAAGCGGCTCAAGCTCAATCCGCATTGGTGGCTGAGTCCGAAGGAGGGCCGAGTCCTCGAGCCGCGGATCGACGAGCACGGCAACAAGCGCCGCGGCGAGTACTCGCTTCGCGACTCGAGCAGCCCGATGGTTCCGGATCTGAGATGGCCAGAGATCGTCGATGCGTTGCAGCAGGGCCAAGCGCTAGTCGAGCCGCTGCCACAGATCGACACGCCGAAGGGACCGCGCCTTCGCAAGCGCCGACCGCCACCTGCACCTGAGCATCGCTCGACGATGTTGCCGCCCCCGCCGCCACTAGCGGCGATCGACTTCCAGCTGAAGCCGTTGGCAGCCATGGCGGCCAACACTCAAGAGGATCAGAAGGGCAGACTCATCGCATCCGGCAAGTAAGTAGCCGGAGGCTTGGAGATGGTCGCTGTAAACAGAGCTGAAGAGCGCAGGTGGGGGCGGATGACTCGACTTCGGTATGGCCCGCTTCTTCGAGCGGCTCGAGAGCGCGTAGGGATGTCGGCGAAGGAAGTTTGCCGTCGCTGCGGGATCAGCGCCGCCCAGCTCAGCGACATCGAGCGCGGTATCGGAACTTTGTCGCTGAGGCGAGCAAACCAAATCTCTAAAGTGCTCGGACAGCCGTTCCTGGAGATCGTCCAAGCCGTGTTGCAGAACAAGCTTGAGGACGCTGGGTTTTGCGACGTGAGCGTGAATGTTGGCCGCGCGATGGACGAGTCTGCTGTTCAGCAGAATGGAGATGATCATGCAGAAGATCTCGGACAAGACTCGGCAGGCAGCGCACATAGCTCTCGAGCAGTGGCTCGTTAGGGTCGAGACCGAAGAGCCTGATTGGGACATGGGCGAGGAGTTTTCGCTGAAGTTTGTCGCAGGGTTCTCGACAGATTCGCCGAGAGAGCCAAACGCCGTAGCTGTGTATGAAGAGGCAATTCAGAAGGCGCTGAGTGAGCTGCAGAATCCTGGCGCGGCTCCACTTGCTGCGTGGACTGCTGCGCAAAGCGAGCTCGAACGAAGCCTTGTCACGGCTGAGCAAGTGTCCGATCGTTACCTCCAGATGTGGTTTCACATCACCAGTGCGAAAGAGCTGTGAAGCAGCGTGCCAAGTTGCTGCAGGCGATTGGGCGCTGGGATTGGGCTCTCATGGAGCAGATCGTTGGGGAGGCGCAGAACGGACCGCCGCATGGCAGTGCTGACGGGTCGATTTCCGAGCACGAGTGGAACGCCGCAAGCGATCTCGTGAAGGCGCACCAGTTGTTTTTACGAGCGCGGCTGCGCTTCATGGAAGTCTGGAGGACGAGATGACTGAGCGGTTTGACCGATGGCACAGGACTTACAATGCAGCGCTGTCAGGACTCATCGCGGCAGATGCCGTGACGAGCCGTCATCAAGGCTTGCAGAGCTTGCACCTGGATGACTGCCGCAAGCTGGCGCGTTATTGCGCCGATGAAGAGCATGGCGAAGTCGTCGATCAATCCGCGGCCATTCAAGAGGGAGTTCGACGCCGATATCAGCAGTTGCGGGAGGAGGTCGAGGCGCTTCTCTGCTTTGCTGAGCTGCATCCGGATACATGCGGCGGTAGGGCACTTTCCCACCCTATGTGGGTGCAAGCGCAGCGAGCTCGGGCAGCGCTCAGGGCGCTGGATGACTTCGCCGAGTTGTAACCTCGAGGTTACAACTACATCGCCCACAACAGAGGCGACAAACCCAAGTAGCAAACCTGTCCCGTATACGGTACAGTTTACGCATGCGGTTCTGGTTGGTAGTAATCGGGTTCGGGTTCCTGGCAGTTGGGTGTGCTGCGAAAGAGCCGAGTGCGTTCGAGCTGCACGTCATCATCGATCGTCGACTCTCCGACGATCACATCGAAGCAGCGTTCGAAGCGTGCGACGAATGGAATGCTGCACTGCAGACCGAAGTCTTTCGCTGCGACGTCGATTGGACTTCGAGTGCGGGTGCCGATGACATCACGATTGACGAGGGTGGCGACGGCCTAGCCGAGACAGCTGATCAGCACGTCCTGCTGGGCGACGTCGACGACTCTGCCGCGAACCCAATGGGCGCCAAGCGAGTGATCATGCACGAGCTTGGCCACAACATTGGGCTCTCGCACAGCTCGAATCCTGACTCGATCATGTGGTGGCAGAGTCACTCGGTTGGGCAGCGATTGACCGCCGACGACGTGTCGCGGGCGCAAGGCTGGTGGGCCATCCGCTTGCAGATCCGCAAGTGAGATTTCGGCTGGACAATACGTGCCGCATGCGGGACACTTACCCGGAGACAAGCAGAGAAGGAAAGCGCTGGGCTACCTCCAAACGCACGAGAAGGCTCGCAAGTCTGACGTGTTTTCTGGTCGATTTTAGGGGAGTTGGTTGGATGTTTGAGATCAGGTGGAGCAACGGGCGCATTGAGCAGCACGAGACTTACGAGGCTGCAAAAGATGCTGTGTGGGCAGAGTGTCCTGAGGCAGAAATTGGGCATGACGGCGACTTGGACAGCGGCGGCGACCGCACGCTGTGCTGGGCCGACGAAGGGTCTAGCGTCGATGACGACGGCGCGTTCGCGTGTTGCTCAATCAGGGAGATCAAAGATGGCATCTGAGAAATCGTTCATTGAGTTGGTGGGCGATCCGGTTCGGGCTGAAGCGTTCGAATCTCGCGTACTCAGCGTTCTTGCGTGCGGCGTACTGCTGGGAGCTGCTCTCGTCGGTGAGCGAGTGCATGCCGATCCTGTGCCTGCGCTCGACCGTCAACTTGTGGAGCGCATGGTTCGCGCGCTCGAAGATCAATCACGAGCCATCGATCGGCTCGTCAACGCTACGGAGAAATGCAAACGATGAAATGCCGAGTCACCGAGTACCTTCTTTTGATCAAGACTCAGCCTCACACGGGTTGGTTCATGCCCAGCGGTTGGGGCCCGTACTACCGTCGCGCGGACGCAGAGGCGGCGCGCAAACAAGCGGACAAGCTCTGGCTGGGCGCCCGCATCAAGCCGACCGTCAGTGACGCCGAGCTGTCTGCTGAGCAGATTCGTGATCTGCGATCACTGGGTCAGCCAGTGGCCGTGCTGAGCCGAAACGGCGAGCGATGAGCAAGTACAAGCTGGCATACGGATCGGACGTCGTGATCGTGGAGCTCGGTCAGGACAAGGACCCGATCCTAGTCGACGGCGAGAACTTCGGGCGGCAGTGCGCAGATGGCGCATGTCGCACTGAAGATTGCTTGAGGCTCGCAGCAGAGCATTGCTGGGGTTCCGCTCTACGAGACCCGAAGCGATGCTCGAGATGACGGTCGCGACGTCGGCGTGGAACAACATCTGCGTATGGGATGACTTAGCTTACGAGGCAGTGGCCGATGAGGAGTGACACGCTCAAGCAAAACGCTGAATGGCGTGCCGCTGAGGACTTCTGGCTGCGTGAGTGCGAGAAGTACGGATCTGCCTCGCGCCAAGCGAAGGGAGCCTACGAGTCCATGGTTCGAGTCGAGCGCGAGCTCGACGAGGTTCAGGCGAGCGGTGGCGCGAGTGACTAGGCGCAGAGCGGCGCCAGGGCGAGAGCCGCAGGCTGCGGACGCTTGCGTCGGCGAGTTGCTTCGCACGTCTTGCAGAAGATCTCTCGGCCAGCGCATCGCACGAACGGTTCGCCGCAGCGCTTGCAGTCGGGAGTCGCGAGCGTGAGCCGGCCGATCCAAGACACGTCGCCGCCAGTGTCTTCGCGCAGCTTGCCGAGAGCGCTGGTTTCGATCTGCCTGACGCGTTCGCGGGTGATCCCCATCTCGGCGCCGATCTCCTCGAGTGTCATTCCGTACGGATGGGCTTTTACGGCTGCCTTGGCAGCGGCGTGCTCGTCCCATTCGAGGTCAGCCCATGCATCGGGGATATGCGCTGGCGCTCGTCCGCGCCGCTTGGCAACCACTGGAGGAGTGGTTATCGGGGGAGGGGCTGGCGGGGAATATTTGACTCGGAGTCGGGGACTAGCGAGCAGCGGTGGGGGCTGCGGGGAGCATTTGACTCGGAGTCGGGGGCCAGCAACAACAAATTGCGTTTGGACCTTGATTCTGTACCGCACGAGAGAAGTTTTAGCGCTTGCCCTAGGTGTGGGTGCTAGAGGCTCTTGGAGGGCACTTGTTGATTTTTGGTTTTGTAGAAATGTCCCGCATGGGAGAGAACGGAAGGAACTCATGAAGAAAATGCTGCATTTGCGCGCCGTGCAAACACTCCAAGGAAACGACGCGGCTATTGCCGAGATCTTGCGAGCGCTGCGGAAGACCTCGGGCAACATGACGCAAGCCTGCGAGATGCTCGGGGTGGGCAAGAGTTCGATGTACAGGTTGATCCGAGATCTCGGTGCAGCCGAAGCAGTCGACGAGCTCGTGCTTGAGCTTGGCGTGAAGATCCAGGGCAAAGTGCTGACCGAGCGTCGGACCGAAGAAGCGAAGGGCCCGCGGCTGCGCGTGAAGCCGGTGGCGGCGTGACTTTGGTGGAGGAGTGCCTCGGCTGTGTGCTCGGGCCGCCGTTGGGACATGCGCCGCAATGCCCAGCTTTGGCTCGCCTCGCTGAAGGAGCGATTTTCTGCAAGGCCCTCGAAGGTGGCTTCGAGGTGACTGTGCTGCCCATGGTCTTGGGTCGCGCTCGCGTGTGCTTCGGCGAGCAGCGCGAGCCGTGTTACCTGAATGCGTACTGCTATGACGATCGGCAGCTCGCAATCCGAGCTGCAGTGCTGTGGGACGGCGAGGACGATCCGATCGACGGCTGGACTCGGCATCCGAACTCAGGACGTCGTCGCACGGGTGGCGATCCAGCCAAGGAGACAGTTGGGCCATGAGTAGTTCTCCGAGTGACTGGCTAGCCGAGTTCGAAGTTATGCGGCTTCAGGATCTCGGGGCAATGCATCCGCGCGATCGCGCCGTCTACGCAGTTGCAGCAGCGGCCCATAGGGACGCGCTTGCACGCCCCTGGCCGCCCGAGCAGGCGGCCGAAGCGGCTCGCTTGGGGGCAGAGTTCGGTTGGCTCCTAGAGGCGGCAGTGAGCCTGCAGGTCATAGCGGATGGCGGTGAGCGGTGACGCCGCCTCCCTGGCATGTCACGCACAGCGCTTGCGCCCGCTACGCGCACGTACAGCGCTGGGAGGTGGAAGACATCTCGCGGGCGACTCGCGAGCTGGAGCCGGTCATGTACGCCTCGCGCTACCACGCTCGAGATCGGTACGGCCGAGAGCTGTGGAAGTGCGGACGGCCGTCACGGATGCGCCTCATAGTCGACCCGCGCGTGCCGCCAGGACAGCTCCCGGAGCTCATCTGGTGCGGGCAGGGTCGACCGCCGAGTCACCTCTGGTCGCCGTCGCCGTAGCCGGTTATTTCACGTACATTTCCAGGTAGGCCAGTCCGATTACTGTCAGCTCAGGGCCATCAGCTCTATGGATGAGCAGACCCTTTTTTTCCAGCTGACGCACAACAAGTGTTCGGCCTTGGCCGACTGTGCTCGTGTCTGACTCAAGAACCGCTGCTCGATCTCGGACCATCCGTGTCCGGCCCAGTCTTTAGCTGCTCGCAAGTACGCACGTTGCGGCGCTGTGGTCTGGATTCTGATGTTCATCCGACGCAAATTCAGCTCAGGACTTCGGCCAGGTCTGTGCAGCTTTGAGGAGCAGCTGTTGGAGGGTCATGCGACTGCGCTTCGCCCGAGCAGAGAGGTCTCGGAGCTCGGCGTCGGTCAGGTTCAACGTGACCCGATTGGCACGCAGCTCGCGCTTCGGTGATTTGGGGCGGCCAGCTCCCTCTCGGGCGCCGCCGTGTCCTGTGGTCTCTTCTTCGCTTGTCATGGTTCTTCCAAAATCCCTTGCCTGGCTACGAACTCGCGCCAAGCGGCAGAGATCAGGCCTTGTCGGCCAGAGCTAGGACAAGCCCGCGAGAGTTGGACGCCACCGGGACGAACCCGCGCTGCTCGTTCAAAACCCACCATTCGCCATTCGGAGCTGATGGTGTGGGTAAAGTGTACCAGTACGTGCCGTGCAGACCTACGCGGCGCATCAGCGTGCGCTTGCCAAACGGCGTGTTGATTTCGGTCATCTTGCTCATTTTCGTCTCCAAGCTTGATCGCTTGCGCCTGACTTGGACGAGTTGTCCTACCAGGCGGCAGAGATCAAGAACCGCGTACGGCGGCCGCAGCGGCCTCGCGAGTCGCGCCCCAACCGCAAGGTCCGCCGTTGAGGCGCTGGGCCACGTAGCGGCGCTCAGGCGAGCGGCCGTGCCAGGCAGGGCCCTCGACGACTTCGATGCTGTCGTCGGTCAGCCAGCGGCCAGGCTCGGGTTCGCTGAAAGCGGTGGTCATGGTGCGGGCGATGATTTTCATGGTGTTGGGCATCTTCGTTTCCTTGCTGCTGCTGACAACACTCATCTTAGCGCGCTCTTGATTCGGTGCAACACGATTTCAAGCAACGCTGATCTGATTTGTCCTACCCGGGCCTACGCCGGCTGAGCGGCGTCCTGGTGTACGAAGGCGCCTGCGCCGGCAGCTATGGCTGCCATGTTCCGGCGGCAGTGCGCGCCGCAGATCTCGCAGTTCATGCCGTCAGTGCGCCAAAGCGGATTGCTGTGGGTACTCTGCCGATAGACGTGCAGGTGCATCCGGCGGTGGGGACTGATCCGAGCAAGCTCGGCGGTGGTGTAGCGGGCAAGCCGCTTTTGCATCTGCTGCCGTGGACTCATGAGGTTTCCTTCAGACTTCACTCGACTTCCTCCCGTTGAGCGCATGCGCCGCGCTAGGTCCCGTCCTAGGACCCGAGCGGCGGCTGAGCTCAGCCTTCGCCGGAGAAGCGCGCGCCTGGGAGGCTGGTCAGAGGCGCCTGTTTGGCCGCGCGAACCGCGATCATCGCGTCGACAGTCGCATAGCGAGTTGCCTCGAAGGTGCTGCGCTCTGTCGCCCAGATCCCGCCGACTCGACCATGCGGACGGTAGAGAACAAACTCACGACCGGCCATGCTCGCCTGAGTCTCCCAGTGGCAGATCTCCAAGTGGTGTTTCTGCTGCTTCGGCGAGAGCTGCTCCCACGTCTTGAGCGCCTTGACGGTCTCGTGCGTCGGGTTGAAGCTGTTTCCGGAAACCCACTTGCTGCTGATTGCGATGTCCATGATCATCATCCTAGCGCGTTCTTGATTTCGTGCAACACGATTTCAAACAAAGGCCCGGTGGATTTGTCCTACACCGGGCCGGTCGGGTCACTTGCTTTGCTTGCCGGAGCGGCCACAAGTCGCGGTAGGCGGTGATGACGTACATGGTCCGCATCGACTTGCAGCTGCCGCCGATCTGGCACGGGAGCAGGCCGAGTTCCTCGAGAGCGGCTTCACACTGCACGCGAGTGCGGAGGGTCTTCGAGACTTGCTCGAGTCGAGCGAGGTCGGCTGCCGCGTGGGAGCGATCCTCGTCTGAGAGCCACACGGAATAGCCGCCGCCTTTGTTGTTGCACTGCGTCCAGCCATTCGCCCACTCCGGGAGCTCGTGGCCTGCCGGGTAAACCATCTGACCGTCATGCGTTGTCGAAAATGTGTTGTCCATGTCTTTACTGTAGCGCAGTCTTGAATCCGTGCAACACGATTTCAAGGCTTCTTCACGACCGTTGCGCAGGAAAATCCACTGGCGTGAGCGCAGGCGCACATGCGCCCGCAAGTCGGACGGTTACGAGCGCAATGAACTGTGTGTGCGCCTCGACAAGCGCCTGTTGCGCCACGATGAGCGCCTGCCCTACCTCGCGGCTTCGCTCGCCTGTAGCGAGCGCAGCGAGCTCGTTTGACGTCCGGATCGACATGTCGAGCCATTTCCGAGCCGCGCTCATACAACCGGTTGTGCGGAAATCGTCCAGGTAGATTCCCGAGAGCGAGAGCGCGCTCGACAGATCCGCGAACCGCAGAGCGCGGTCATCGCTCATGCTCACGACATTCGGCAAGTTGCCGATCATTGTGCCAATGTCTTTCAAGATGCTCGTGATTTCGTTGTCCATGATCATATCCTAGCGCAGTCTTGATTTTGTGCAACACGATTTCAAGGGTCAGTAGCTGCAGCTGGCGGCGATTGAGCGAGCCTCGCTGTAGCATTCCCAAGCGCCGGCAACGTGTTGCAGCTCAAGCGCGAGGTCGGCACACGCGAGGCCGATTCCGCGAATCCCCTCGGCTTTCCATTCCCGGCTGAGTTGCCGGGTGAACCAGGAGCCGCTCTCGTAATGCAGCGCCCACACGCGCGCCCGGAGGCGGGTTGAGCGGGCGATGATGAGAGATTCTGATGTGTTGACGGTCATACGAGTCCGAGCTGGCGGCTGAGTTCCTGGATTTCCGCTTGGAGAGCGGCCGATTCCTCAGCCTTGTTTGCGTGATGGATCACACCGTGGCCGAGTGGACCGCGCTTGCGATTGAGCGCTTTTAGCGCTGTCTTTGCCTGAATGAGTTTTCCCCAGAGATTGCGGCGCGTCGTGCTGTCCATGTCTTTACTGTAGCGCAGTCTTGAATCCGTGCAACACGATTTCAAAGGGGCGGCAGGTTCCGAGCCTGCCGCCCCGCGAGGCGCTTAGAAGGCGCACGCCCAACGGGGCTTCGTGTTGATGTTGAGGGGAATGTTGTTGTGATGGGCCCACTCGACCCACTTGCTTACGAGGTAGGCGATTTGTTCGGCCTCGGTTCGGCCGCTGAGGGTTTGGGTGGCGGCCGGACGGCCACGCACGGTGGAGGCCGCGTCAGCGGCTTTGCAGATGTTGGTTGTGGAGATTTCGCCCTTCAGGGCGACGCCCACGATGGGCATGTTTTGATTGAAGATTGAGACGCCAGTGATGATGTCGATTCGCATAACTCTAATCTAGCGCCGTTTTGATTTCGTGCAGCCCGAAATCAACTTGCTTCTTGATCGAAAGTTGCCTACATTCATTTTGGTTTGAAATCGTGTTGCACGGATTCAAAATCGGGCTAGGATATCTGTATGGCATTCAGCAAATCAGAACGCGCGGCACGCAAGGCAGAACGCGTTGCGAGCGCAGCTCGGACAGCCGCCGCTCAGGCAGAAACTCGCAGTCACGTCGCAGCGGACAAATGCCCGCAGTGCGGCCGCAAGCTCAGGCAGAACCTGGCGATCACTGGATGGTGGCAGTGCTCGCAGTACGGAGCAGTCGAGTTCCGAGTTGACTCAGCGGCTCCTAGCTGCAGCTGGCAGGGGTTCACGCAATGAGCGCGGCGAAACCGATGCTCGCAGCGACCCTCGAGAGCCTCGACGAAGGCGTGTACTACCCAATTCTCGCCTCGCCTAAGTTGGACGGCATCCGCTGCCTTGTGCAGGGCGGCAAGGCACTCTCCCGGACGGGCAAGCCGATTCCCAATGTTGCGGCGAGCGCCTACCTCGCAGCGCTGCCGCTCGAGGGCCTTGACGGCGAGCTCATGGTTCACAGCGTCGACTTTCAGACAGTGACCAGCATGTTCATGTCTCGCAACACGGCGCTGCCGGCAGGCTGGTACTTCGGGGTATTTGATGCGCTTCCAGTGCGTGCAGGCGAGCCCTACAGCGAGCGACTCGCCCGCGTGACGGCACGCATCGCAGCTCTACCGGAAGGCGCTCGCCGTCACATCGTGCTCGTGCCGCATGTGATTGTCAGCGATCGAGCTGAGCTTGAAGCGTTCGAGGCGAATGCGATCAAGTCCGGTTTCGAGGGAGTCATGCTCAGCCGCCCTAGCGCTGCCTACAAGCACGGCCGTTCGACTCTACGTGAAGGCGCACTCGTGAAATGGAAACGCTTCGCAGACGCTGAAGCTGTTGTGATCGGCAGTCAACAGCTCGAAACTGCCGCCGGCTTGGTCGACGGTCTTGGAGCGCTGTGCGTGCGCGACGTCGTGACTGGCTGCGAGTTCGAAATTGGCACGGGATTCACTGCAGCGCAGCGCTCGCAGCTTTGGCGCGATCGTAACGGCAGCCTCCTCGGGCGCGTCGTGAAGTACCGCCATTTCGCACTGAGCGGCGTGAAGGATAAACCGCGCTTTCCGAGCTTCATCGGTTTCCGTGCTGCCGAAGACATGTGATTTTCAGAGCCGAGGCTCTGGACATTCTGTCCCGTATCCGGCACACTAATTCTTGTTGGGTCCGAGTTGGGCCCGGGAGAAGCAAATGGTTCCGAACAGTGACTCAGTGGCCGCTTACGCTCATGTGACGAAAACGACTACACGCTCCAGCGCAATCCTCTGGATTTACAGCTGGGTGCGCTACGTCTGTCTCCGCTAGTTGATTTCGTGTTGCACGGATTCAAGACTCACGCTAGATTGACATGGACAAGCAATCAAAGATTCCCGCGGCGCTCCTGAGCAAGCTCGGTGCCGACCTCGGCTTCGAATCCATGGAGGAGCGCGGGAGCGATTCACTCGACTTTCATTCGGTTGGGGTGCTGTCGCTCCGCGACGCTCTTGCAGCCGCCTAACGCCGCCGGCGCCGCTGCCCGCAAGTGACCATGGTCAAGACGTCACAAGTGCTCGCTGGCGCCTACGTGAACCTCGACAAGTGCCTCTCGCACGCAGTCGAGTATGGCGCAGATGGGTGGGCGGTTCGGGTGCTCTGCAAGAGCGTGAAGTTCGAGAGCATTGCCGCTGAACACATGGACGATGCGACCGACGAGAGCCCCACGTGCAAGACATGCGCGAAGCGGGATCCCCGCAATCATGCTACAGTGTAGGTAGAGGAGTGTTTGTGGCAGGCAAGAAGAAACCAATCGATCTGACGTTGCAGGTGCTGATCGAGATCCGCGACGAAGTGCGCAACACGAACGCGCGCCTCGAGTCACTGGAGAGCAGCACCAATGCTCGATTCGCGGAAACCAACGCGCGACTCGATGAGACGAACGATCGGCTCGACGCTGTGCGGCAGGCTCAAGTCGCATCGGAAATGCGCCTTGCGACCGAGCTCGTGGCGCTCTCAGGCGCGGTCAGTGCTCTCCAGCAGACCCTGAAGGAGAACACGTTCGCGCGCCTCTCAGAGCTTGAGAGGCGCCTTGCTGACGTTGAGCGCAAAGTCAGCTGAAGCAACAGACCACCGCCATGCTACAGTGTAGGCCATGAGTGCAGCAGAGAAATACACGCTGGAGTTCGCGGCGGAGTCCGCTGGGTGGGTAGCCGAGGTGGCGGAAGTGCCGGGAGTCCAAGCCCGAGGCGCGACTCGCGAGGAAGCTGGCGCAGCTGCCTTAGCAATGCTGTTTCGAGCGCTCGAGGAGCAAGACGACTCGGAGGATGTAGCGACCATCCTGGCTCGCCGTGGACAGCCCTCAGAGCCGCTGGACGCCGTGATCGCTGAGCTCGAATGACGTATCGGATTGAGATACAGCGCGACGCCAAAAAGGAGCTCGCCGCTCTGGATAAGCCAGTGCGCGAGCGCGTGTTGCGCGCTATTCGAGCGCTCGCCGACGATCCGCGCCCAGCCGGCTGCAAGAAACTCGTCGGCTTAGAGCGCGCGTGGCGCGTCCGAGTCGGCTCGTACCGAATCGTGTACGAGATCACCGACGAAACGCTGCTGGTGCTGGTCATCGCCGTTGCTCATCGGCGCGAAGTCTACCGCTGATCTGGCGAGCGAGCTCAGCCTCGTGCCAACGTCGCCCGCATGGATGGCGCCCGGACCCGGACGAAGAAGAAGAGCAAGCCGGAAGTTGTAACCTCGAGGTTACAAATCGAGATGGTACCTCTCTCCAAGTTGAGGGAGTGGCCAGGCAATCCAAAAGAGCATGACCTCGACACGATCGGGGAGAGCTTCGAGAGGTTCGGCTACATCGAACCGATCGTCCTGGACGAGAAGTCGAAGCGGATCGTCGTTGGCCATGGTCGGCGCGAGAAGCTGATCGCCTGGAAAGAGAGCGGCAAGATGCCGCCCGAAGACGTCGAGGTACGCGGCAAAGAGTGGTTCGTTCCAGTGCTGCGCGGTAAGAGCTTCAAAAGCGAACACGAGGCAGAGGCCTATTTGCTCACTTCGAATCAGACCGTCATTCGAGGCGGCTACAATGCGACTGCTCTAGCTGAGATGTTGTCTCGACACGTCGACGATGCTCACGGCACTGGTTGGCGCGCTGAGGAGATGAGCGACCTCGTGGCGCTTGCGCAGAAGGCAACGCAAGGAGCGTTTAATGACGCGTCTGCGCCAGAGGAGTTCAAAGACTTCGATGAAGGCCAGAAAGCAACTCATCAGTGTCCCAAGTGCGGCTTTCCTGTCGTCTGCGGAAACTGAAGCTCACATCTCGTTTCGAGGTTCGAACAACTTCCGAACTGGGCATCGATTGTCGATCGAACAGCGCCTTGCGTGATGGCTCTCGGCATGGGCGGCGTCAAATACTACGAAGTCATGCTCAACGCTCCCGTTCAACCTCCAGCCTCCCCACAACCGCGCATGCGCACGAAAGTTCGTGCGCTTCCAAAGCCTGTGTACAGAGTCCCGTCTATGGCGGAGATCGATGCAGTGCGCGGCAGTAACGGGCTCAAGGTAGTCAGCACGTTTAGCGGCTGCGGCGGCTCCTGCCTTGGCTTCGAAATGGCCGGCTACCGAATCCTTTGGGCGAATGAGTTCGTGCCAGAGGCGCGCGCGACGTATGTGCAAAACCATCCCGGCGTCATCCTCGACGATCGCGACATCAGGCTCGTGAAAGCAGCCGACATCCTGCAAGCTACTGGCCTGAAGTCAGGTGAGCTGGACGTCTTTGAGGGGTCGCCGCCGTGCTCATCGTTTTCGACCGCTGGCAAGCGCGCGAAAGGGTGGGGCGAAACCAAAAAATACAGCGATGTAAAGCAGCGCTCGGACGACCTGTTTTTCGAGTACGCGCGCCTGCTAGACGGCTTGCAGCCGAAGGTGTTTATCGCCGAGAACGTGAGCGGGCTCGTGAAAGGCGCTGCGTGGGGCTACTTCGAGCAGATCATTCGCGCGCTCAAGCGCTGCGGCTACCGGGTCAAGGCAAAGGTGCTCGACGCGCAGTGGCTTGGCGTGCCGCAAAAGCGAGCGCGGCTGATCTTCATGGGCGTGCGCGAAGACCTCGAGCTCGATCCAGTGCATCCGAAACCGCTGGCTCGCCGCTACTCGATCCGCGACGCGCTGCCGGCGTTCAAAGGCGTTCTGCAGGTCGGTAACCCGGATCACAAACAGAAGCCTGGCAATAGCTTTCCTCGAGGCGCGATCGTGCACGCTCACGAAAGCGCGCTGACTGTGTGCGCGGGAGTCGGGACTATGTCTGGTGCGCCTGTTCGGATCTTTGAGAACGGCATCCCGAAGCGTGGCGCGCTAGCCGAACCACGCAAGTTCACCATTCCCGAAATCAAACGGCTATGCGGGTTCCCAGATGATTTCATCCTGACGGGAAGCTTCGCGCAGCAGTGGGAGCGTTGCGGGCGCTCCGTGCCGCCAGTCATGATGTTTCACGTGGCGCGGACGCTGCGGGATGAAGTATTTGGCAAGGTATGCAAGCTGCCGGCTCAAGCTCGCGAAGCGCGGCCAACCTGATCTGGAGCGACGACGGGTTCAAGATCGTGCTTGTGGGTCAAGCGCCGTCGCGCGACACGGACGGCAGAGCGCCGTTCAGCGGCAAGTCTGGGCAGCGACTTGAACGGCTAGCCGGTCTTGGCTCGGGCGAGCTGCAGGCGCGCTTCGCGCTGGCCAACGTGCTGCAGCGCTGGCCAGGCAGCGCCGGCAAGGGCGACTTGTTCCCGATGGCAGACGCGAGGAGGGCTGCGCCGCGCCTTCTGCGGGCGCTGGCTGGCAGGAGGGTGGTGGCTGTCGGGTGTGCCGTGGCCAAGGCGCTTGGCGTCGCGAGCGCTCTTCCGGACCTGACTTGGCGGAAGTTCGCGCTGCTTGACGCGATCGCGGTTGTGCCTCACCCATCAGGAGTCAATCGGTGGTGGAACGAGCCCGGCAACCGCGACGCGGCAGCGGCGTTCTTGAGGTCGTTGTGGCCGGCAGCGCACTAACGGAATTCGGTAGAAGGGCAATCCCATGACGGAGCCGACGTGTGCGGAATAGTTGGCGGGCTCGGCGAGCCGAGCGAAGCGGCGCTCGCGGCCATCGAGCACCGCGGCCCTGATCATCAGGCCATCATTCGGCGAGGCTCGATCTGGCTTGGTCACGCTCGCCTCTCAATCATCGACGTGGGCAGCTTGAGCGACCAGCCGTTCGTGCGCGGAGATCTCACGTTGGTCTACAACGGCGAGCTGTGGAATTATGTCGAGCTTCGCGAGGAGCTCCGGGCGCTCGGCCACCGCTTCGCGACGGCTGGCGACACTGAGGTCTTCGCAGCTGCTTTGCAGCAGTGGAGCGTGGACGCGCTGCATCGCATGCAAGGCATGTTCGCCGCAGCATGGACGAACGGCGACGGCGTTCTGCACCTCGCTCGCGATCGACACGGCGAGGTGCCGCTGCACGGCTTCCTCGGCAAGCCGTTTACGTTCGCGAGCGAGCTTAAGGCGTTCAAGGCGATGGGTCTCGACTCGCGCGGCTACGAGTGGGTCGGTCCAGGCGAGTGGTGGCAGGTGAGCGCCGCCGGCATTCGCCGATCGATCTGGTACATCACGCCGAAAAAGGTTCTTGACTGCAGCCGACAGAAAGCCGAAGAACTCGTGTTCGCGGGCGTCGAGCAGGGCGCCGTCGAGCGAACCATCTCGGACGTGCCTGTGTGCACCCTGCTGTCAGGCGGAGTTGACTCAGCAGCAGTCGCGGCTCACCTCGCAACTCGGCTGCCGAACTTGGTCGCGTATGTTGCCGTGATGAATCCGAGCTCGCCTGACGTGCGCGCAGCGCGCGAAGTCGCTGAGTTCATCGGGATTGAGCTGCGCGAGGTGATCGTGCCAGCTCCGACGTCCGACGACCTAGCGGCGGTGGTCCGGCAGATCGAGCAGCCGCACAAAGCTCAGGTTGAGATCGGCTGGGCGTGCTCGCGGCTCGCGCTGGCGATGCGCGCTGACGGCTTCAAGGTCACGTTCTCGGGCGAGGGTTCGGATGAGCTGTGGGCTTCGTACGGGTTCGCCTATCACGGGATTCAAAGCAAGGGTTGGGGGCCGTTCCGGCGCGAGCTCTTCTACGATCAGCACCGCAAGAACTTCGCGCGCTGCAACAAGGTCTTCATGGCCGCCGGCATCGAGTGCCGCTTACCGTTTCTTTCGACGTACCTCGTAGAAGTCGCTCTTGCGCTGCCGCAGGAGATCGTTCAGCGAGGCAAGTCGCGTCCGAAGGCAGTGCTCCAGGATAGCCACGCTCGCCTGCTTCCGAAGCGCATCGTGGCGCGGCAGAAGCTCGCCTTCCAGGACGGTTTGGGGCTCAAGGACGAGTGCAAGAAGGCAGCAGCAGACCCGCGCGCCTTCTATCAGGGCGTGTGGTCTGAGCTGTTCGGAAGTTGATCTCTGCCCCCTGAACCACGTCTTCTTTGATCCATGGACGGTCAAAAAGACGAGGTGGTCCCAAGTGCGCGCTGGGAGTTCGACTCGAACGTGGCCGCCGCGTTCGACGACATGCTGGCGCGATCGATCCCGCAGATCGATGTCATGCGCGACTCGGTGCACCAGGTGGCACGCCAACACGTTGTTCCGATGGCGCCGATCGTGGATCTCGGCTGCTCGCGCGGCGGGGCGCTGGCGCGCTTCGTCGATGAGTTCGGAGTGAGCAATCGGTATTACGGAGTCGACGTGTCCGAGCCGATGCTCGCCGCGGCGCGCGAGCGCTTCGCGAAGATGGACGGTGTCGTTCAGATCGAGAACCGGGACCTGCGCACGAGCTACCCTGACGTTGGCGTCGCGTGCGTGACGACCGCGGTGCTCACGCTCCAGTTTGTGCCGATCAACTACCGCCAGCAGATCATGCGGCAGGTCTACGGCCACACGCTGCCTGGCGGTGCGTTCGTCGTCGTCGAGAAGATCCTCGGCAACGGAGCTCGCGTCGACGACATGCTGGTATCGCTCTACCACCGCTTCAAGGAGCAGAGCGGCGGCTACTCGCGCGAAGCGATCGCCCGCAAAGCGGCTTCGCTCGAAGGCGTGCTTGTGCCCGTGACAGCCGAGATGAATGAGCAGATGCTGCGCTCAGCCGGATTTCGCGAAGTTGACTGTTTTTGGAGATGGATGAACTTCGCCGCGTGGGTTGCGATCAAGGGAGGCTGAGATGCGACTCGAGAGCGTGGTGCTGACAGTGCCAGCCGCGCCTGGAAACGGCGCTTCTGCCAAAGTTCGCGACCTGACCACGAAATACGTGCAGGTCGGCGGAACGTTCACGGGTTCACTCAACATCGAGGTGAGCCTCAACGGAACCGACTACGTGCCGACGGTCGCGGGAATCACCGCGCCGGGGCTCTTCGAAGTGCCAGAGCCAGCGACGTATGTCCGCATGGCCGTGGGCTCGCTGTCATCGGGCACGCCCACGGCAACTCTCAACGGCTACGACATTCGAACTGACTGACCATGGCTCCTGACGACGGCGAAATAACGGCTGAGGAGCGGATCAACGAGGTTGCTGGTCCTCGCGACGTCCTCATGAAGGCCTACTCGATTGGGCTGGAGAAGGCCGAGAAGCAGTCCTCGAGCTCGGCTGACAGCAGCGGCGTCGTGCAGATGGGGATTATCGCCGATGTCATCGAGCCTCCCTACGATCCACAGGTGTTGTGCAAGCTGTACGAGCACAGCAGCTCGCTGCGGCAAAACGTCGATGCCTACGCAACCAACATCGACGGGTTCGGGCACGTGTTCGAGCCGTTAGTTGAGCTGAAGGAGGCGGGCGCTCGCGAGCTCGTGGCGGACGCGATTTACCTCGAGCGATCGCAGGCGATCAATGAAGGCGTTTTGGGGTCAATCCTGACCACGAATCCTCCGAGCGAAGCGGAGGTCTCGAAGAAGATCGAAGATCTTCGCTACCAGATGCGGGTCGAGAAGGCTCGGATCGACAGCTTCTTCGAGAACTGCGTTGCTGAGGAGAGCTTCACCCGATTGCGTCGCAAAACGCGAGAAGACATCGAGGTCACTGGCAACGGTTATTGGGAGGTCATCCGCAACGACTCGGGACAGATCTCGCAGTTCGCCCACATGCCAAGTCGATCCGTGCGGGTGATGAAGGAAAAGAGCCCGTCCATCAGCGTCACTCAGCCGATCCGCGTCAGCTTGCTGTTGTTCCGACACGAGACATTCAAACGACGTTTTCGCCGCTACGTTCAGATCGGCGACGAGCACGCGTGGTTCAAGGAGTTCGGCGATCCGACGGTCGTGTCGAACAAGACCGGCAAATCGTTCGAAAACGTCGAAGCTTTGCGAGCAGTCGAGGGAAGTGCTCAGCCGGCAAACGAGGTTTTCCACTTCAAGATTCCCAGCCTGAAAAACGGGTCGTACGGCGTACCGCGGTGGATCGGTAACCTGCTTTCGGTGCTCGGCTCGCGCAGTGCTGAAGAGGTGAACCTCGCCTATTTCGACAACAAGTCGATCCCGCCGATGGCGATCCTCGTGTCGGGTGGTCGCTTGGGCAGTGACTCGGTGAAGCGCATCGAGAGCTTTGTCGAGACTCAACTGAAGGGCCGCAAGAACTACCACAAGATCCTCGTCATCGAAGCTGAGACAACTGCAGGCTCGATCGGTTTGGCCGACAACAACGGCTCGATGCGAGTCGAGATCAAGATGCTGACCGACGCGCAACTCAAGGACGGCTTGTTCCTCGCTTACGACGCGGCGAACATGGACAAAGTCGGCATGGGGTTCCGGTTACCGCGCTTGCTTCGTGGTGACATTCGAGATTTTAACCGCGCTTGCTACAGCGCCGACACGGAAACGCTGACAGAGAACGGTTGGAAGTTGCATCACGAGATTGCGTCAGACGAGCGCATCGCCGTGTTCGATCCGAAAGCTTGCGAGCTCAGGTTCGAAGTGCCGTCTGCAAAGCATGTCTACGATGTCGACGAAAACCTGTACCGGTTCAACAGCCAGCACATCGATGCGAACGTGACTGCAAATCATACGATGTTGGTTCGCTGCCCGGGGCGAGGATGGACATTTGAAGCCGCGGCAGATACCGCTACACGGTCGCGGTTCGAAGTGATGTGTGCGCCCGAGGTCGACTCGCACGGTGAGACGATTGGCAAGTTCGTTTTACCCAAGCAGTGCCAGATCGAACGGGGCCATTCTCACGGCCCGATCGCAGGCGACGATTGGCTCGAGTTTTTGGGGTATTTTCTTTCAGACGGCGGCCTGCTCGAAACAGACAACCCGGCAGCGGAATACCTAGTCTTCATTCGGCAGCAGAAAGAGCCGTGCCGGTCGAAGATGCAGGCTTGTTTGGACCGCATCGGGTGGGCGTATTCGATTCAGATCAAGGCAGACGGCGCCAATGTCTTCTGCATCTCGAATCGTTGCCTGCGAGGGTGGTTGCTCGAACATTGCGGGGGTCGTTCTGCGGGTCGTCACATGCCGGCTGGGTATGCGACTGGCTTGCCGCGTGCTCAGCTCAAGATTCTGTGGCAAGCGATGCTTTTGGGCGACGGCTCGTGTGGAAAACAGTCGACAAACGGCAGCTACTATTCTGCTTCACGAGCGCTGATTGACGACGTGCAGATCGTCGCTCTCAGGCTCGGGTTGCGCTCTCTCATTCGCTGGGCACCGAACGCGCACGTGTTCCAGCTCGGCTGGTCCACATGGAAGACAACTCAATTGAAGGATTTTCACGTCGAGGCTGAGCGCTACAAGGGCGAGGTCTTTTGCTTCACATGTCCGGGAGCAGGGTTCTTCGTTACACGCCGCAACGGGAAAATCGCGATCCAGGGTAACAGTGCAGAAGCGGCGTTGGACTTTGCCGAGTCTCAAGTGTTCGTGCCGGAGCGCAACGACTTCGATTTCACGATGAACCGCTTCATCCTGGCGAGCTTCGGCATTCGCTATTGGCGCTTCAAGAGCAATGGTCCGCGCCTGAGTGATGCGCAGAGCTGGGGCGAGATGATCGTGAAGCTCACGAACGCGGGAGTCTTGGTGCCTGCCGATGCTCGCGAGCTCACGAGCAAGAAGGTGCTCGCCCAAGAGCTACCCGTCATCAAAGCCGACTGGGTCAATCAGCCGCTTAGCCTGACGATCGCTGGCATTCAAGCGGACAACGCTCTTGATGGTGAGATTCCGATGGCCGTCAGTGGCCCGAGCGGCTCGAGCGGTACCAACGATCAGGGCATCGGAGTGACGCCGACTCCGAGCTTGCTGAAGGCAGCGAAGGATAAGCTCATGCGCAAGGCGAAGAGCCTCGTGAAGCTGCGCAACGAGTTCTTGAAGCAGCAAGCCGTCGAAGCCGTGAAAGAGTACCAGGACGAGCGCGTCGACGAAGGCGAGATCGTGTTTCAGATGAGCGCTGCTGAGATGGAGGAGCACTTCGGGATCAAGCCTCAGTGAGGCGGCAGCAGCCCACGATTGCAGATGGCATCCGGGCAGCGGAAGATTTGGCGTCGGCGCTGCTCGGCTTCAGCGTTCACAAGGCGACTGACCCGATGTCACCGAGTGGGTTCTTGCTGATCGGCAAGGCTGTCTCCGAGAAGCTGAAGGGGGCCGTCAAAGGAGCTGAGGCAGACGCGGTCGCCGGCGTCATTCACAAGCTCGGGTTCGACTGGGCGAAGCTCTCTCCAGAAGCTGCGACGCGCGCGATGGATGCCGTCAATCAGGCGATCGGGGCCTCCTACGAGGCGAAGGTCATGCCCAAGATCGACGGCGTGTTGGAGATCGAAGGTCCCAAGGTTATGAAGGGGACCAAGAAGTCGATTGCAGTGCGCGAGAAGTTCGCGATCGCTACGAGCCTCGCTCAACGCGATCTGCAGGCAGAGAAGGCGATTCGCAAGCAGCAAGTGAACTTTATCCGTAACTCGAGCGGCGACCGCATCGCGACTGCATCGGTCAAAGCTCGGTCGATTGTCGCTCGTGGTGTGCGCGACGGAGTCGGAACTGATTTGATCGCTAAAAACCTGCATTCGCACTTCCTCGAGAACGTTCCGAGGCCGGAGTCCTATTGGCGAGTGGTGGCCGATGCATTTGTCGGCCGAGCTCGCACGACTTCGCAGGTCTATTCGTACGAGGATTCTGGAGTCGAGACGATCGAGATCGTCGCAGTGCTCGATGAGGTGACCACCGACCAATGCCGCTTCATGGACGGCAAAGTCTTCACGATCCAGTCGGCGCGCGCTCTGCTCGATACGCTGGGTTCGCTCGAGGAGCCGGAGGATGTGAAGTTCGCAGCGCCGTGGATTCGCAAAGGTCGTGATGAGCAAGGCGGTGGGATGCGCTTGTTCGTACCGCATTCCGACGGCTCGACTACGACGATCGCGAAGATCGATCGCAGCGGCATTGGCAGTGCCGATGACAGGGGCCAGTTTTCAGGCGGAAAGAACTCAGCAGATCTCGCAAAGCTTGGCTCCTCGATGCCGCCCTACCATGGCCGTTGCCGAACAACGACAGTAGCTGCATCGGAGTCAGGCCAATCAGCGCCGGTGATGGTGCCGGGCGCCGATCTTCAGGTTCCTGTCGCAGCTCCTGTCGAAGAGGCTCCCTCTCTTCCGCCAGAGGCGGAGATCCCAGATTGGATGACTGCTGATGAGCTCAATGTGGTGTCGCAACGGCGAATCGACGGCGGCATGACCGGTGCTCGACAGCTGACGATCAAAGATGCGGACGGCGTCGAACAGCGTGCGGTGTGGAAAGCAGTCTCGGGCGAAGACGTCGGCGAGGTGCTTCGCAGGGGGGTTCAAGCCGGCACCTACTACCAGCGGGAGGGCGCCGCCTATCAGCTCGATTCGATGCTCGGCGGAGAGACGGTCGTTCCTCCGACGGTGAGCCGGAAGCATAAGGCATGGAGCAACGCTCACTTTCAAGAGGAAGGTAGTTTGCAGGCGTTTGTACAAGGGGCGAAGCCGACATCCAATGTTGATTGGAAGAAAGATGCCGGTGGTAAGAGTGCAAACGTGCTTGGCGCCGAGCTTGAACAGAAGCTGGCCAATGACCCGACCGTGCGTCGGCAGTTTTTGCTCGACGTGATCATGGCGAACGATGACCGCCATTCGGAGAACACTCTGTGGCGCACGGTCGGCGACTCGATAAAGCCGGTCGCGATCGACAACGGGTTGAGCTTTCCCGAAAAACCGTGCCGATTTCTTTTCGCAGTGGAGAACTCAACAGAGTTGAAGAAGACGTTACTGACGTTCGACGAGGGCAGCATTGCGCATCTTGCGAAGCTCGATGTTGAGCGGGTTGCGACGCTGCTGAAGGGGTATGACGGCATCACCGAGACCCAGATCACTGCAACTCTCGGCCGCATCCGAGCGTTGCAGAACAACTCGGGCACTCTGGCAGCCGGCGCTCAGTCATGGGAACAGCCGCAAGACACTGTATACTTTTGGCTTACACGTACTCCAGCAGAACGTGCTAAGCTAGGGGAGTTGACCGATGCCGACTTGGCAGAGATCACGAAACTCGCGAAGCGATGAAGCAGCTCGTCCAAATTGATCCCGAGACCTATGAGCGACAGGCAGTCATTTGCACGTTCGCTCTCGAGGATGAGCGGGTTGTGGTGTCGCCAGCAGAGGCTCTGGAGATGCGGCCGCATCTCGCGAAGCTCGCCTACGGCGGCGAGATCCTGACTCCTGAAGATGGGGCTGCGTACTACGACGTCCTCGAGAAGGCGGTACGCGGCAGCTATTTCTTCGTCGAGAAAGTTCCGAGCGAGGAATGAGCCACGATAGCGTTCACCGATGGCTGGTGAACTGCTTGAGCTCGTAACGGCTGATCCTCGTCTCCGCTACCGCATCGCCGCTCGTGTGCATCAGGTGATCTCCGACTCGTTCGCAGCTGACAAGTCGCGAGTCACAGCGTCCGAGGCAAAGCGCCGATTCGGAATCGTCGAGCAGCTGATCCGCGAGTTGCGCGCCGACTACGGTTGGGCATTCGAGCGCATCCTCGACGCAATGCCGATCGCGTTGCGCTGCAAGCTCGACGGGGCGCCGTGGACTCCTGATCTTCGGCGCAACTCGTGGGCTGGCAGCGGGCAAAAGTTGTAACCTCGAGGTTACAACTCGGGTGAGCCACTTATTGCGATCGCAGAGCTGGCTAGCGTCTACTTTCTCGAAGTCAAAGGAGATTGGGGATGCCGACCATTTCAGAACAAATCGCCGCTGCCAATGCCAAGCTCGATGCGCTCGTGACGGCAGCGGTTCCGGCGCCGGTCGAGCAGACCGTCAAGCTGACCATGCCCGAGGCTCTGGTGAGCATCACTGACGAGCTCGCGAAGGACACGGTTACCAAAGAGCGAGCAGCCTACCTGCGATCAGTGTTGGGCGAGCTGGCCAAGAACTTCGAAGCTACGTCGTTCATTGAACTCAAAGTTCTGAATGACCCCGACTTGATCAAGCCAGTCACCGAGAAGATCGGCACCATTCAGTCGCTCACCGTGGCGAGCCCGGATAGCGGATTTGCATCGAACCTGACGGGCGTCGCCAAAGCGCAGCTGATTCAGAAGTTGCTCCTCGACAAGGTCGAGCTGAAGAAGTCAGCGCTCACCGACAAGTTGGAGCAGATCAAGTCGATGTTCGCTCTCAACGACGCTGATTTGAACGACTCCTATGACCTGCGCTGGAAGATTGGCGACTTGATCGGTGTGCTGCAGAACGCGATCAAGCTCGAGACGATGATCAACGGAGTTCCTGCACCTGCAGCGACCACGACCACAGCCACAGGAGCGCCTCAGGCGCCTGCGTTCGGAGGCGGAGTCGGAGCGGGCGGCGGAATGACCAAGGCAGCGGCAGAGCCGCTGTGGCCGCGGGACATGGCCAGCGCCAAGTTCGATCCGGTCAAGAAGGCATACGAGCCTGAGCCGACGGCGTGGGGAAACGACTCGGCGCCGAAGAGCTGAGGTAGATCGGTGGAAGAGACAGCCGAGGAGAGCTACAGGGCTGCCATTGCGGCTGCCGTGGCTCTTGAAAAAGACGGGGCCGATACGGTTGTTATCGAGGCTGGAGATTCCTTCGATCTCGACGCTGCGATCACGAAAGCAGAGCAAGTCGGCCCGTCTTGGTTGATCGAGATTCCCGTGTTCGGCGCTGTGCTCGAGCATCTCGCGAAGCTTGCTGGAGTGTCTGTCTTCCACGTCGATGATGTGCCAGGCAGCTTGTTCGCAACGACTGAGAAGCTCGCTCCGGGGAAGAGTTCTGTAATCGTCGCTGACGGCGTGATCGGCGTGCCCGCGCCCGAGAAAGCTCCCGACCAGCAAGATGAACCGAGTGGCCCTCGAGTGACAAAGCTGCTGAAGACAGCAGAGGAGCGGTTTGTTCTCGGAATCGTGCTCGTGCCTGAAGAGCGTGACTCGCAAGGCGACATCTACTCGCACGATGAGGTGCGGAAGGCCGCGCACGAGTACATGGAGAAGGCTGGTCATTTGGGGAAGCAGCACTCGGAGATCGTTACTGGGAAGCTGAAGATCCTCGAGACATTCGTTGCGCCCGCTGAGTTCACGCAAGACGAAGTCACGATCGCAAAGGGAACTTGGTTGATGGGCATCCGAGTCGTCGACGACGAGCTGTGGAGCGACGTGAAGAAGGGTGCGTTCACAGGCTTCTCGATCGGCGGCGCTGCTCACCGGGCTCCCGAGCAGGCGGCGTGATCATTGCGGTGCTGATCTTGTGTCGGTTACGTTGGGTTCGTTGTCGAGAGGGTTTTGGCCAATGAAAGAGCGAACTCGCGTTCGAAAGTCAGCTGAGGCTGAAACGAAGCCGACGAACCGCTTGACCGGGATCACGGTCAACGAAGTTTCGATCGTCGACTTAGCAGCCAATCAGAAAAAGTTCTTGGTCGTGAAGGATGCTGCGCCGCCAGCGGCGCCGCCTCCTCCTGCTCCCGCAACTCCACCGCCTGCGCCGGCTCCATCGCTGACGATCTCTCCAGAGCTCAAGGCAAAGGTCACTGGTGTGTTGAAGACCGCTCAAGAGAAGATCGCCGTCTTGGCAAAGGCTCTCGAGGTGGCTGTCGAAACCCCGGGTGCGCCAGCTCCAAAAGAGCTGATGGATGCGCTCGCAGGGATCAGCGGGTTGTTCGCCGCGACTCCGGCTGCTCCAGCCCCGCCAGCTCCGCCAGGCCCACCCACTCCCCCGGTTCAGAAGGCAGGCAAGAAGATCTCTGCATCTCGCCTCGAACAGCTGCTGACTGCGAAGACTGCGCTGGACGCGATCTTGGCAGAGGTTGCCGATCCGGAGACTGAGACAGAACCTGAGCCGGAGAAGACCGAGAAGAACGAGCCTGCAGCGCTGCCAGTCGAGCCTGCGGTTCCTCCGGTCACCACGGATCTTACTGAGATTCGAACCTCGATCGAGCAGCTCGCGGGCATGGTCGGAAAGTTGACTCTCGTTTTCGAGGGACAGAATCAGCGCATCGATTCACTCGCGAAGGCGCGTGGCCAGAGTCAGCAAGTGGAGATCGACAAGACAACTCCACAGCAGCGCGTCGTGTGGGACATGGACATGGCCAAGCCGCCGAAGACTGTGCAGTAGAAGTCGAGCGGGGAAACGTTTTCCAACCGTATTTTGGGTGAGTGGGAGAGAAACCTGTGGAAGAGAACAACACGATCCTGGCAAAGGCCGATCTGGCACTAAGTGACCTGACCAGCGCAGGGTTGCTTGTTCCGGCTCAGGCCCAAAAGTTCATTCGGATTCTGATCGACGAAGCGAAGGTGATGAGCCTCGCCACGGTCACTCCGATGAAGAGCCACACGCAGGAGATCAACAAGATCAAGTTCGGGTCGCGCATCCTGCGAGCGGCAGCTGAAAACACGGCGCTCGCAGAAGCGGATCGTGCGAAGCCGACTACCACCAAGGTGTCGCTCGTCGCGAAGCCCTTCAAGGCTCAGGTGAACTTGAGCTATGAGGTGCTCGAGGATTCGATCGAGCAGGACACTCTCAAGCAGACGATCATGCAGCTGATGGGAGAGGCCATCGCACGCGACATCGACGAGGTTCTCGTTCGCGGCGACACGGCATCCTCCGACGTCTTCCTCGCCCAGTTCGACGGCATCCTCAAGCAGTCGACGTCCAACGTGGTGAACGCCGGCACGGTAGCGCTGACCAAGTCAGTGCTACGCGACATGCTAAAGACGATGCCGAGCCCGTTCCTGCGCGATAAGTCGCGGCTGCGCTACCTGACGTCGGTCGATGCCGAGATCGACTACCGCGACAGCTTGTCCAATCGCATGACCAATACGGGCGACAAGGCACTCGATGGTGCGGCGCCTGTCGGCTACTCGGGCATTCCTCTGATCGATGTCGCGCTCTTCCCCGAGAACCTCGGCAGCGGCACGAACGAGACCGACATCATCCTGACCGATCCGAAAAACATCAACGTCGGTATCTGGCGTCAGATTCAGCTGGAGACTGACAAGGACATCCAAGCGGGCAAGGTCATCATCGTCGCCTCGCTCCGGATGGACATGAAATACATCGAGGAAACCGCGACTGTGAAAGCAGTCGGGATCAAGGTCTCCTGAGGTACGAGCGGGCGTCTAAACAGAATTTCGAAGGAGACTCGTCATGGCAATCGGCGCGATCACTGTCGTGAGCAAGACCCAGGTGACTGGGCCGTTGAACGTCGACCAGATCTCGTTTGCGGGAGACGGCGCGTATCCGGCGAACGGCACGCCTGGATTCCAGGCGCTCGTGCGCGCTGCGCTCGGCAAGGGCAACGTGACCATTTTGTACCTCATCCCGCAGGACTGCGGTGGGTACATCCCGGTCTATGACAACGTCGCTGACAAGCTCAAGGTGTATTACAGCGACAACAACAATGCGGCGGATGGCCCCATGATCGAGAATGCCACCGCGAACTTGAGCGGCCAAACGTTCAAGATCACCGTTCTCTCGAAGTGAACTAAGCCCGCGAGGCGCGGGCAGAACGTGGAGCTCCGGACATGGCAGCCATCAGCAGAACTTTCGCAGAGGGCGGCGCGAACTTGGTTCCAGGCGCCGGAACTCCCAGCATCACAGATGCGCTCCGTGACATCGCAGACGACCTCTCGGGAGTCAGAGGAGCGACTGTCACGGCTCCGGCGCTGGCGGCGTTCACCGACCCGCCAGCGGCCGCCGAGATGGCTTTGCTGCGCACGCTCGTGAATGAGCTGCGCGCGGCGCAGGTCACCCGATTCGGAACGACCCTCCTCACGACGAAGGTCTGAATAAGCCATGCTGGTACGACTGAAGCCGTTCAACGAGCGGAAGCGGCACTTGACTCGAACCTACATGTTCGATGGGGTTCGCTTCTTCGTCGATCGTGGATGGTACGACGTGGCGGACGCGTTCGCTGATCGGCTTCGCGACTTGCGCCAGGACTACCACGATCCCGACTCGCCGCTTTTGTTCGACGTGTGCACTCCGAAGCAGGCGGAGGCTCTCGAGCAAGCCGAGGTCGCTGCCGAAGTGAAGGCGACTGCGCGTCGTCCTGCGACTGTGGTGACGACCCGATCGCAGGAGGAGCGCAAGCAGCAGCAGTCTTCTGAATCGGGAGACATGACCTCGGCAGACGTGACGTCGCCGTCGCCAGCTCCGGCGATGATCGACCCGGCTGACGAAGACGTCGACGCCGAGGAAGAGCAAGGCCGAGTGGTCGAGGTCGGGCGCGTCAGCAAATCGAGCCCGCCGTCGTCAGGGCCCAAAGAACGCCGCAAGAAGTGAGCGGCGGTCTTCGTGGCGGGCTGCTGCCTGATGAGGATGCCGTCGCTTATCCGAGCACGCGCCGAGAGGTCGTGATCCCGGCTGCCCCGCCGCCGCCGTCCAAGGCAGTTGGCGACGTCGGGAGGCATCTCCAGGCCGTCAAGGATTTGCGCGAGGTGCCGCGCGAGCTCGAAGGCCGCTTGGCCGCCCGGTTCAATGACGGCACGTTCCAAGCTCGCTGGGATGAGATCGTCATCGAGGCCGAAGCAGCAGGCGCAGACGGCAACCAGGCCCTAGGCATTGCGGCGCGCGAGCTCATGATCGATTTCGTCGAGTTGCTTCGGGCGGTGCTGTTCGAGCGCGAGAAGGCTGCGTTCGAGCAGATGCGGAACGGCGGCCAGACGCGCTAGGCTGCGGATCATGTACGCCAGCGTGCAGGAGCTTCGCGACGAGGGGGTGACTGAAGCTCAAGCGAGCGACGAGCAGCTGCTCGCTCGAATCGCTCGCAGCACGGCGCTGATCGATCGCTGGACTGGCAGGTGGTTCGAGCCTCGAGCCAAGACACTCCTGCTCGACGGATCGGGCGGTGCGATCCTGCAGCTCGGGCCTCCCATCATCTCGATCACTGAGGTGCGGCTTCTGGGCCAGGGATCGCTGCTCATCACGAGTTCAGACGAGGTGGTCGACCTCGACCAAGTGCGCATCTACAACCGTCACATCACGTCTGGTCTCACCGATCCGGACGATCGTGACGATCCGAAGATCCAGTGGCTCGCGTTCGAGCGTGGGCGCCGCATGCCTGAGATTGCGGCCATCTCGTATTTCTCGAAGGGAGTGCAGAACATCCAAGTGACGGGCGTGTTCGGCTACACCGATCCGGATCTCGATGATCCCGACAACCTCGAGGGCGTGACTCCGACTCTCATCACCTACGCCTGCATGCAGATGGTCGTGGCTGATTTGCCGAAGCTCGGCGACACGGAGTCACGCGACGAACAGGTGATGCGTGGCCGGATCACCTCGCTGCGCACTCGGGATCAGTCCATCACGTGGTCGGCGCTCAACTCAAAGCAGCAGGGAGCGTGGACAGGTTCGCCGAACGTCGACAACATCATCGCCAGCTATCGCAGGCCTCCAACACTCGGAGCGGTTTGATGGAGATCGAGTTCCACAAGAAGACACTCGGCGATGGCTTTGCCGAGATTCGAGTTGTGATCCCGCGCCCGTCTAGCGACTCGCCGGACATCTCGGTCACGGGCGAGCTGGCACGCAAGACGTGGATCAAGTTCGTGTTGGCCACGTCAGCTGGCATCGCTCACAGCTGCAACTGGCGAGAACTTGCTGTGGCTATCAGCGATTTGTGGGAGAGCGTGATGGTCGCTCTTCAAGAAGAGCAGAAGGGCGACTGACGTGCCGCGTGGGCGCCTTATTTTCCCGTTCAACGTCGAGCTCGGCTTGCTCGACACGGCAGCGACCGCGGCTGATCCGGACGGGGCAGGACCACTCGAGTCAGGCTACGACGACGAGTTCCGCGAACCGGTCATGGTACCGCCTGGCAGTGGCAGTGCTCGGGGGCAAGTACGGCGCGTGGAGACTGTGTTCACGTTCAAGGCGCAGATCGAAGATGACACGGATGATGCGTTGGAGATGGCCGCAAGCGGCAACAACCCAAACAACACGATCGGGCTGGTCTTCCACTTTCGAGATCTCGAGGAGGCTGGCGCCGTGCAGGTCTCCTCAGGGAAGGCGATCATCAAAGCGCCGGGCGCTCGTCTGATCTCGATCAGCAACCCGAGGACGGGGGCGCTAATCGAGCGATTCGATGCGCCTCCAGGCTATTGGGCGGTGCAGGCGAAGAGCATGGGGTTCGGCATGGGTCCTGAGCGGAACCTGCTGCTGGTAGTCTTCCAGGAGCGCGACGTGAGCGTGTCGCCGACTGGAGGCTGACCAGTGGCGAAGCGCAGCATCGCTCGCATGGTGGTCGCTGTCGCGCTTCACATGCTGGAGTCGCTCGCTGAGGATCCAAACGAGGATGCCACTGGGCTCGATGCGTATGACCGCGCGATCAAGGCGGTGCGTGAGCTGCTCGAGAACGTCGAGGAGTCGTCATGATCAAAGCAAAGCTCTTTGGCGACTGGTCGAAGGCTGCGGCGATCCTGGGCGACGTTCAGCGGGTGAAGAAGGCGATCAACTGGGCTGTGGTGCAAGAAGCTCAGCAGGCTCGCCGCGACATCGTCAAGGGCATCACGTCTCAGGCGCCGGGCGGACGGCCGTTCGCGGCTCTCAGCGCGATCACGCTCGCTCTGCGGAAGGCGAAGGGGTTTGGCGGCCAGAAAGCGCTGATTCGAACTGCAGGTTTACGCAACTCGATCACGGTGAAGCAGGCAGGCCCTGGGAAGGCCTTCGTCGGCGTGCTGCGAGGAGCGCAGTCGAAGGATGGCCGCGCAATGGTCAACGTCGCTCGCGTGCACGAAGAGGGCGCGACGATCGTGATTCGAGTCACTCCCAAGATGCGCAAGTGGCTCATGATGCAGTTGCGCAGAGCTGGATTCGGTGTGAAGAAAACCGGGCGCGACAAGAAGGGCAAGTTCACGAAGGGCAAGTTCAAGTCCTCGGGGACCGGGCAGATCTCCAAAGGTGTGATGGTCATCCGGATCGTTGCTCGCCCGTTCATCCGACCGGTCATCGAGAAGATCAACTCGCAGCCAGACGCGCTGCGCCGCCGCCTTGCCGGACGCATCTCCAAGAAGCTCGGGATGACGCTCGGCGACGGCACGTGAAAACTGCGGACTGACGCTCGGCTAGCGTAGCGTTCTCGTGTGGCTGTTCCGACCATCACATCGGTCACTCCGGCGTTCGGGCATACCGGAGGACAAACCCTCGTCGAGATCCTGGGCAGTGGCTTTCAGACGTGGGTGATCCCGCCTCCCTCGAGCGAACCGAGCAGCGATCCGTGGCCCACGGTCGAAGTGCTGTTTGGCGGCTCTCAAGGGACTGATGTAGCGGTTGTGACGAGCAGCCGGCTGTTCGTGCGAGCTCCGTCATCGCCGCTGGCGGGGATCAAGCCGGCATTCGGCGAAGGGGCCGTCGATCTGGTCGTGCGCAACATCGACAGTGATGGAGTTTTGATCGGAGCCGAAACGGTTACACAGCTTGCTGGTTATGCGTATAGGCGAGCGCAGCTGGCAACTGAATCTGACATGGCTCGCTTGGTCCGGCAGCTGATCATCGAGTTGCGCAAGCAAGTCATCCCAAACGTGTCGATCACCAATCATTCGGACTTCGACATTGACACAACGGATCTCGCGAACATCGTCGATGTGGCGCAGTTGCCGGCTCTCGTGATCTTCGGGCCGCAGCTGCAGGAGAATCGCTTCTACAGCGTGAATGGCATGGTCAACGTTTCTCGAGCTGGGTTCGAGAGCGATCGTCGGCGAGCGCCTGACACTGACGACTTGGCCTTCACGTTCCTCGGCATCTCCGATCTCAAGGGCGAAGCTCTCAGCTTGCAGAGCCTCGTGAGGCAGTTCTTCAAAACGAATCGTTGGCTGCAACTGCAGCGCGATCCGAACGATGCATCTCTCGGCTTCGTCAAGTACGACATGCAGCTGGACTCGGGAGCTGGTGGAATTGGCTACTCGCCGCCGGCAGACCAGAAGTCGAACCTCAGATCTTTTTCCGGTAGCTTCGTCGTGCGTGGGTTCGACCACGAAGATCTGGTCGGGTTCGCCGGAAGCGACGCTGTGGGCCGCCTGCATCAGGTAACCGAAGATCCTTCGATCACCTCGCACAACAAGGACGGGTGATGTGGCAGCTACCCTGAAGAACAACTCGAAGCAGGCCGTGGTCCTCGTGCTCGATCACCCGGCGTTCGCGAACAAGGAGAGCGGCTGGAGTAGGGGTGTGGGTCGCTTCGCCGCGTCGACCGAGGAAGGGCACCGTGTCGTTTCAGAGGTGCGGCGCTCCTACGCCGGATCGCTGACCATTCTTCCAGGCGAGTCAGTCGAAGGCCTCCACGAAGCGATCGAGCATTGCTCGCAAGTGCCGGCGCTGCGCGCTGCCAAGGTGCTGACGCTGACGATTCAGCCGGACGGCGAGCAACCGCCTCCGCTCAAGTCCGCCCTTGTCGAACGTCAGCCACTTGGCGACGTCGAGATCCAGAAGGCCGATTCGAAGAAGAAGGGTTGATCCATGAGCGCTCAGCTTCTCAGCTCCAAGATCATCGTGCAGGAGGAAGAGCCCTCACTACGCGTGATCCAACCATCGGCGACTGGAGTGCTCGCGTGCAACGGGATCACCGCGAAGGGCCCAGTCGGAGCGTCAACCCTTTGCACGTCGTTCGAGCAGTTCGTGAAGATCTTCGGCGGCGACATCTCGTCTGGAATCGCCACGTCTGCGGTTCGCGCCTTCTTCGCGAACGGCGGACAGCGCTTGTACTTCACGCGTGTCGTTCACTACAGCGACATCACGAACGCAGCTTCAAAGACAAGTGCTGCTGGCACGCTGAGCCTGCAGACGGCTGCAGCGGCTCCATCTGCCGGAGCTGCTCTGGGTTCGATCGTGGGTCCGTTCGCGCTTGCCAACGGCGACACGCTGCTGGTGTCTCGTGATGCGCTCGGCACTGCGACCGCGACATTCACCGCGACTCGCGCGACTCGCACAGCCGCCAATGCGCCGACGTATGTGCTCACGAATGGCATGACCTTGACCGTGAAGATCAACGGCGGCGCCGTGCAGACCATCACGTTCACCACGGGTGCTTTCGTGTCGATCGGAGCTGCGACGGGAGCCGAGGTAGTCGCCGTGATCAACGCTGCGCTGCAAGGCGGCTTCGCAGACCTGAACTCGGGCACGCCTCGGATCAACAGCGACAAGCTCGGCACGGGCAGCCACGTCGAGGTCACTGGAGGCACAGCGAACACTCCAATCGGCTTCGTGACAGCGGTGGTCAATGGGACCGGCAACGTCGCAGATGCGAGTGCAGTCACCGTCGCCGAGGTCAAGACGATCGTCGAAGGTGCTGTCTCGGGCGTGACTGTTTCGAATGCTGGCGGCGCGGTGGCGATCACGTCGAACACAACTGGCGCTTCGAGCTCTGTGCAAGTGACTGCTCCGAGCACGGCGGACGATGAGCTCGGCTTCGACAACGCCACTCACACGGGCAGCACTGGCACAGCGGTCAACACGTTGACGGTGGATGCGAAGTACGACGGCACGTATTCGTCGAATGTCACTGTGCTGGTCAGCTCGGCGACGTCCGGAGTTGCCGCCGAGTTCAACCTGGCGATCCTCTACAACGGCGTGACGGTCGAGCGTTTTCCGAACCTCACGATGCTGGATTCGGGAGCGCGATTCGTAGAGACGATCGTGAACGCAGAGGACGGCGGGTCTGGGTACATTCACGTGACTGACCTCGACGTGAATCCTGCGAGCGCAGTTGCGGAGAGACCCGCCAACAGCTCGGGCAGCCCGGCAGTGGCGTTCGGTCCGTTGACGGGAGGCAGTGACGGGCTTGCGTCGATTGCCGATGTGGACTTCGTCGGCGACTCATCGAGTCACACTGGGTTCTTCTCGTTCGACCTGAACTCTGACATCGACCTGCTCATCAGTCCGGAGCGAGCGACGCCGGCGGTTCAGAACGCGATGCTTTCGTACGCATCGGTCACTCGCAACGGCGAAGTGTTCGCCGTTCTCGATCCGCCGGCTGGTCTTTCTCCCGAAGGAGTTAACACCTACGTCGAGACGACCGCGGCGATCCGGAACCTGACAGAACACGGCGGGTTCTACTGGCCTCGCGTGAAGGTGCTCAACCCAAACGCGACTGTGTTCGGGTCAGCCGAGACGATCATCGTGCCTCCCTCTGGCCACATCGCTGGCATGTTCAGCCGCACCGACAGTTCACGTGTCGGCGGCGTCTACGAACCGCCAGGCGGGGTGGAGAAGGGAGTGCTGGCGGGTGTGGTTGGGCTCGAGAACGATCGGGTCAACGACGAGAACGTGCGCGACCTGATCGCCCCCAAGCAGATCAACCCGATCTGCAAGCTGCGCGGCTACTCGATCGCGGTCGACGACGTGCAGACGCTTCGGATGGGCGGCGCGTTCCCGACCGTGTCTGAGCGTCGTGGCGTGTCGTTCATCGAGCGGTCGATCAAGGATGGGCTGCAGTTCGCTCGGCTGCGGAACAACGACGAGAGCTTGCGCGACGAGGTCTCTCGCACGATCGAGGCGTTCCTGCTGGTGCAGATGCGGGTGAAGGCGTTCCGCTCGATGGATCCGGAGAAGGCCTTCTTCGTCGACGTCGGCGACGCTCTCAATCCTCCGACCGAGCAGTTCGCCGGCAAGCTCAACGCCCGCATTGGGCTCGCGACGCAGAAGCCGAGCCGATTCTTGATCCTGTCGTTCGCCCAAGACACGCGAGCCATCGACGAAGAAACTGCAGCTGGCTGATTAGGAGACAACGATGCCGGTCATCGGAAAACCGCGTCACTTTCACACCAAGTTTCGCTTCTTGGTTGAGGTCGACGGCTTGGGCAGCGCGGCTTTCCAGAGCTGTTCAGAGCTCAAGGCCGAGATCGCGAAGATCGAGTACTTCGAGGGCGGCGTCATCATCCCGAATAAAGATCCGGGCCGCATGACGATCAGCGACCTGACGATCGAGCGAGCCGCGACGAAGGACATTGACCTCTACAACTGGTTTCAGATCACGTCGAATGCGGCTCTCAACGGCGGCCTGGCGAGTCCTCTCTTCAAGCGCATGGGAGCGGTCGTTCAGTTCGACCGTGACAATCGCACCCTGCGTCGTTGGCGGCTCGCCGGCCTGTGGCCGCTCTCGTTCGTAGCGGGGGCATGGGACAACAACTCGGACGAGTTCACGATGGAGCAACTCGTTCTCACCTTCGATTTCTTCCAGCTCACGAAGAACGCCTGAGCGGCGCAGTGACGGCAGCGGATCCCAATCGCGACTACCTGCGCTTTGTCGAGCGCATGCGGCAGTGGGAGGTTCGTGCTGAGGCGGTGAAGCGAACGCGTTCGGCGGGTCTGTACGCAGACGAAGAAGAGTTGCCCGAGGTCGAGTTCGACGAAGCTCGCCGTCGCTACCGTCGAAAGGTCAAGGACCTGCCTCGGGTGAGGCGTGCATGAGTTTGGTCGGCGTGGTCGTCGGCATCCTCTGCATGGAGGTGGGTTACGAGCTCGGCAGGTTCGTTCAGAACCGCAGCCAGCGGCAGATGATGGATATGCTCCTGGAGCGCGATGCGCAGCTCCTGGAGGCGCAGCGCGAGCTTACGGGCTATGTGCGAGAGATGGTCGACGAAGTCCGGAGCGGCCGCTTGAGCCGCATGCACTGAAGGGTCCCGAACCATGACCGTCCATTGGGCTCTTGTCGCGTTCGCCGTACCTTTCAGCTGGTTCAGTGGCTTCTGGTTCGGTCGCCTAGCCGAGGCCTACAAGTGGCAAGGCAAGGCCCACTCATCACGGGTCGCTGGACCGCGCATGCTCAGTGGCGGGCACTTTTACCGGGTGCATTTCGACGACTGAGGCAGCAGCACTGTTCTGAACTCATACCGTGCGTCACAGACAACGCACGGCGTGTCCTCTGGATCGATCTCGGCGCACAGACACTCTGCCCACGCGTAGCCAGGTTCTGGCTTGTGCTCGATCGTGTCGATGCGAACTAGCTCGGGTCGGTTCATTTAGGTCCTCACCACAGCCCGACGGCGCTGCCAGCGGCCAGTGCTCTTGAGCATCGACTGCACGATCCAGCGCATCCGTTCGTAGCCGCACTGGGTGCATTGGAATCGAGCCCGAGAGCAGCAGCCTCGTCGTTCTCCCAAATGCAGCTTGACCGCTTCGGCGGCGTCACAGCGGCTGCAGGGGAGATTCAGAAGCTCTCGCCAGCGGATTAGACGCTTCGGCATTGGTTGTCCGTGAGGAGCCGTGAACGGGCGTCACATCCGTCCACGGCTCCACCGGAGTGCTTTTGGGGTAGCGCAGCTTTCGGCTACGTTCAAGGGGCTATTCGTGATCTCCACCGTGCGGCGTGGTACGACGTGTGGGCATGGACGACGAGCCCGACAACGAGTTCACCGAAGCGGAGCGGCCGTCGACTCGCCATCGACTTGGCCAGCTGGAGCTCATACCGGAGCGAGTCACTTTGCTGGAGCGTCAGATGCAGTGCGTTTGGCCGCTGCTCGTGTGCATGGGTCTAGCGGTTGGTGCGCTGCTCGGGCGCGGCTGCATAGGCTAGACTCGAGAGGCAAATGAAGCAGGCTTGCGAATGCTGTCGCCGCAAAGTGATTTGGGCGTACACCGACAACGGCAGTCGCATGATCCTCGACTGTGAGCCGTCATCGACAGGTCCTATCGTAGTCACGCAAACGCCGGACGGCTTGCACGCTCGGATCTTGCCGCGCCATCAGCGCAAGCAGCCACAGCCAGACATTGACCCGACCACTCGCTACCGATCCCATTACCTTATCTGTCCGGAGTCTGAGCAGCAGGGCAACCAGCACAAGCCTCGCAAGCGGAGCAAGAGCAAGGTCGGGGCGCGTGAGAAGCGCATGCAGCATATCCGAGCTCTGCTGAAGGAGTCTTAGCGAGGGCTCTGCTCGCTCGCAGCGCTGGCTAGGCGCCTCTTGGGAGCGGAGTCGAGCCATTCAAGCAGGTTGTCGATGCCGGCCCGCACATCGTCTGGCAGGTGCGGCAGCGTGGCTGCGATGGCCAGCCGCAGCAGTTGGATCGACTTGTTCAGCCGCATCGTTTCGATCGTTTTGCGAGCGACCTCGGACTGAAAATCGTCAAGCCAACGCTGCGTGCGAGCGTGAGCCGCTCTCTCCGCGGCGAGCTGTTCTTTGAGCGCAGCAGCGATGTCCGACGGTCGCTCTGCTGGCGTGAATGCCGGGCAGTTGCTTGCGCACGGCGGCTCGTATCCGCACTCGCACCATGTCGATTTTGAGGGCGCTTGGTCTGTCACGAAGGCCTCCTCCAAGAAGTTGTAACCTCGAGGTTACAACAAGTTGCGAGTTCAACCCGCTTCCATTTATTCCCTACTGAGGCACCGAAAAGGATCTACATGGCTAGAGAGACCGAGCTGACATGTCCATCAGGGTTGCGCGTTCGGCTACGCAGCATCAAGGGCAAGGATTTGGACGGGCTGCGCGACAAGCGAAAAGTGGCGACTGGAGAAGCCATAAGCACGCTGTTGAACGAGTGCACGCTCGAGGTTCTTGACGCTGCGATCTACAAGGACCTACCGACTGCGTTCAGCTGGGCAGATACGCTGATCGGTGATCGGATGAAGGCGATCGTGGCGTTGCGCCAGGCCACGTCAGGGGAGGAGTACGATTTCCGGCTGCGCTGTCGTGATCCAGAGTGCAGGGAAATGATCGACTGGACGATCAACTTGAGCGACTTGCCCGAGAAGCGGCTCACGCCCGAGAACGCGGCGGTCTTTCTCTCAGGCAACGTGTTCGAGACGCTGATCAACGACACACTTGTGAAGTTCAAGCTGCGGACCGGGCGCGATCAGGCGAAGCTCCAGAAGCAGATCTTGCAGATGGACGCCGCTGCTCGGGATCACGACAAGAAGAACCGCCAGTCTGCTGAAAACAGAGCTGTGATCGGCGTGTTCGCTCGGATCATCTCGGTCGACGGTGTGACGAACGTAATGGACTGGCTAGGTGAGCTGGATTTGTCTGAGATCAATCAGCTCTCGAAGGCGATGGATGCTGCTGACTGCGGCATCGAAACCACGATCCAAGTCGTCTGCGAAAACGTGAACGGGAACGGGTGCGGGTTGAAGCAGGAGGTGGAGCTCCCTTTGGACAGCACCTTCTTTCAGCAGAGGTAGATGCTGAGCCGTTCGACTACCTGTTGTTTTACGACGAAAAAACTGGCGAAAGTCAGTGGTGGGAGATTCGCTTTGCGCTGATGTGGATTCAGCACGGCGGCAGCGGACTTGGCATGTCGTACGATCAAGTGAACGACCTCGATGTGATGGAGATCGCGTGGTTGGTCGAGCGAATGCATGAGCAGCGGAAGATCGAGGTCGAAGCCATGAAAAGAGCCAACCGGAGCCGGTGAGCATAGGCTGGTGGGCATGCTCACCGCCGCCGCCGCCGAAGTTGTAACCTCGAGGTTACAACTATGGGCCTGAACTCACTCGGGCTCGGGTTCTTGTTCACGGCGACCGACCTTGCGTCGGGCGTGATGTCCAACGTCGGCAAGAACTTCAAGGAGCTCGAGGAACAGTCCGGCCGGTCGATCGGCAATATCGACGAGATGACTAAGAAACTCGGCGCTGGCTTGATCACCACAGCTGTCGGCGTGGGTGGGTTGGCAGCGAGCTTCAGCCTGGCTGGTAAAGCTTCCACGTTCGAGGCCGCGCTCGCCGCAGTCGGCGCAGTCAGCAACGCCACGGCTGCTGAGATGAAGCAGCTGGAGGATGCGGCGATCAAGGCTGGCAAGGAGACCCAGTTCTCGCCCACTGAAGCCGTTCAGGGGCTCAATGAGCTGTCGCAGGCCGGGTACAACGTCAAGGAGTCAATCGACCTCCTGCAGCCGTCCTTGCTGCTTGCTGCGGGTTCTCTGGGCGACCTCTCGCCAGCAGAAGCTGCTGGTCTTGCTTCGCAGGGCCTCAAGGCGTTCGGAATCGACGCCAAGTACGCCGGCCGGATGGTCGATCAGTTGCTGCAGTCGGCCAATGCGTTTGCGGTGAAACCGGCCGACCTCGCTCTCGGTTTGGGCACCGTGTCGAGCGGCGCGCAGACGTTGAACCAGAGCCTCACCGAGAGCGTCATCGCGTTCGGGTTGGTGAAGAACATCATCCCGGGCACGGAGCGAGCAGCTACCAGTGTGAAGGTGGCGATGGAGCGGCTCGCTGATCCGAAGGTCCAGAAGGCGATGAAGGCACACCACGTCTCGGTGCTCGATGCCAACGGCGGTTATCGCCAGTTCCTCGACATCATCAAAGACCTGATGCCTCAACTCGACAAGATGAGTGAGGGTGACAAGGGAGCTTTTCTCATCAAGACGTTCGGGACCGAAGGCTTGTCTGGCGTCAACGCGATGTTGTCTCAGTTCGGGGCTGGCATAAAAGGCGCTGATGGTCAGATTCGAAAAGGTGGCGATGCGATCGACTACCTGCGCAAACAGTTCTCAGGAGCCAATGGAGTTGCCGAGGACTTTTCGAAGAAGACTCTCAACACGTTCGAGGGCTCGAAGAAGCTGCTGATGGGTTCGATGGAGACTCTCGCGATCATGATCGGCAAGCCGTTCATGAAGGCGTGGAAACCAGTAGTCGACTCGTTCACGGCGTCGGTGAACGAGATCATCGTGATCCTCGACAAAATGAGTCCCTCGACGAAGAACTACTTCGCGAAGGTCATCGTCGGAGGCTTGGCAGTGGTAGCGCTCGCTGGCGCGATTCTGCTGGTGGATGCAGCTATCCCGATGGTCATGGGAGGCATCGCGTCTCTCACGACAGCGGTGATCGGCTTGGGAACCTCCGCCGGCATTGCGCTTATCGAGCTGTGGCCGCTGACTCTCATCGCTCTTCTGCTCGGCGGAGTTCTCTACGGCTTGAGCAAACAGACTGGAGGACTACAAGCTGCTTGGGACGCTTTGTGCAATGGGTTCGAAGCCATGGACGTCTGGAACGAGCTGAAGATCTCGGCCGACAACTTGAGGGCAGCGTTCGCGTTTCTCTCAAAACAGTTCGGCGGCACTGGGAAAGATGCCAACCTGACCAAGATCATGTTCGGCTTGCTCGGTGGAGTTATTGGCGGGCTCGTGCGCTTTGCATCTTGGCTTGTTGTTATTTTTGTAGATGTGGTTGCCTCAATTGTGGCCGTCGGAGGCTGGGTGGTCTGGCTGGCGAAGAAGTTCAGTTTCTTGATCGACGCGGTCAAGGACGCTTGGAACTGGATGAAGAAGCTCGTCGGGCTTGGTCCTGTCGCCACAGCGACTCTCAAGGACATGAGTCCGAAGTTCAAGCTGTCCGATCAGGGCAAAGCTCAGCCGGATCCCGTCGACTACAAAGCGCGCGGTCACAACCTAGTGAGCGATGTACCTCAAGTGCTCGACCCATACATGCCGGTGCCGTTAGCCAACATCGCGACGCAGCGAGACCTGCTCTCGCTTGCTCAAGATCAGAACCTTCGAGAGCAGCAAAAGCGCTTTGCGCTCGCTCAACGCAACCAACAAACCCATCCAGGGTTCGAGCCGGACTACTCGCAATACATGCCCTCGGCTGCAAGCGCGGCTGGCTTGGCAGAAGCCTCGAGCCTGCATCGTGGCGAGGGTCCGATCGACTACGACAAGATGGCCGAGTCGCTCACGAAGCTGGTGCCATTCCAGTTCAACGTGTCGATCGGGCAGGACAAGTTGATCACCATCATTCAGAAGGCGCAGGCGTCGCAGTCTGCTCGCATGAGCAACACGAACACGTACATCAGCTCCCACGAAGGTTGAGCCAATGGCAATCGACTCGATGGAAGCCTACGTACGAGTTCCCGAGCGGTTCTCGGTCCTGAACTTGTCAACAGACGAAGAGGTGATCGCTCAGCTGAACCCGACTGAGTTCGAGGAGTCGATCAGTGCCAACTGGAACAGGCTCGGCACCCCGGGCGCGTCGCGGCAGCACATGCATTTCTCGAACACCGACAACGGCACGGTCTCGCTGGAGCTCTACTTTCGAGCCGCGAATGAGATTGAGTACGACAACATCAATAAGGCCAAATACCAGATCAAAAGCTGGTGCTACCCGCAAGCCGCAACTTCGACAGCTCCGGGTAAGGGCCCGCCTGTGTTGCTCGCTACGTGGCCGATGGTATTCTCGATCGACTGTGTCCTGCTCAGCTGCACGTTCAAGAACAAGCGGTTTGCGCCGGATGGGCGCTGCACGATGTTCACTGCACAGGTGAAGTTCGAGGAATGCAGCGATGGTAGGCTGACCTCTGAAGACATCGTGCAGGCATCTGTCGTGCGAGGGTTGACCTCTTGACTGTCTTCGAGAAGAGCCGCTTCACGTTCTGCAACGCCTGGTTCGACGATGCGGGCCGTGTCTTCCTCGACGATCGTGTTCCGTACGGCTATCGAGCGTTCAGCGACAACACGATTCACATCGTGACCGAAGGCGAAACCATTTGGTCCATCGCTGGCCAGCACTTTCAGCCGACACCTCGAGCGGCCGGCCTCTGGTGGGCGATCGCTGACTTTCAGCCGAACCCGATTCATGACCCGACGATCGCTCTGGTGCCTGGCTCTATGCTCGTGCTGCCGAGCCTAAGGACCGTCCTCGAGGAGGTCCTGGGCGAAGCCAGGCGGACTGGATGAGCCGGAATGTTCCCATCATCCAAGTCTCGGTTCAGCCCGAGGGCTCGCCGAAGGTGCGAGTCGACGTGAGCGATCGCGTCATCTCGATGCAGTACCAGGACTGCGAGCACCAAGCCGACAAACTTGAGCTGACGATCGACAATGAAGATCTGTCCGGCTTCGACGATCCGATTTGGCGCAAGGGCAACATGATCATCATCAGCTGGGGTTATCCCGAAGCGATGGCGATTCCGCGCACCTGCCAGATCCGAAAAGTGATGGGCTTCAAGAAGCTGACGATCGAAGCTCTCGGCAAAGAGGTGCTGCTGAACGTCGAGACCAAGAACCGCGTGTTCGAGAACACGCGGCGCTCTGAGGTGGTGCGGTTCATCGCAGAGGAGTGGGGATTTCGTGAGGAGGAACTGCTCCACATCCAAGACACAGAGATCGTCCGAGACCACATCGCGCAAGCGCGCATGACCGATGCTCAGTTCCTGCGCCGGCTGGCGAAGAAGGAAGGCTTCGAGTGGTACATCGACCACGACGGCTTTCACTTCCACGAGCGCGACTTTCTTCAGCGCTCGATTCGCACTCTCGTCTATTACTCGGAGCCAGAAGGCTCAGAAATCTCGGACATCACGATCGAGAATGACATCACGCGGCGAGCTGGATCGGTGAAGCTCAAGACGCACGTCCCGACTGTGCGCAGGACGATCGACCTTGACGCAAACAACCTCAATCAAGGCGATCGACCGGTCCTTGGGACGGTGGTCGAGGCTCCTGGTAAAACGGAAGCGTCGACGCCTGGATTCGGAGGGATCGCTCACCACGTGATCGGGTCGACCACGGAGCCGAATGAAGCTGCCGTGAAGCGCCGGGCCGCAGCAGACTTGCGGCTCGCTCAACAGCGCGCTGTGAAGTGCAACATCACCTTGGCCGGGGATCCCAACATCAATGCCAAGACGGTGATCAACCTGCTTGGCGTCGGCAAGCGTTTGTCGCAGCTCTACTACGTTCGCGGCACGTCGCACACGATCGATGGGATCTACACGATGAGCCTCGAGTGCATCTCGGACGGCTCGGGCGGGCATTCGACCAAGAGCACGCTTGCGAAGGAAGCATCTGCCGTGCAGGTTGGGCCAAAGTTGAAGGGAAAGAAGAACCACGCCCCGACCCCTAATCGCTCGATCGACCTAGATGGGAAGCCGCCTGCTGAAGTTCCAAAGGTGCCGGTCGCGACAAACGCCGCTGATCTGCAAGCCCAAGTTGCGCAGGCGAAGGCAACTCTCGAGGCTCTACAATCGGCGCCTGAGGAGTGATAAGAGGCCTTTCCATGTCCCAAAGGCTGATAGCGATGGTGCGGAAGTTCGCAGATGCTTACAACAACGCAGACGGCGATGCTGTGGACGCTGCGTTCAACGAGATGACAGAAGCCCTCTGGGAGTGTCCTGGTTGGGCCGAGGCCAAAGCAGAGACGGCAGAGTTGCCCACCGGCAAGGAGCAGCGGATCGTGTTCGCCGTTGCGCTCGACAGCAGCGACAGCGTGCCGCTAGTGCTCCTGGGAATGCCTGCTGGCGCGTGGACGTACATCAAGGATGGGATGACGTCGACCTTCGATCTCACGAAAGCAGGGATCCCCGTCAAGCTGATGATCTTCGGCAGCGCGACCCACGATTCGGTCATGGAGCTCATGAATCGGATGATGGCTGAATCTTTCTCGAAGGACATTCCGATCGTCGATCGCCGTGGAGAGGACTTCTCCATCAAGCCGCGCGAATGAGAGAAGAAGACAACCACATCTCGATCTACGACGGTGTTGTGTACGACAACGTCGATCCGCTGCGCATCGGCCGAGTGCGCGTGACCGTGCCTGGCATGATCGAGCCGTACAGTTCGTGGGCCTTGCCTAGTGGCAACTGCGGCTCGGGCTCGAGCGAAAGGGGCTTCTGGTGCGTGCCTGCCATCGGGTCCAACGTCAGCGTGATGTTCAACGAAGGGGACCCCGATCATCCGCGGTACTTTCCTGGGCCCTGGGCGGCTCCGGATGACCAGCCCGAAAGCCCGACGTTCGCCGGCAGCTTGTCGCCGAAGGACGCCACGCAGGTCTCGGGGCTGCAAACGAAGCGCTGGGAGGTCGTCTGCGACGATCGACCGGGCCAGGAGAAGCTCACGATCCGCGATCGCCAGATGGACCAGAACATGATCGAGATCGACGGCGTCGCTCAAGCAGTGACCATCAGCGGCACGGTGGCGATTCAGATCAAGAGCACTGGCGTCATCAACATCGAGGCCTTGCAGGTCATCATCAACGGTCGTGCCGTGCTGCCTTCGGGTAGTCCGATATGACGATCGACCTTCAAGCGCTATGCGTTCCGATCGCAGAGGCACCACGTGACCTCTGCATCACGCTGCCTGGCGGCTTGGAAGTTTGCGCGCAGAGCGGCGATCTCCCGCCGTCGCTGTTCGGCTATGCAAAGCTCGCGCTCGGTGCTGCCAACAGCGCGATGGCGCCGCTCGGTCCGATCTTCACGATCATCGAGACGATCACAGCTATCCAGAAGTGCCTGACGGCGATCCCAGGGATCCTCGGGCCGCCGCCAAACCCGAAGAAGCTTCTCGATGCGCTGGTAGAGCTCGCCGAGAAGATCGAGAAGCTGCTGAAGCTGCTGCCGCAGTTGAGTGTGCCGTTGATGGTGGTGCAGCTTATCGACGTGATTATCGCAACCATCGAAGGCGCAGCGTCTGAGCTCTCTGCGATCGCTAGGCAAGTCGAGCGCCTCTCGGCAGCGCAGAGCTTGGTCTCTCAAGCGCCTGGGCTGAGCGTCATGATCCTGTGTGCGCAGACGTCCATCGACACCCAACTTTCGAACATCGAGAGAGCGTTTGCGTCGATCAACCCGATCATCGAGGTGATCAACTTGCTCGGCTCGCTTGCTGGGTTGAAGCCGCTTCCGCCGTTCGAGGGCTTACCCGGAGACCCGATCGACGCTGTCACGGTTCTCCACTCCGCAGCCGACTCGCTGCGAGTGGTTCGATCAGCAATTCCCGTATGAAGCAGCGACGTGTTTCGTATTTGGTCATCTGTACACCCCGCGCTCTTGGTCATCGCAGAACTTGGCGGCGCTCAGCCGGTGTTCGTTTCGCACAAGACACAATTCGTACTCCGGAGAGTGCGTGCCGGAATAGCCGCCGCACCCGGCCAACAGCACCAAAACTAAATACTTCATCGCCAATTCTCCCTAGCCGTCAAGCGGTGCGTGCGCAAGTAGAGAAGGACCTTCCGGATCGTCGATTCTCGTCTGCATGGCGCTGATGAAGATCGATCAGGCGGGCTTGTCAGCAGGCGTCGCTGGAAGGGCTCGGAACGACGGCCTGAGCGATGGGTCACTTGTGACCCTGACCGACATGACGCCGGGCGGCAGTACGCTGTTCGAGCTGTTGTGGGCCCATCCTGAAGACACAACTTCGGTGCTTTCGTTGGCGCCGACAGTTGATCCGCATGTCTGGACGTTCTCACCCACAGAAGCCGTGGGAGTTGGCTACGGCTTTCGGATTCGCCTGACGCACACGACAAACATCGGAGTCGTCACAACGCAGACGAGGATTTTCGGCATCCCGGATGGGCTCGGAGTCGTGAAGCCGATCCCTGGCGAGCGCTCAGACCCAAACGCGACGATCGCGAATGCGACTGATTCGGCGGTCATCGCGAGGTGCGAGCGCAACTGGCCAACCACTGGCTATCCGCTCGGCAACCCATTCGGATGGGGGCCTGAGCTGATCGAGCTGATCGAGTCGGCGACGGGTGGTCTGACGGCTCCTCAGCGCAACGCGATTCAAGCCGGCGACGTGCCGACGGACCTGAACCCGTTCATCACGATTAGTCATCTTGCAAAGCTCGGGACTAGCGTCATCTCGCTCACTGATCAGCGATTTGGTTGGCCTGGGCACGCCACCAACATTGGCCCGTACCTGCAGGCTGCGATTGCTTACGCGATTGCACATCGCATCGGAACGATCGAGCTGCCCGCAGGGTTGCTCATCTGCGATCGCCAGATAGTGGTGCCGCCTGCACCAGGGCCCGACGGCTTCAACCACGCAATCATGATCCGCGGCCAGGGACGCGAGCAGACTTACATCTATTTCTACAATCACACCGGTGGCTTTCGGCTCGAAGGCACAATCGACAGCAGTGGGATGTACTACTTCGGCGGCGGCTTGCGCGATCTCGCGCTCGTCGGGGTCTATGACGACGGCAGTCCGGCGGGCACACACAACGGCGTCGAGATGTTCGAGTGCATTTTCACGATGCTCGACAACGTGCACATCCGCGGCTTCAATGGATACGGCCTTTTCCTCGACAACATCTGGCCCAACGGCCAGCAAGATCTGCACTTCAGCAACTGCCACATTCAGCTAAACCGAGCCGGTGGCATTTGGTGTAACTCGGTCCAACAGGCCGTGTTCAGCAACATGCAGATCAACCAGAACCTCGGCGATGGCGTGACATTCACATCTGGCAACAACGGCATCGCTTGGGTTGGCGGCTTATTCCAGAACGAGGGTCGCGCCATGCGCTTTACGCGGCGTGACGAGCCAGGCGATGAGCAAGACGGCGAGCTAGCCATCAACATGTCGATGTACGGCTCGGTATACGTCGAACAGATTGATTTGGATGTACCGCTCTTCGATTTTGAAGAGCCAGCTGGCTCGAGTGAGTTCAATATGTTCGGGTCGCTGGTGGTTCAAGGCGGCTCACTAACCACCCCAGTCTTTCGATTCGAAGGTAACTACGCTGTGGTGGTGGCTGGAAAGATCCACGCAGCTGGCTGGAGCAAACATATTCAGGCCGTCAACCTCGCCGAGTTCACGGGCATAGGCCTGCAGAGCGGCAGCGACTACTACGACTTCGACACCATCTCGCAAGCCAACGCCACGTTCATCGGCCGCGGAGGTCTATGTGTGGGCGCTGCCGCGCCCGCGGGCGATCGCGTTGCGCTTTACAAGCCGTTGCAGCTCATGGAGCTGACGACTGGCCACGAGCCGGCTCTCAAAGGCGTGATCTACGACACTGCTCTCAACAAGTTGCGCTTCAGTCCTGACGGCACGCTGTGGTACACACTGTCAGTCGATCCGTTCAACCTCGCGATCGATCTCGCTCCGTATCTCGCCGAGTTCTGGGACGCTACGAGCGCGGCTGACTCAGGGGGCGCTCTCAGTGCATGGGTTGGCAGCTTCCATGCGACTCCATTCACATGGTCGGGCACGCCACCTACAGTCACGACATCTGCAGAGCTCAACGGCCAGAAGGTGGTCAAGTTCTCCAAGGCCAGCAGCATGTGGGTCGACACTGGCACGCTGACCGGCGGGGGCATTCTACCAGGTACATCCAACGACACTCCGTATGCTGTGACCGTCCTGTGCCGTACGCCGCTCGGAGCTACCTCTGACCTCGATGTCATCAGCCAGCTGAGCGACGCGAACAACGATCAATTGGAACTGAAGGTGTGGGGCAACGGCGCAGCCGCCGATACGTTCCAAACTCGCGTCCAAGATCACATCGGAGGGGGAGGCGACTCTGGCAACCTCGCGATCGGGAACGTCGCCCCTGCTGGTCACATGGTCGAGTACATGCTGTCCGACTACCCGACTCCAGGCACTGTCAAGAACGTCATCACGATCGACCAAGGCGCCCCGCCGGCAATGAATAACTTCCCGTCCACCAAGATCGGCCCCATCACTCGCGTGCTTTTGGGCAACAACCTCTTGGGGGACGCCACTCATCCGGCCGACGTCGAAGTCGGGCTCCATCTTGTGTGTCATACTCGCCCGCCCGCGAGCATCCGGGCGCGGTTCTATCAGTACATCCAGCAGCGTTTCGGGATCGATATAGCTGGCGTCTGAGGTCTCGCTGGAAAGCATCCACGTCAGCGCAAGCACGCTGCAGCGCATTGCGCGCTGGCTGATGCCATCTGCCAGCGTCATATTCTCCGCGTTAGCCCTCGGCTACCGCTGGATGGGCGACGTTGCCAGCATGACCGAAGTCGGCACCGCGATCGCCCCCATCGCCCAGACTGCCAAAGCGGCAGCCGCGGACGGCCTGCACTGCGCGAGCTTGATCGATGTGCACGAAGCGCAGCTCGCGGCTGCATGGGCGGAAGTGGTAGCGATGCATGCAGAGCTCAGGGTTTACCGCGCATACAGCAACCAGCCGGCAGCTAGGCGCAACGATCTCATCGATCAAGCGACTGGCTATTACCGCGCGCGCTATGCCGAACAGCTCGAAAAGCGCCCGACCAATCCAGCTGAAGCCGCGCGGCTCGCGCTCCTGCAGCAATGGAGGCCTGACAAATGAGTGGTCGAGCTCGAACGCGAGAGCTGCTGCAGGAGTTCATCAAGCAAATGCGAGGTCGTCGACCTCCTCGACGTGGGCGTGTTGCACGCGCTGCGTGATCTCGCTTCTGCCTGCTACGAACGTGGCTACCAGGATGCCCAAGACGCACACCGCAGCAGCACGTTGCCGGCTCCTGCAAACTATCCGGGACGCGACGATTGACGGCACCATGAGAAATCGTCATCCACACAGGGAGACCTTTCATGAATGAGAAACTGAGCGAGCTCCTCGTGCACATGGCCTGTGTCGTCATCATCGGGGGATGCTTTGCGCTCGCCGAGCTGACGCCGCTTCACACCGTGCTGATCGGCGGCATGGCGGTGTTCTCGCGCTCGCTGGAGGTTGCCGGGTTCTTCCTGTGGGGCAAGCTCGGGTTCAAGCCGGCCGAGGCCATCATGACCAAGCTGCTGCTCCAGATGGAACCGGAGAAGGTCGAGCGGATCATGTCGCAGCGTCCACCTCCACCCTTGAGCGAGCCGCGGCTCGTCGTGTCCGCATCGGTCGCTCCTGCGCCGGCAGATCGGGACGTATGACCGAAGAGCTTCCTCCTCGCAAAGGACCTCCGCCGCTTCCGATCGAGCCGGTGATCGTGGCTGTTCATGGGCCGCTCGCACTCAAGCAACGGCCGGCAGCCCGCAGCAACTACGGCGGTCGACGCTCAGCGAGCCCGACTTTGATTGCTTTGCACTGCACGGATGGCCACGAAGGCTTCAGCAAGGACGACGATGTCGCTGCGATGTTCGCTAACCCGCACCTGATTCCAGAGCGCAGTGCGGGCTACGTGGTCGACAGTGACAGCGCGACGCAGTGCGTGTCCGATGACTTCATCGCGTGGCACTGCGGTCGAACAGGCAACCTGATGGCGTTGTCGGTCGAGTTCTGCGGCTTCGCAAAGCAGACGCGAGCCGACTGGCTCGACAAGCTGTCGTTGCCGATGTTGAACATCGGAGCTCGCCTGGTCGCTGATCTCTGCGTCAAGCACAAGCTACCTGTGATGCTGGTCAACGCAGAAGGCCTGATCCACGCACAGACCGGGATCACGACTCATGCTTTCATCTCGCAGGCATTCAAGCAGTCGATTCATACCGATCCGGGCCCGGGCTTCCCGATGGCTGCTTTTCTGAACGCGGTCGGTCGAGCAATGCCATGAGCGGCGAATCTCCCGGGTACGGATCGACGCCTTGGTCATTGTTCAGTCCAGGCGCGGGCGAGGATGACTTTGCGCCGTTCATCGGTCGCTGGAGCCCGTTCTTCGGCGCTGCGATTTCACGTCTGACCCCAATCATGTTCGAGGTGACTGACGACTTCGGAGTAGTCGACGCGCGAGTGCAGGTGGTGCTTCCCGCAGGTGTGATCGAAGTCGTGTGGACACAAAACGTCGGCTTCTGGGAGCTCTACAAACGCGGCAGCGGGCGAGTCGGGATCGAAGGCGGGCACAGGTACACCGTGCGGCGCACGGGAGGCTGGCCGAGCTCCAACGTGAGATTCGATGTGACTGCTACCGATCTCGCGGGCAACGTCGCGACCGGGCAAGCTGTCTTTTCGTGAACCTCTCGTGGCAAATCATGCCAGATCCGGTCACACCGGACTTGGCATCGACCGAGCAGTCGACCGCTGACACAGGGCGATCGGTTGATCGTGGTGTGTCGGGCCGCGGGATCCTGCTGCCTTTCAGGCGCGACAAGAAGTCTGATTTTGCGAATGGCCAAGGAGCCGCTTTGGTGACAAGCGCTGTGCGACTGGCGCTCGGAACGATTTGCGGCTCGGATTCGTCGCAGGGCGAGCTGCCGTGGCGAACCGAGTTCGGGTCGCTTTTGCAACAGCTGCGCATGCGCAACAACAGCCCAGCACTGGCAGAGATTGCACGCTACAGGGTGGTTCGTGCGCTTCGGCAATGGGTACCGTCAGTGCGAGTGCGATCAGTGCTGGTGACTCAACAAGGGGATCGAACGACGCTCTCGCTGCGGTGGGACGTCATCGATCCTGCTGGCACAAAGGTGCTGATTCCTGGGTTGGAGACGTCAGTGCCAGTCGGCTAGTTTCGGAGGACAGATGCCCATCCAAACCTCGCTTGACTACACGTCCAAGGACTTCGACGCTCTGCGCGATCGGCTGTTCAACGTCATTCCCAGCGCATTCCCAGACTGGACCGATCGCCAGGTTGCGGACTTTGGGAACATCCTTGTCGAGCTCTTCGCGTTCTGCGGCGACGTTCTCGGGTTTTATCAAGACAACCAAGCGCAGGAGAGCCGGTGGACGTCGGCGCGCCTGAGGCGCTCGCTGTTCGCGATGACGAAGCTGATCGGCTACGTGCCTCCTGGAGCGAGCGCAGCGACGACTGACCTGACCATTCAGCTGAGCGAGCCTCCGACGGGCTCTGTGAGCATCGACGTCGGCGATGTCTTTCGTACGCGGGACGCGACGAGCCCAGTTGTGTTTCAAGCCATCACAGCTGCGACGATCGCTGCTGGAGAGGATCCCCCGATTGCCACGATCACCGTGGAGAACAGCTCTGCTGCGCAAGACATCGTCCAATCGACGAACTTGCCCAATCAGGAGTACCAGCTCGGCGAAGCACCGTTCCTCGACAGCTCGCTCACGATTGCAGCCGCTGATGGCGCCTACACGATCGTCGATGACTTCCTGAGCTCCACTGGAACAGATCATCACGCGACGGTGACTGTCGATGAGAACAACAAAGCCCGAGTGAGGTTCGGCGACGGGATCAGCGGTTCTGTCCCAAGCGGCGCGATTACGTTCACGTACAAAACAGGCGGTGGATTTGCCGGTAACGTGTCGTCGAACACGATCCAGAAGGCGGATCGCGCCTACGTCGATAACTTCGGCACGCCCGTTACCATCTCTGTGACGAACCTGCAGAAAGCCGGGGGAGGGTTCGAGCGGCAGACCGTGGAAGGCATCCGCAGCGGTGCTCCTCGCAGCTTGCGAACGCTTACAAGGACCGTGAGCCGTGAGGATTACGAGACCAACGCGCTTCGCGTTCCTGGAGTGGCTCGGGCTCTCATGCTCAGCGTCGACGAGAGCCCGAGCATCCTGGAGAACAACGGAGCGCTCTACATCGTGCCTGCTGGTGGCGGCGCCGCGTCGTCTGCGTTGATCGATGCGGTGCGGACGAATATCACGATCACGTACCCGAAGACGATCACGTTCAAAGCGTCGATCTTCTCTGCGCTCTACCTGCCCGTGAACATCACGACTCGCGTTCACCTGTCGAAGGGAGCTGTGCCGGGAGTTGTTGGTCCAGCTATCCGCAAGTCGCTCATCGGGCTCTTTGCGATCACGAACTTGGACGGATCGGAGAACGACGCGATCGACTTCGGTTACTACATGGAAGGCGCGCTTGCGTGGTCGGACGTGTTCAACGCGATTCGCGACACGGCCGGCGTGCGGAAGATCGACGACGGCCTTGGCAACCTGACTTTGAACCTGGCGTCTGAAGACGTGGAGGTGCCGCTCGCGCAGTTCCCGATCCTCGGCACGGTGACGATCGTCGACGCCATCACTGGGTTAGCTTTGCCATGATCTTGAACAGCGGGTTCGAGACTGCTGAGGATTCGACTCATCCAGGAGCGGCTGCGAGCTGGACGTCGACCGCGTCTGCTTCACTCGAGCAGACCGCTGAGTTTGCGGGCGACTCAGGGCTTGCTGTCAGCGGCCAAGAGACGTTCGAGCACGGTTGGGGAGCGATCGATCCGCAGACGTTGCTGAGTGAGCTCGTCAACACAGAAAAGACGCTTCTGCAGGCGGAGACATTCGACCGCAAATGGTACCCAGACCAAGGCTTCATGTTCTTGGCTGCGCTCGAGGCAGCGACATTCGATGCTGCTTCGCAAGCGTTCGAGGACTTCGAAGACGTGTGGGCCACGGTAGACGCTGACATGGAGCTGTCATCGTTCGAAACCAGGGCTGCCTTGTTCGGTGACATCGAGTCCCCCGAGTCTCAAGAGACGTTCGAAGTCAGGTGGGGAGGAGATGCCTCCTTCGCGATGACGACTGTCGCACTCCTGTTCGACATGCAGGGGTTGAGCGCAAACTCTCCCTCGCCGAGCTCGTTCGAGATATTCAATCTCAAGGTGCGGCAGCGAGTCACGTCCGACATCCCCGAAAGCAAGCTGGTGGCTGTGACTCCGCCGCTGCTGCTCGCCGTCGGCAACGCGATCACTCTCGTCGCCGAGAGTGGCGACTTGCCCGAGCCGCTCCTCGAAGACACGACGTACCTGGTGGAGTCGATCGCCGCCAACGCGATCACGGTGGCAGCGCAGTCCGGATCGTCGCCGATCACTCTGAGTGCCGAAGGGACCGGAGCTAACTATGTACTCGCGGATCCTGGTAGGTTTTGGCTCGACGAGTTCTGAAGAGGGCCAAACCAAATGGGTCAGCTGGATTGGGGCAACTTGAGCGGCGCTTTGACGACCGATGATGCCGTCAGCGGTCCCACAGCGGGCACGACTCCGCCGTCAGGCGGAGGAACGTACGTGTTCGGCATGAAGGCCGTGCAGAACGTCGTCGGGGTTGTCGGCAAGTACTGCTTGCAGACGAACTTTTCACCAACGCTCACCGGGAAAGGTGGGCGCATCTCCGGAGCACTGCGCAAGTCATCCGTCGGAGCAGCCAGCGGGTTTTCGCCGTTCCTGTTCTTTGCTGCAGGCGGCACAGCGGTCTCTGACAATGCGTACTTGCTGGGCCTGTCGGACGAGAACCCGAGCCACATCGAGCTGCGCAAGGGCGCTATCTCGGAGGGGCTGCCGGCGATCGTGGCTCTCGATCCCGATGCCAGCCCGAATGTCCTGATGCGCTCGACCGATGTGTTTCCTGCCGACACGTGGCAGCACCTGCGACTCGACGTGGTGATTCAGGGCACTGGCGACGTCATCTTGCAGGTCTATCGCAGCGACTTGGCCCTGCACAACGTCAGCAGCCCCTCCTGGGCGCTTGTGCCGGGCATGGAAGGGCCGCACTACCCAACGTTCGCCGGGTTCGTCGACGACGTCCTGGGCGTCAACACAGGCTCGCCGCCGTATGCCGCTGGCGGGCGCATCGGCTTCGCATCGCGGTTCAGCACGGCGAACCGGGCGGCCTACTTCGATCAAATTTCGGTCGAACGTCAACTTTAGAAAGTTGTAACCTCGAGGTTACAGGTTTGAACCCCTTCACGAAGGACCTGGGAGTCCATCAAGGACGGATCGTTCGAGCGGATGCGCCGGAGGGCTCCTACGTCTACGAGCTCGGTCACGCACTGTTGCAGGGTGTGAACGTCGATGTCGGCGACTATCACGAGGTTGCGCAGACCTTCGTGATGGATAACCAGGCTCACCTCGTACGGGCGACGATCAGGGTGGTGACTCCTCCGATTTTGCCGATCGGCTCCTCTTGGGAAGTCTCGGCGTGGCTGCGGGGCGTGAAGATGGTGCGGCGCGTGTTGCGCCCATCCAAGAGGGTCGTCGAGCTCAGCGACTGGCGGATTCGGCTGCGCGCTCTCGGCGTGGACGAAGATCCGAACATCGAGGTGAAGTTTCGCTTGGAGCTGGTTGAAGGCGGCGGTGTTGTTCCCGAGGACTCCTTCACGGACGACGACGGCGACTCGTTGGTCGATGACGATGATGACGACTATCTGACGGAGTCCTGACATGCCGAAGCGGTTATCTACGAAGTTGAACAGCACTCTCGAGGTTGATGGCGCTGGCAAGTACGGCGTTGCTGCAAGCGTGCAAGATCTCATCACCAGTGCCGGCACAGCAGCAAGCGCTGCCAGCACAGCAGCCAGTGCGGCCAGCACAGCAGCCAGTGCGGCCAACACAGCAGCAAGCGCTGCCAGCACAGCCGCCAGTACGGCGCAGTCTACCGCGAATGCAGCTGTTCCGAAGTCACTCTACGACGCCAACTCGCTGCTCACAGCTGACTTGGACAACACCCCAGCGGCTCTCATCGTGCCTGCGAGCACGATCGTAGGCCGCAAAGCATCTGGAGGCATCGCTGCAATCAGCGTCGCAGAGGCGCTGACGTTGCTGCAGGTATTGACCGAGACAACGTCTGACGCACGGTACGTGGCGAAGAGCTTGTTTGACGCCAACACGCTTCTTTATGCCACCTCAGACAACACTCCGGTCGCGTTGACCTTGCCCGCGAGCACGATCGTGGGCCGCAAATCATCTGGTGGGATCGTCGCTCTCACGGCCGCAGAGGTGCTCGCCATCATCGGCTTGAGCACTGCCGCTGGCAGTAAGCCGCTCTATGTGCCGCCTGGCACGCCTGAAGCGATCGATGAAGAGTTCGACTCGACCACGATGCCGGGTGGTTGGACGTGGCGAGACATCACGAACGCCGCAGACCGAACGCCGTCGTTCAACTCCATCGACATGTTCTCCACGCTGACCGGAACAGCCAGCCCACGAGTCGCGCTCCACACCGATTGGCGTGCGAGCTGGATGATGTGGCAGGTCGCAGACGCTGGCTATCACTACGCCACGAAGCCGATCGGCACTGTGCCGACGAACGCGTGTTACTGGAGCCGGATACGGCTGCCGTGGCTGGAAGGAAACGCCGCTAACCCGAGTCGGATGCAGCTGATCATTGCAGCCGACAGCAGCGGGAAGGTCGATCCGTTGAATCAGATTTGCGTTGGTCCGTTCAACGTCGGCGGCGTGCCCCGCATCAGCTCGCTCTACTACTTCAACAGCGCGTCGCCCATCGGCCAGGAAGACTCAGAGGTTTGGGGTGCCAACAGCCCGCCGCCCGAGTACTTCGCGATCCAAAAGTTCGGAACCACGTACTTCTGCCACTTCGCTAGCGAAGCCGGGGCCGGGCGTTGCTCTATCAATTTCAACGTGAGTTTCACGCCGGCGCACATCGGTTGGCGCGTGATCGCGGGACCGGCTGGCTCGCAGTTTCCGGTCGCGGTGTTCGGCGTTGACTTCTTGCGGCGACTCACTGGCTCGAAGCTGCCATGGTGATCAGAACGGATCGTGCACGGGTTGGCCTGGCTCAGGCCAAGGCGGCAACTCGCGACGCTCTGCTTGGTAGACGTGGAGCAGAACTGCGATCGTGAGCATAACCACTGCCATCATGCTCACGATTAGCCACTTGAGAGCCACGCTGCTGATCTGAACCTTGACCATGGGCGGAGTGTGCCAGAACTGGGAGGGTTTTTGAATGCTGCAGCTACCTTCTATCCAGCTCGACCAAGTCGAGCAAGACTTCCTCTCGGCGGCTCCTGCGCAGGTCATCTCCGCTGACGGCCCGTTCGAACTCGTCGATGGCGACACGTTGATCGTCACCTTTGACGGCATCCCCGCAACGATCACATTCGTGGCAGCTGCGTTTGCCGACATTGCCACGGCGACCGTCAGCGAGGTGATCGCCGCTGTGCGCCCAACTGCCGAAAGTGCCAGCGGTCAAGTGTTCGCGAGCGGCTCGGCGTTCGGGCTCCGGACATCGAACTACGGCGCGCTGAGCGTGTTGGGAATAGGCGCCGGCACGGCGAACGCTGCTCTCGGGCTCAGCCCCGATGTCATCACGGGAACCGACGCTGAGGACGTGTTGGTAGCGAACCGCAATCCGCAGCCTGGCGAGGTGCAGGTTCCTCTCGAAGCAGACGTCGAGTTCGACTACATCCGAGCCGATGAGTCGCCGCTGCCCGCCAACTCGACGTTCAGGGTGTGGATCAACGGAGTCCTTGTCTGGAATGCCGCTGGTTTCCAAGCCGGTCGGTTCGGGTTAGTCAGCAACGGCTTGCCTGATGACGGCACGATTCGCTTCAGCATCCAGGGCAACAACTTCACCAGCGGCCAGCTGGTAACAGTGATCGTCGATCAAGGAACAGGCGACTTTCAAGAGACGTGGTCATTCGTTGCATACGACACGCAGCCGCCGCTATTGGCTGCAGTGCAAGCGGTGAACAAAGACCAAGTACGGGTTACATTCAACGAGCCCGTTATGATGATCAGCTCTGCGATTGAAGGCGATGCGCTCAACCCCGACAGCTACTTCATCGAGCGAGTGAGTCGACCTGCAGCTACGCCTGGGGTGGTTACCGTGCATCCTGTGAGCGAGACGGTTGTCCTGCTCACTACGTCGTTCGAGCTCACGTTCGGAGCTCAGTACATGCTGGTCGTGACCGGCATCTCGGACGAGTTCGGCAACGTGTTCTTGCCACCCGACAACGTCGTCGCCTTCAGCGGATGGCTGCCGCCGTTCCCTCCAGGCCGGCAGTTTCTGCTTCACCGCTTCGTGCCCGCATTCGCGCTTGGCGAAGATGTGACCGACGATTTGCGACTGTTCCTTGGCTGCTTGCAAGACAGCACCAACCTGCTGCTGCACTTGATCGACAAGTGGGCCGAGATTCTCGATCCAGATCTCGCCCCCGAGACCTTCCTTGATCAGATGCTGGAGGACCTCGGTAATCCGTTCGTGTTCGACCTGACGGTCGACTTAAAGCGGAAGCTGATCAAGGTGCTCGTACGCATCTATCAGCTGAAGGGGACTGTCCCGGGCATCATCGACGTGGTGCGCTTCTTTGTCGGAGTTGAAGTCACGGTCGAGGTGTTCAACGGGCTCGGATGGAAGCTTGGCTTCGACAAGCTCGTGGCTCAGCCGAATCCCGCGATCATCGGCGCTGGCGGGCGAGCTCGCTTTGCGTTTCGTGTTCGTGCCGACGTGATCCTGACCGATGTGCAGCGGGAGCAGATCGCGACGATCGCGACCTACATGAAGGGAGCACAAGAGCACATGGTTGGCGTGCTTGACGCGACAGCTCCTCCGCTCACGTACAGGTTTTGGAAGCTCGGCTTCTCGCTGCTCGGACACGCCAAACTCGCGGCGTGAGAGCGCAAATAGCGAACCGAGGCTGCGGGGTGGCAGCTTGTCGGGATGGCGAACAGGTTCCACACCTACTTCGGTCAGATCGTTACGCCGTCTGAGCTGAATGAGATCTTCGAGTCGTTGTTTAGTGGAATTGACCAGTTCGTCCAAGACTTCGGCTTCAGTGGTGTAGCGGTCGGCGCGGTCGCGACGCAGCACACGCCGCCGAACCTTACGGTCGACGTCAGTGGGCCTGCTGTCGTTTACGACCAGATGGCGAACCGCATGACGTTCGGCTCGCCGGTGGTGGTCAACTGCACTCTGGACGAGAACGGCAGCTCTACCTCGGTTGTTGGCGGCTCGAATCAGAAGTGGCTGTCGCTGTTCATCGAGTTCACGACGACGCCAAGCGATCCACGCACGGATGAGCTGGGCGCGACCGTCTACTACCGCAACGTCACTGGGTACCGGATCAACGTCGTGCAAGGCGCAGAGGCGCCGATCGGCACGCCGACGAGGCCTGCGCTGCGAGGCGACCAAATCTTGCTGGCTGACGTGCTGCTCGGGTTTTCGCCGGCCTCAATCGTGAACGCGGACATCTCGACGACTCGGACTCAGGTCATTTACGACTTGACCGGTTCGCCGAACTCCATCCGAGCTAGGAGCTTGGAAGACGTGTTGCAGTCGATGCTCGGCACGATCAACTCGTTCAGCGGAACGCTCGACACGGAAGCGTTCGACAGATCGACTGCCGACACTGCCTTGGGAGTTCTGATCTCCACGACGGCTGGATCCGTCCGCACAGACGAAGCAGTTCGAGCGGAGGTCAACGCTCTTTTGAACTTTCGAGTGGTGGACACTGGCGGCGGGCAGGTGATCAACGCCGCTGCGATGGACCTGGGCAACATCGTCGCTGTCGGTGCAGTTGGAACGATCATGTACTCGTTCGACGGCGGGCTCACGTGGAGTGCCAGCACTGCTGCCAACAGTCCGGCGAGCGGTGGTTCGACGTACAACGGCACCTTTTACGACGTCCTCTGGGTTACCACGCTCGCAAAGTTCGTCGCTGTAGGATCGCTTGGGGAGATCCAAACGAGCCCGGACGGCGTCACCTGGACTCACCAAGTGAGCGGCGACGCGACTGACTTACACGCGATCGCATTCAACGGCACCACGCTGTGCACGATTGGCAACTTGAGCGGCGCCGGCAAGTCGAAGGTTTCAACCAACGGCACTGCATGGTCGACTACGACTCAGGCATTTCAGTTTTCGCCGGCGCTCGCCGGGGGCTACAGCTCTGGCCTGTTCGTGGCGCACGAAGCTGTGAGCGCTAACATGAAGAGCAGTCCGGATGGAGTGACGTGGACAACCCGCACGCTAGATGGCGCTCCTGTCATGACAGCCGGAGCAGGAAGCATCGGCTGGAGCTACACACAAGGCTTCCTCGTGGTGGGCGCCGTGACGACGCCTCGCATCATGCAGCAGTCGCCGACCGGCACGGTGTGGACGTCGCTCCGCACGCCTGCGTCAACTGGCGCTACCAATCAGGTCCTTGTGACCGATCAAGCTGCTTATGCGCTGACGCAGCGTAAAACCACAGCTTGGGTGGCAGTCGCTGGCGTGTCGAGCGGTAGTAGGGACTTCACCTCGCTCGGGCCAAGCACGTCGAGCACTCCCAGCAACGGCAAGCCGTCGTTGCTCAGGTGCAGCTCGCGATCACAGATGGCGTTCTTGCCGACAGGTACCGCGGGCATCGTTGGTCTCTCGCAGGCATGGGCTGCGTAGTCCGATTTTTGAAAGGGCACCATGAACAGGTTTCTGAAGCAGTTGGCAGGAGCGACTGGGTTCCTCAAGACCACGATCGTCGGCGGCGATCACGTGCCGAGCGTGAGCGTCGACTTGCCGACGAGCTTCACTGTGTTCCAGGTCACTGTCGGCGTGACTGAAGTGCAGCTCACTGGGACCAGCACTCCCGTCAAAGCGGGCACGATCCTCAAGGCTGACCCTGCCAACACAGGCGTCATTTACGTGATCCTGCACAGCGGCACGACGAGCACAGGATTTCCGCTGTCTGCGGGCGACCCGCTGCCGGTGAACTTCGTCAACAACTTGAACGCGATCTATCTCATCGCGAGCGTGGCGAGCCAAAAGCTTGCGTGCATCGCTGGCCTGCCATGAGCTGGGGCGACGGCACAGACGAGCTCTTGCTCTGGCGCCGTAAGAAGACGAGCGTCTTGGCTGCTTCCGTGGTCGCGAGCAGCAAAGTCGCGCTCGATTTGATCTCGGACCTGGGCATCACGATCGCCACCGGCGTGTCGGCGTGGTCTGACCAGGGCCCTCGCGGTAACCACGTCGTGCAAGCCGCTACGGGCCAGCAGCCGCCGCTGGTGGCAGCTGTGCTCAATGGCCATCCGGCTCTGCGTCCTGACCTCAGCGACGATAACCTCGAACGTGCGGGCACGTTCACGGGCATAACCGCAGCGCAGACGGTGTACGTATACACGATCTGCAACGATCGAGTTGGAACGGGAAACTATCGCGGCTGCCTCTACGACTTCAGCTTGGACGGCGGCGCGAATCATGGCCTGTCGCTCTTTCACTACGACACGAACCTCTGGGGCAGGCACAGCAACGCATCGGGCGGCACGAACAACATGCTTGTCACAGACGCGACTGTCGGGCCTCGCCTGTACACCCAGCGAATCGACACTGGCCAAATCGCGCTCGATATCAACAACACTCAAGTGTTCACGAGCGGCATCACTGACGGGATGCTGACTACGCCGACTTTCCTCAAGATCGGCAACATCTATGGCGGGGGCATCGGCAACGGCAACTTTGACATTTTCCGCATCATTGCTCTGTCCCCCAAGCCCACGGCACCCGAGCATGCAGCCATCCTCGCGATATTGAAGTCGCAATACCCGAGCATCGCGATCGCGTGATGAGAGCACTGACCATCGCTTCCATGCTGAGCGCGATCGGCTGCGCTGGGTCGGCCTCGCTCGACCGAGCCCAGATGGCTACTGACCTTACGCGCAGCTTGCTGACGCTCCTCGACGACACGTTCTCGCCGCTGTGGACCGCTGCGCTTGCGGCTGCGAACCGAGCCAATCCTGATGACGACGTCGCCTACCACGAGGCGATTGCGCCGCAGGAGCTGGTGTTCCACCTGATCGAGAAGGCTCGCCGACAGCATGCTGTGCTCACGATCGCTGTTTCTCGCTGGGAGCAGACGGGCGACTCAAGTGCGTTTCAGCACGAGCTGCCTTGCGCGATCCGGACCTTCGACGAGCTCGCTCAAGCGCTTGCAGATGCTGACCTCGCCCAAGCGGTGCGAGCCGTGGACACAACGCTTCGAGACGTCATAGACGCTCCTGGCACGTGCACAGAGGCCCAATGAACTGGGCCGCCATGCTCAAGCGAGTGCCTCGAGCGATCGGCGTGCTGCTCGGCGTCGACGTGCCTGTCGAGCCTGAGAAGCATGTGCAGGGCCCGCTGCCACCTTCGAAGGCTAGTCTGGCCTACGAGGAGATGCAGGCCAAGCGAGCCGCAGCGAAGAAGCCGGTTGACCCTGCAGGCGGCTCGCGATAGCGTTTGCATTCGCTGACACTTCCTGGGCGGACGAGACAAGCTGGGCGCCGGAGAGTTGGGTGGCACGAGAGCTAGGCTCTCCGGCGCTTCAGTTTCCACCGCGGTTGTTCTTCAGCAGCTCGAACAGTTCCATGGGCGTCATCAGACGCATCGTGCCTGCAGCGTCCAAGACCACCACGGCAGCGCCGCAGTGCTCGCAGATGCCGTAATCGCCAGACCTTCGGCCGAGGAGCGCCGACCGGGCTGTCGCCGATCATGCGCTTGCAGCGCGGGCACGGGTTGGGTGGATGCCGCTCGGTCATTGCGGTTCGCTAAGTGGCATCGGCACAGGACAATCGCCGCAGCAGCGCCGATAGATGTGCTTCTCGAGGATGTCGAAGCGCTCCATGGTCCGGCCCATGCTGTAGACGACTGCGCCGCAGAGAAAGCCGATCAGCAGGGCCAGGCCGAGGATCGTGAACTGAATGCTGCGCACGCGTCGGCGAAACCACGCCACGCCAATCATCGAGAGCGCCGCGGTCCAAGCGTCATCGTCATCATCATCATTTGAAAAAGAAGCCTTGCCTCTCATCGCAGGTTCCTTTCGACGACCTCGAGCAGCATGTTCGCGGTCCGAGCGTTGACCACGTGGGGCTGCTGTGCGGCTCCAGGTCGGTCGTTTGATTTTCCCCGTGTGGAAGGAAGGGCCGATGTCTTCCGGGCAGCACGCGAGCGCCTCGCACGAGGACGGCGTGGTTTTGCACTGGCGACGCAAGTCGACTTTTTCTTGGGCATGGCTCGGAACCCCACTTACCCCAGAATCGAGTGTGCGGTAAAGTCCGCTCAGTCGAAGTTGTAACCTCGAGGTTACAAGTTTTGAGCGATCGCCCCTGCAACCGCTTCCCGCTCATGCTGCTGATCGCGGTCTTCGTGCTCAGCGTCACGGTCTTGCTCCAGGCCGATCGCGTCATTCGGCTAACAGCCAGGGTCGACTCGCTCGAACAGGAAGCCGTCACGATCCGCAAGCGCGAGCTCGCCGTCGGAGCCGCGACCCAGAGCTGCTGGTGAAGGCGTTCACGCCCGTGATCATCGAGAGCCGCTACGCCGGCAACGTCGAGCGCAACCTGCGCTACCTGCGAGCCTGCATGCGCGACTGCCTCTTGCGGGGCGAAGCGCCGCTCGCAAGTCACGCGCTCTACACCCAGTCGGGCGTGCTCGACGACAGCGATCCGGTCGAGCGCGACATGGGCATCGCCGCCGGCTTCGCTTGGCGTCCACTCGCGACGCTGACGGTGTTCTACGTCGACCTTGGCTGGTCGAAGGGCATGCGGGAAGGACTGCTCGACTGCGAGATCCGAAAGCTGCCCTGGGAGGAGCGCCTGCTCGGCGGCGTGTGGAAGAGTTGATCCCTCTTTTTCTCTCTTGAACGAGAGTGCAAGTCCAAGTGGATCTTCTCGGCTGAGCGAAAACGCCGCTGTCGGTTAACTCATGTTCCGAAGGAACATGAGTTGTAGATCGATCAACCCTGAATCTGCTTCGCTCGCTCCGCTGCGCTCTCGCTGATTCAGAAGATCAAAAACATTCCGGGTTAGGGACTCCCGAAGGGAGAACCGTTAACCCCCGGTGGGGGGTTATTAGGGGGGAGGGACGTCGGTTTGTAAAGCGCAAACTGACATGCCCGATCTCGATTTCTGCAAAACTAAAATCTGTAACCTCGAGGTTACAACTTGTCCCTCCTGAGCTCGACGACGAAGTCGGTGCTCATGAAAGACGACGACCAAATCGTAAGAGCAGAAAATGCGGCGTGGTGGGAAGAGGAAGCTCGGTTCCAGAAACTCGCGGCTCGATGCGAGAGCATCTCGCTCGCTCACGGTTTTGCGAAAACGACGTGGGAGAACCTGCCGGCCAACCTGATGTTCATCGTCACGGAGGTAGACGAGGCCTTTCACGCCCCGACCCGCGATGCTTTTTACGAGGAGCTCGCAGACATCGCGATCCGGATCCTCGTGCATCTCCATGCGCTGTGGGGTCCATGCTGGAGCTTGCGCCGCGCGGCGAACACGGCTCGTGTCGAGTGGCCGTATCCGGGCCTGCTTTACCACCCGCACTTGGTGTCGGTTGATCCGACGGTTGGCTTGCGGCTGGTGATCAACCGCGTTTGTGAAGCCGCGAAGTCGTGGCGTCTGGGCCATGGCCAAGTGGTGCAGGCCGACGTGCGAGTCTGCCTCGAGCAAGCGCTTGCGCAGTGCTTGAGCGTTACCAAGATGTGCGGGATCGACGCGCAGCGGGAGATCGACGCGAAGTGCGCGAAGAACGAAGGGCGGCCCCATCTGCATGGACGGCTCGAGGTGATCGGGTGAACACCCTGAACCTCTTGGTCACTGTCGACAACCGCATCCGGCTACCAAGCGAGACTCCGACCGAGCTCGTGAAGCGCCTGAAAGAGGTGACCACTCACCCGAATCCCGAGTATGGAAAGGCTCGCGCGTTGGGCCGCTGGGTCGGCAGTGTTCCGACCGAGATCAAGACGTGGCGCATGGACGTACGAAGCACTGCAGCCGGCAAGCAGTTTTCGTTTCCTCGAGGCGTCGCTGGCCTAGTGCGAAGTCATGCGGCGAGCCTCGGCATCGTGATCCGCTGGTCAGACAAGAGGACGAGCGTTCCTGTCGACTGGAAGCCGTTTCTTGTCGAGCCGAGGCCTTACCAAAGTGAAGGGATCGCAGCATGTGTGGAGCGTGAGCAGGGTATAGTGAAAGCTCCTACTGGGTCGGGAAAAACCTCGATGGCTCTTGGAGCGCTCCCGCAGCTCAAGCAGAGAGCGCTCGTGATCGTGCGCGATCGCAACTTGCTTGAGCAGTGGCTCGAGCGTGCGGAGAGCGAGCTAGGGCTGAAGAAGCGCGAGGTGGGAGTGGTGTCGGGCGGAAAGCGACGCATCGGCGAGCGGCTAACGCTGTCGCTCCAGCAGACGCTGTACTCGAAGTCGTTCCCGCTCGAAGAGTTCGCCCAGCAGTTCGGCGCGGTGCTGGTTGACGAGGTGCACGAAGCGGCAGCTCGGACCGTCAGCGAGACCGTGGACGCGTTTCCAGCGCGAGTGCGGCTCGGCTTCTCTGCCGATCACCGCAGGCGCGATCGGAAGGAGTTCCTCAGCGAGGACTTGTTTGGCGACGTGATCTTCGAGGTGAGTAAGCAGCAGCTCGAGGCGGAGAAGCACGTGGTTCCGGTCGTGGTGCGTCTTGTGCCGACTGCGTTCGCGGCCGATTGGTACGCCGATGCTCCGACCGAAGAGCGAGACTTCATGAAGCTGATCAGCGAGATGTCGGCAGATGAAGAGCGAGGGTTGCTCTTGCGCCGCGTCGTGCTCGAACTTGTGTCGTCAGGTTGCGCTCCGGTGCTCGTCTTCACTCATCGGCGTGAGCACGCGTCGCGGCTTGCTGAGCGCGAGCTGCCAGCCGATGGGGTGCCGACAGGACTGTTGCTTGGCAGTGCTGGCAGCGCCGTGCAGTTCGAGGAGAGCAAGTCGCTGCTGCTGAAGGGCGTGCTCAAGGTCGCAGTCGGCACGTTCAAGGCAGTTGGTCAGGGGATCGATTTACCGAACGTGATGGCGGGGGTTTGCGCGACTCCGATCGGCGCGAACAAGCAGTTTTTCGGCCAAGTCCGCGGGCGAGTGTGTCGAGTGTGGCCCGGCAAGCAGGTTGGCTATCTCTACTATCTTTGGGATGAGCAGGTCTTTCCGGACGCAGGACGAAACCTGTTGAACTGGAACGATGGGCTCGTCGAGATTTTCGATCGGGCGAACAAGCAGTGGATGACGTTTCGAGGGTCTCCCTAAACAGAACACACGAGGTGCGATGTGAGCACTGACGATGACTTCGAAGCTCGTGATGGCGACGTGTTGGTGGTTTCGTATCCTGAGGTGAAGATCCCGCTCGCTACGAAGTACAGCACTGTCACGATCGGCGGGCTGATCTACACGCGGCAGTTGCGCAGCAAGGACAGCCCGACCGAGGAATACCAGCGGGTCTACGCGTTCTTGAGGCACATGGCAGAGGCTGACGCTCGCGCGAAGGTGCAGCAGTGGACCGAGGAGCTTGCGGCAAAGCGACCGCCACCGCTGCCGACGGCTCCGAAGCCGGTGGGTGAAGTTGTAACCTCGAGGTTACAACCCAGCGCAGCAGCTCCTGGCGGCGTCGTGCGGCCGAAGCCGGTGAGTCGGTGACGATGCGCATCACCGACTTCGTGAATAGCTTCGACAAGCCCACAGGGCCGCGCTTGCGAATGAAGCGCGCCAAGCCGATGACGCTAGTCGAGATTGCGATCGACGATGCCAGGCGGCGCGCTGCAAGTGGTGAGTGGGCAGGCGCGAAAGGAGCGGTTCTTGTCGGTCTGTACGCGATGTGCCATCGCATGGTGTACGGCATCATCCCGAGTGAGTTGTTCGAGGTGCCGACGTTTCGTGCGGCTGCGAAGATGGCGGCCAAGGCTATGCACGAGCTATTCGGAGACGATCCGGCCGAGGTCGCCGCGTTCGTGAAGTGGTCGTGGCAGGTCGAGAAGCGCAAGAACGAGTGGGCTCAAACGAAGTCGGTCGACCGCAAACATCTGGGTTGGCGAGCGCAGTTCTGTAGGTCGCTGGAGACCGATTACCGCATCTGGCAGAAGCAAGGGCGCCGCTGAGCTGTGGCGGTCTCGAAAGAGTTCGTCTACGACTCGTCCAACGAAGCACTAGTTTTGCGAGCGGCGATTGCGCTCGCGCGTGAGTCAGATCGCACGCAGTTCCGGGCGCTCGTGCATTCCATCGGAGAGGACGAGTTCCTCGTGGCTCAGCACTCTTCGCTGTGGCGTGTGCTGCGTCGCACCGCGGACGGGGGGCTCGAGTACACGACGGAGACCGTGCTGCAGCTGATGGCGGCAGAGCCATCAGAGGTCGACGTCAACTATTTGGCTGAGCTCGAGAGGGCTGCAGTCTTGCCAGCGAACCTAGACTGGCACGTGCAAACGCTTCGTTGGGACGCGACGCGGGCACGAGTAGTGAAGAACGGGTTGCCCGAGCTAGTTCGCGACTTGAGCGATCCGCGAGTGACAGTTGACCGTGCAGTCACGTCGGCTCGCTCTATTGTTCGAGCGCTCGAAGGCGGCGGCGGGCGTAAGTTCATTCATCGGCGAGAAGAGCTTGCTGCTGTTTATCGAACCGAGCTCGCTAAGCGGCGCGACCAAGGCAACTTCTACCCGTGTGGGTTTGAGCATGTTGATGGGCTGATGTCAGAAGGATTCAAGCCAGGCAATACGGCGATCATCACGGGCTTGTCAGGCAGCGGGAAGAGCACGTTTGCAGCGCGGCTCGCGATCAACCTAGCTCGTCTGGGAAGGCGGCCGATGATCTGTGCGTGGGAGATGGGCGGCACGTCCACGCTTGACGTCATTGTTTCGATGCTCACCGGCATCTCGCTCGACATCGTCATCAAGGGCACTTACAACGACCTCGACTGCAGGCGGCTGGAGCGCGCGAGCGATTGGGCGAACAAGAAGATCCTGTTCATGGAGAACGCGTTCTTCGGTCAGCTCGCGAGCAGTGGTGGCGGCAGCAGCAGCAGTGACAGAAAGCAGAGGCGATCGAACGATCGCAACCTCGACATCTTAGAGGGCTACATCGCCGAAAGCGGCTGCGACGAGATCATTATGGACCTGTGGGATCGCATCCTCGCTGATCAGAATCCCGACGCGGTCACCGACGCCTTGTATCGTCAGCAGAACATGCATCGGGAATACGGCGTACATGGGACGTTGCTCGTCCAGCTGCGGCTGAAAGACGTCGAGCGGCGCGCCGATAAGCGACCGACTCGCGAGTCGATCAAAGGCGTCGGCACGTTCGTCGAGGTGGCCGATTTGATCTTCGGCGTGCACCGCGACGCGCAGTTCAAGGACGTTCCCGATAACACGATCGAGCTCATCTGCTTGAAGCAGCGCAAAGGCCGGTCGAACTGGGCGGTTCGGTTCGGGTGGTGCGGTGAGATCTGCGAGATCAGCGGCGGCGAAGAAGTGCCCTACAACCCCGGGCTCGAGGCGACTGGAGACTACGGCGACATCGCAGATCCCTCTGCGATCCGTACGAGCCCGCGGAAGATGAATCGTCGCGATTGAGGACTGGTCGGCCGGCACACTAGATCGTCTTCCGCCCCACGAGCCGCTGGGAAGGACGCCGAAGAAGCTGAGCAGCCAGAGCAAGAAGAGCAGCAGCAGGACGACTAACGCGATTCGTTGGAACGGTTGGGGGAGAGGGATCAACGTGATGATCCAATACACGATGCCGCAGATGATCACGGCGATGAGCAGTTGAACGAGCATTGCGAACATAGCCAGATCATCTGCTTGCCGATCAGCGAGGAGCAACATCGATGACTTTTCGCGATCGAGTTGACGTGGAGAAGCTATTGCAGGCACTCGGCGTGAAGTACGAGCGACGCGGGCGCAAGTTGCAGGCGTTGTGTCCCAATCCAGATCACCAGGACTCGAGTCCGTCTTGGGCGATCGTCGACTCGCCAGGCGCGTCGACGCACGCAGGGCACCACTGTTTTAGTTGCAAGTTTGGCGGCGGGCCGTGGGAGCTCGTGATGGCCGTTCGCGGCGTCGACGAAGCCGAGGCGTTCGCCTTCATGGGCGAGCTCGTGTCAGGCGTTGCGCGCCCCCAAGAGGGTGTGCCGCAGCTCGTGATCAAGCCGCCAGCGGCGCGTGTGGAGTACGTGTTGCCGCGGGGAGTTCAGATCCCGTCGATTGACGGATCGAGCTGGCCCGAGCCGTTCGCGAAGTACCTCGAAGTGCGGGGCGTCACCCAGGAGCAGATCGATCGCTGGAGCATCGGGTTCGCGAAGTGGGGTCCGCTCGCTTGGAGGGTGGTGATCCCCGTTCATACACGCGGGCGTTTGGTGGCACATGTAGCCCGGTCGATTTTTAGGGACGGTTCGAAGCGCTACGACATGCCTACCAAGGGTCGAGCGTCGCCGACAATGGCAGTGTTCGGCGAGCCGCTGATTGATCCTGAGCTTGGGGTTTTGACCATCGCAGAAGGTTCGTTCTCGATGCTTGCCCTCGAGCGAGCGGGTGCGCCGAATCCTGTTGCGCTGCTCGGCAGCGATTGGTCGCCGGCGAAGGCCGCGATCCTGACAGCTGTGCAGTGGTCGCATGTGATCGTTGCGACGGATCCCGACATGGCAGGCGACAAAGTCGCTCGGGCCATTTCAGCGTCCTTTCGAAAAGCGAAAATATCTCGACTGCGGATGGACCAAAGTCCGGATGATTGCGAACTGGGTGTTTTGCGAGCAAGGACCCGAGAAGTTCTCGCAGCGTGAAAAATAACCGTTGTTTGCAGGCGCTCCGGAGTTGTAACCTCGAGGTCACAACTCGGACGGCTGCAGTACCATCCCGCATACGGGACACGTCGACGCAGGGCATAGCCCCAAAGGACGACTGCAATGACGAGCACAAGCCCAACCGAGGGCATGAACCCCGAGCAATCCCAAGCGGTCCTGCACGATCACACTCCGCTGCTCGTAGCAGCAGTTGCTGGGTGCGGGAAAACGAGGGCTCTCACGCATCGAGTCGTTCAGCTCGTGGCGAGCGGAGCAGAGCCAGGCCGCATACTCGCTGTCACTTTCTCGGTGAAAGCCGCGCGCGAGATGAACGATCGTTTGCAGCGGCTCGACTGCGAAGGTGTGCGAGTCGGGACGTTCCATTCGCTTGCGCTGCAGATCGTGCGCGAAGAGTGGTCGGAGTGCCGCAGCTGGACGATCGACGACTCCGAGCGTTACCGCATCTGTGTGAAGGATGCGGTTTCGTTCCGCTACATGGATTGGAAGTCAGCGGACGTCACTTACTTGATGAGCTATATCAGCCGCTGCAAGGCAGCGGGCGCCTATCCGGCAGATGCGAAAGCTTTGGTTATCGCGACCGAGATGTACCGCAAGCGTCCCACTGCGGGGCGTGAACCAACTCTGTGCAGGCAGGCTTACGAAACAGCTGAGATCGTACGGCACGAGCGGCAGCTGCTGACTTTCGATGACATGCTGCTCGACGCTTGGGCTCGATTGTCGACTGACGAAGCAGCTCGCACGCGGTGGGCGCAGCGGTGGGATCACGTGCTGCAAGATGAGGCACAAGACGAGAATTTCGTGCAGCACGAGCTTGGCGCCATGCTCGCCCGAGACCACCGCAGCTACACAATAGTGGGCGATCCGGCACAGTGTCATCCAGCTGGGACGCAGATCGAGATTGCTGACGGTGTGACGGTGCCGATCGAAGGGCTTCAGGACGGCGATCTGATTCGCGGTTGGAATCAGAACTCCCAGAAGATGATCGGCGGGAGACGCGTGCAAGTCGCGGTTCGTCAGTTTAGCGGTCGGTTGCGCGACGTGTTCGTAGCGGGCCGAGTGGTGCCGGTCACACCGAATCACAAGTTCGTTGCACGATGGACGACGCGGGAGTCAGGGGTGTTGGTCACGTACCTCATGCGTCGCGAGGGATTCGGGTACAGAGTCGGATGGTGCAAGCTGTTCGCTCACGGCGGCGAAGGGCCGATCCCCTTCCATTTGGCAACGCGAGCTCGCATCGAGAAGGCCGATGGAGTTTGGATTCTGAAGGTGCATCAGACACGTACTGACGCGAGTGTGTACGAGAGCATTGTTGCTGCAATGTACGGCTTGCCGACAGCGACGTTCGAACCTGTTCATGGGACTGAGCATCAGACTGCAGATGCGATTGCTCGCATCTTCGAGGCTGTTGCTGACGAAAATCGAGAGCGCGGTGAGCGGTGTTTGGCAGTGCACGGCCTCGATTCGCAGTTGCCGTTGTACCCATGGCCGAATCGAGAGGCAGCTGGCCCTCAAGGGCGACGCACTATCTTCCAAGTGCATGCGGCGAACCTTTTGCCTGATTTGATGTGCGTGCCGCTTCCTGATCGAGTGGGTGCATGGTCGCCTGTCGAAGGAGTGCGCCCTCGTTCGGTTGAGAGCGTAGCCGTCTACTCTCTTCAGGTCGCTGAGGATGAGACGTATGCGGCGAACGGCATCGTCGTGCACAACAGCATCTTCCAATTCCGAGGCGCAAACCCGCAGTCGATGCTGAAGTTCGAGCAAGAGTGGGGCGCTCGTGTCGTGCGCATGGGACTCAACTATCGCAGTTGCGACAGCATCATCGAGATCGCCAACAAGACTCTCGACGCGATGCCGCCGGCGACCCATTTGGGCGTGAAGATGATCGCGACTCGAGGTGAGCCGGGCCGTGTCAGTGCTGTTGTGTATGAGGACTTCGATGCCGAGGGCGAGGGGGTCACCGAGAAGATCCTGGAGCTGCACGAGGACGGCAGGAAGTGGTCTGACTGCGTCGTGCTGTTTCGGACTAACGCTCAGAGCCGCGGCGTCGAGGAGTCGCTGCTCGGTGCGCGAGTGCCGTACCAGGTGATTGGCGGAACGAACTTCTACGACCGGCGAGAAGTGAAAGACTTGCTCGCTTACCTGCGGGTCGCAGCGGGGCGAGGCGAGTTTGACGATGTGCGGCGATCGATCAACACGCCGTTTCGGTACTTGGGTAAGGCGTTCTTGGATGGGCTGGAGCGAGTGATTTCCAGCGCAACGCCTGAGCAGATCCCTGGGATTGTTCGAGCCTACGTGATGGATCCTGCCACTCGGTTGCAGCAGCGGCAGCGCACGTCGGCGATTGTCTGGTGTGAGCTCATCAATGGGGTTTCGGCGGCCATCGCGGCAGGCGCAGCTGAGAACGAACTCGGGGGCATCGTCGAGACGTCCGCAACGTGTGTGGAAGCGTCGCCCGCTCGGCTTCTCGAGAACCTCGTAGCTGACTTGCGGTATTCCGAGTGGTTGACGCGCGACGAAGGCACCGAAAGCCCGGAGAATAACCGGGTGTCGAATGTGCGTGAGCTCATCCGAGCAGCAGGGCGGTTTCCGACCGTTCCAGAGCTGCTCGACTACGTCGACGACACGCTCGAGCGAGCGGCCAGGGCAAAGCGTGAGGCGCGTTCGAGCGACGTCGTTACGCTCTGTTCGATCCACAGGTCAAAGGGCCTCGAGTGGCCGATCGTTTTCGTGCTGGGCGTGAACGACAAGATCCTGCCGCACGCGATGGCGGAGGATCCCGATGAAGAGCGGCGGCTCTTTTACGTGGCGTGCACTCGGGCTCGCGATGTTCTCGAGCTTTCGTGCGTGGCTAAAGCGGCGGTCAGCAATCGGGTCCTCGACCTCGAGCCGTCTCGCTTCTTGGCGGAGGTCGGGATCAAGCTCGGCGTAGCAGCGAACGTCGTGCCAAAGGAGATCGGCTAAAAATGAGGATGCGAGTCCGTCGAGCAGTTTCTCCCGATCAGCTTACTTTGCCCATCGTCGGAGAGCTGGCGGAACGACCGTTTGCTGGTCGCATGCGAGTTCGGCGCGATGTTCAACTGCTGGAGTTGCTGCCGAAGCAGTCGCCCGCGAACGATTCGCCGAAGAAGAGTTGGAAAGGGGATCTGCATGCTGTGAAGCAAGGCAAGCTGCAGTTTGCGGTGTTGGCCAAGCGGCATCGCGCACTCATGTGCGCGATAGCTCGACCGTGGCTAGGCAGGTGTCCGCCGAACGTGGGTCTAGAAGATTTGGCTCAAGAGATCTTGCTCGAGGTCTGGCAGGCGATCGAAGTTTGGGATTCGGAGCGAGGTACGCCTTTGCTCAACTATGTTCGGGGGCGGATTCGTCATCGCATGCTCGCTTTCACTCACAAGTTGATTCGCGGCAGCGAGAAGGACGGGCGATATCTTCTGCAGCAGATCATCGAGGAGAAGGTGGTCAAGGTTTACGGCGCAGGCGAGCATCCCGAGCAGTTGGATTTCGTGCCTGTCACGCTACCAGTGGACGACGATTGTGACGTCGCGCAGCTGGCGGCGTTAGTTGTCGGAGGATTACCTTCCAAGCAGGCGCGTGTGGTTGCAGGGTTGCTCACTGGTGAACAAACCGACTCAGTCACCGAACGCGTCTATGGTAGTAAATGTAAGCTGCAACGAAAAGCTGCACTTCGTGCGTTCGCAGCGGCAACTGCTCTCGTACACTCTTCTGGAGAGCCAGAAGAAAATGGTCAAAGGACGAAAGAAACTCATGCGCACCAAAGCACCACCTGCTCCCGCAGCAAAGAAAACTTCTCGGCCGCCGGCAGCAGTCGCCAGCAAGCCACCTGCGCCTCTCACCTTGGTCAAGGGTAATCGGACCATGGTCCTTGCTGACGGCAAGACTCGGGCGAACCCAGAGGTGATGCGCAAGGCGGCGAAGGTTCTTGGGGTAAAACTGCCGAGCGTTCGTGGGGCGAAGTCTGATCAAGAGTTGCTGGGAAACCTGCGATTGGAAGTCAGCAAGCGGGTTGCGAAGCTGGATGTAGGCGATCACGTCAAGTGTGGCGTCTGCGGCGAAGTGGCGACCGACGACACGCCGTACTGCCCGTTTTGCGGCGATGAAGGCACCACCGAAGAGGCAGCTGCAGCGGCAACCGGAGCAGCGATCGTGCCTGCCGCTGTGGGGGTGGGAATCGCCAAAACTCCTGTGCCGACCGCGAACGTCGAGGTCGCAACTGTGGTGCTCGCTCAGGACTTGGATGCTCTGCTCGAGAAGATCCGAGAGCTGAAGCACGCGCAAGTCAGCATGTCGTATGAGATCGGCGTGCTCTGCAGAGAGATTCGCGACAAGCAGCTTTACAAAGCGCGTGAGTACAAGAGCTTCAGTGCGTTCGCTGCCAAGGAGCTGCCCTTCGCGCGTGAATCTGCGTTGAGCCTGATCGCGATCGTCGAAAAGCACACGAAGGAGGATTACGACCGGATCGGCTACGCCAAGCTGCGGGTCATATTGGCCGTGAATGACGATGCGGCCAAGACTGAGCTGCTCAGCGCGGCTCGCGAGGGCGCTACCACGAAGCAGCTGACCGAGCGTGCAGCGCGAGCCAGCACGCCGCCGAAGAGGCTGTCATCCGGGCCCGAGAAGGAGAAGGGCGAGAAGATCACCCTCCTCGGCAGGATCGGCGCGCGCAATCAGGTGGTGCGCTTCCACGATCTGAAGACTCAAGAAGTCATCGAGTCGGTTGGCACGTTCAAAAACGTCTCGGCTGATGTTTACGGCGAGCTCGAGATCGCTGACGGTGTGTTCGTGCAGATCGGTTTGCGCGTGAGCGACGAGAAGGAGCTCAAGGGTTTGACGGTTCGGTTTGTCCGACCGACCGCTGACGAGTGAACTACGTCTGAGTGGATCTCGTATCTGGCTGGTCTGACGACACGCACGTCTATCTCGTAGAGCGACCTGACGGCGGCGACGCGGTGAAGGTTCGAAGGATGCGGGCCAAGTGGTCTGCATTCTTCACCGGGCTCGACGACAAAGACCGTCTCGCACTGCAGCGGACGCGCGAGGTCATTGGACTGTCGACGCAGGGGCAGTACACCCGGGTCGACTTCCGAAACAAGTGGGCTCGCAAAGACATTTGCTGGAAGTTGGGTCAAGCGATCGAAGGAGCGCGCGCCGCCGGCGCTCTCGACGCTGCGATCCTCGAAGCAGACGTGAACCCGCTGCGTCGGTTTTTGAGCGACTACGGCACAGCGAACGTGTCGACGAGTCCTCGCTGCGCTTGGTTCGACCTGGAGACTGACAGCCGGCGGTCATTCCTCGATGCGACCGAGCACGGCACTGCAAGGATCCTGTGCTGGTCGATTGCGACGTTGGTAGACGGCGAGTCGCGCATGGTGGCGAGCGGGTTGCTCGAGGCAGACACAGACGAAGCCGAGCGTCGCTTGATCGAAGATTTTCTCGACGCGTGCCGCAGCTATGACGTGCTACTTGCGTGGTCTGGCGACGGGTTCGATTTTCCTGTGCTTGCGCTGCGCGCCGACAAGCTTCGAGCGAAGCAAGCGGGCATGCGGCCCTTGTGGAACAGGTGGTGCTGGCTCGACTGCCTCGAGGTGTTCAAAAAGTACCACGCTCATGTGCACGAGTCGGGCGAGGAAAAGACGAGCTTCAAGCTCAACAACATCGCTCAGGTCCTGTGCGGCGAGGGCAAAAAGGAGTTCGCGGTCTCGCGCACCTGGGAGTCATGGGCTGCTGGTGGAGAGGAGCGACAGCGCCTGTTGCTCTACAACCAGCAGGACACTCTGCTTATGCCGAAGATCGAGGCTCGAACTGGGTACGTAGCCCTGCACGTCGCTGTGTGCTCGGTCACTCGGTGCTTCCCAGATAGCCGCTCGCTGATGGCGAGCCAGCAAGGGGATGGCTTCTTGCTGCGTCTCGGCGAGATTCACGGGCATCGCTGGCCGACGAAAAAGGGCGTGGAGAATGTAGAGCAGTACTCGGGCGCCTATGTGATGGAGCCGTCGAGGACCGGCATCATCGAGAACGTCCACGTCGCAGACTTCGCTGCGCTGTACCCGTCGATCATGCGTAGTTGGAACATCAGCCCAGAGACGGCGCTGTGGCAGCGCCAGCCTGATCCGCAGGAGGGTAGCTGTCGGCTGCCATACTCTGATCTTGTGCGCTTCTCGAAGGCAGCTCGGGGCATGTTTCCGCGGGCGCTTGATGATCTCGTTGTGAAGCGAGCCGAGTACTCTCGTCGGCAAGATGCGGCCGAGCCAGGCTCGGACGAGTGGGAGCGGTACAAGCGGTTGTCGGGGGCCTACAAGATCGTCGCCAACTCGTTCTACGGGATCATGGGCAGTCCCTACGCCCGGTTCTTCAGTTCCACTGCTGCTGAGGCGGTGACGCAGACGGGGGCATGGTTGATCAAGCGAGTCGCAGCAGCGAGCAAGGAGAAGGGGCTCGATGCGTTCTACGGCGACACAGATTCTTGCTTTGTGAGCGGCGACAGTGGGCAGTTCGCCGAAGTTGTGCGAGGGCTGAACGAGTCATGGCGGCCGCTGTTGACCGAGCTCGGCTGCGACGACTGTCACATCAAGCTTGAGTTCGAGAAGTCATTCAATCGGATCGTGCTCGTCAGTGCGAAGCGCTACATCGGGCGCTTCTCGATTTACAAAGGCAAGCAGGTTTCCGGCAAGAAGGTCGAAGTCAAAGGTCTCGAGTACAAGCGCGGCGACACAATGCGCTTCGCGCGCACGATGCAGAAGGAGTTGATCGACTTGCTCCTAGGGGATGAGGTGCCATCGCTCGACGTGGTGCGCGAGTTCGTCGCGGGCTGGAAGGATCGTGTTCTGAACGGCGTGCTGACGGTGGAGGACATCGTGCTGAGTCAGAGCGTCAAGGGGCTCGACGAATACGCTGAGCGCTACACGGTGGCTCAGTGCTCGGGCTCTTCGGGCACTGGCAAGAAGAAGCGGAAGTGTGGCTACAACTTCGGATCGACGGTTGTGGTGGGCCCTGGCAAGTGTCCGCGGTGCGGTACCGAGCGCAAGCAAGCGTCGCCTCCTGTGCATGTTCGGGTTGCCAAGGTACTTGAAGAGCGCGGCGAAGAGATCCGCGCAGGCACTCGAATCGAGTACTTGATCGTGAGCGACGAGGGTGATCGCATCGATGCTGTTCCGGCTCGCGACGAAGGAGCTCTTGCCAAAATCAACCGGCACTACTACTGGAACTCGAGGATCTACCCGCCGACGGCGCGCGTGCTCGAGAGTGCATTTCCGAGTGAAGATTGGGTCGAAACCAAGGCTCAAAAGAAGGAGCGCCGAAAGCTCGCTGCGATCGAGAAGAACCGAGGTGTGTCGGGACCTTTGTTCGACTGGCTAGCTCGAACTGGCAGTGAGTCGAGTCGGGTCGTCATTACGATCGATCGCGACCTCGACGGCCAAATCGACATGGCTGCTCTCAAGAGCGTGTTGGTTGCTCGGCGTGGAGATCGGCCCGTCATGCTGAAGCTTGTCGATGCAAGCGGCGAACAGGAGTTGAACCTCATGCGCTACCCAGTGCAGCTTGACGACCAAACTATTTTGGAACTCGAGCGCATTTGTGGACGAGGTTCTGTGTCCTTCTCGACGTTGCGCGGCAACTAGCTGTGCATGATCCGCAGACGGAAGGTTTCAGGCAGCGCTGCTAATGCGCCAGATTCAGAAGCGACTCCCGACCCTGGAAGTGAGCGTTGGGCAGGCAATCCCGAAGAGCCGGCGGCGGCAGCAGTTGCTGACCCGGTAGCACAGAAGGACGACAGGCACCCGTTTCCGTGGGGCCTCGTTATCTCAGACGTCTTCAATCTGGAAGTTCACAAGCTGTTCAAGCAGCTCGAGCTGGAGCTGACGCTCGGCGATGGCGCCACCGAGTATGGGACTTTGCTGCATGCGGTCGACAAGAGCGCTCGCAACCTCTACGACGCAGCGCGCCTGTGTCGGAAAGCCAAGCTTGTCGACGAGCAGTTCGCAGAGGAGCTCGACAAGCGGCTCGAGGTGCTGCGTTCGTCGGCAGTGGCCGAGCTGGAGGAGGAGAAGCTAAAAGGCATGCGCTCCAAAGCTCCGACGATCAAAGACATCGATGATCGGATGCTCAAGAACTGGCCAGATGAGTACGGCGCGATCAAGTCCAGGAAGGCCGAGATGCACGGTGCTTTCCGTGCGCTGGAAGCGTTGGAAGGCGCCTGGCGTGATCGTTGCCAGTCGCTTCGGTCAATGGCTCAAGGGCACAGAACAGCGGGTGTTTGAGCGACAAAGGCACGATGCGAATCAACGTCTACAGTCAGGAACTAACGAACGAAGTCAAACTCCTTGAAAAGGAGAGCAATACTGGGCTGGTTTACAGCGCGGTGCAGTTGATTTTGCATTCGTCTCCGACCCTCCATCATCCGCCTCAGGATGATGATCGGAGTGCGGTGACTATATGGCTACCGAAGAGCGTGCAGCGCCGGGAAGAACTGGCCGACACGCTTCGCAGGATGGCGGTCATGGTGTTGTCAGCGCGCAACGAAACTGGACTGGATTGACTCGGACTACAAAAGCGAGGGCTGAATGACGGCAGAAGCAGGGCTTGGGATCGCTGCGTTCTTGAAGCACAACAGCGACGCTGGCGGCGGCGGACAATGGCTTCGGCAGTGGCGCAAGAAGGGCGTCGGTGAGGTCACGATTTGGCTGCACACGCTAGCTCCGATCGTGCCGTGCTTCAGTCACTCGTTCATGTTCGAGGACGAGTACGAAGACAAGCAGACCGGCAAAACGACGCCGACTCTTCGTTACCCGCGCTTCGTTAGTCCGGATGCTGAGATCGTTCACCGAAATCAGTACTTCCGGAACGACGACGGAACGATGCAAGTTCCTCCGGATCTAGACCCGTTCTTGCTGTTGCGTGAGTGGCTGCGTTTCGGCGCCGAGCACCTCAGTCTCGAAGAGCCGATTTTCAAGTGGCATGACGCAAAAGAGCGGCGTGATGTCGTGTGGGAGCGCGGCGAGCTAAGTGGGCTGGTCAAGCGCGGTCAGAAGAACTTTGGGCATTCGCTCGACACAAAGCTTGAGTACATTTACGTCGTCGTCGACAACGATGCCGTGAGCGAAGGCCCTGTTTTGGCGCGTGAAGGGAAGCTCGTCAGCCAGAAGATTGGGGAAGTCATTAAGCAGCAACAGAAGCAGTGGGGCGACAAGCAAGGCGATCCGCTGCAGCACCCGTATGCATTCCAGCTAGTCGGCGAGGACGCGTCATCGCCGATGAACGCTTACAAAGCGTTCAAAGCAGAGCGGGCCGAGTTTACCGAAGAAGTTTGGGCGCAGATTTCGTGCGAAGACTTCCCAGATCCGTTGAAGCATGGGCAGCCGGTCGAAGGCGACATGGAGAAGCTTCGCGAGCTGTTCGAGCAAGCGGCGCAAGTGGAGCTGCCAATCGATCAGATCTTCTCGGACGATCCCGCAGTGCGACGCGATCTGACGCGAAACACAGGCGGCAATCGGCCAGCGCCACGAGCATCGAAAGCGTCGGCGACAAAGGTTGCTGCTCCGACTCAAGCTCAGCGTCCTCCAGTTCCGCAGCGAGGCGGAAAGCCAGCGGCTGCAGCAGCTCCTCAGACGAACACTGGTGCGCCTCAGGTGCGCCGCAAGAAGGTCGATAAGCCGGCTGAGCCGCCGCCTCCAGAAGTGGAGGTCATTCCTTGCGCTGATTGTGGCAAGGACATGCTTGCAACAGACACGAAGTGTTCGTCGTGCGGCGCAGAGTACGAGCTGATCGTCGACGAAGCACAAGCGGCGGTTGCAGTACCAACGCTGCCGGCTGCGAATGCGAACGGGAAGCCGAGTACAAGCACGAAGCCAAAGTCGGCGGCAGCGCCTAAGCCGATTCCTGCAGCGTCGCCGTCCTCGAGGCAGCCGTCCTTGCCGCACACCGATTCGGCGCAAAAGGAAGTTGTAGCCAACTGCTGGTCGTGTGGAGCTTTGCTCAACGGCAAAGACAACTGCCCGTCGTGCGGCATCGAGCAAGGAGATGATCTTCCGTTCATTTTCAACGAGTGTGAAAGCCAACTCAGCGGCATCGGGGAGCGATGGAACTCCAAGCTCACTGCTCGTCAAATCATCTGAAATGCCAAAGCTTCGAAAAAAAGTGGCAGCTGTAGCTGACCCTGTGGAGCGCGATGCTGTTCCGTTGCCGCTGCGTCGGGCTATGCCGCTTCCGAAGAACTGGCAGCGAGCCGATGAAGCTCTCGATAAGATCGAGTCAGTCTCGACGATCTTCCCAGACTTCAATCGAGCAACGCGATGCGGCGGGCTGCCGGTCAATCGGATGCATACCGTACATGGACCTACACATGGGGGAAAGACCGCATTTGTTTTAGGCTTAGCGAAGAGCTTCCTCGACGGCGGTCATTCGGCTGCATACGTGGATGCCGAGCACGCTACCGCGCACGAGTTTGCCAGCGAGCTGCTCGGCGAGCTGAAGCAGCACGATCGTTTCTTCGGTCGAGTGCCAGCCACCTATGAAGAAACGATCGACGCGGTCGACGAGTTCCTCAAGATGATGACTGAGTTTCGGAAGGACTCGCCCGAGACAAAGTCGATCGTCTTGGTCGACTCGATCAATAAGCTCACGCCAGAGCGCGAGCTCAAGAACGTGTTGAAGAGTGGCGGCGAGGAGGTCAGCAAAGGTCATGCTGGTCGCTATCGAGCTGCGGTCAATAAGTCATGGCTCGATCACCTGTCTCCTCGGCTCAAAGCAGCTGGCTGCGCGATGGTGTTCATTGCTCAAGAGCGGGAAGGCTCAGACGACAAGCCTTGGGATGCCGACGGTGGCGTGGAGATCAAAGGCGGCGAGGCACTGTCGTACGACGCTTCGTTGCTCATCCGCGTCAGCAAGGCTTTTCCGATGCGCGATCCTTCGACCGCGGCAAAGGATTACCCAAAGGGGAAGATCATCGGCTTCCAGCATCGCGTGCGCATCTACAAATCGAAGGTCTCCCACATGGATGGAGCTTTCACCGACTGTGTTTACCACTTCAGCAATGGCACGCAGACGCCGCCCGGGTTCGACTTGCAACGTGATGCGATCTACGTAGCGAAGGAGCTTGGGCTCGTGCAGGTGAACGGCTCGTGGCTGAGCTGGAAGAAGCATCGATGGCAGGGCGAGATGAAGGCCGCTCAGTGGCTCGCTGAAAACCAACTTGCTTTGTTCGGCATGGTGAAAGAAGTCGAAGAGCGCTTGGCCGCTGATCGGAAGCGATGAGGATCCTCATTTTCAGCGACATTCACCTCGATGCGGTGACTGCTGGCAATCCGCGCAAGCAGGAAGTGGTGGAGTTCCTCCGGCACGTGCAGCAAGCAGCTACCGCCCATGAAGTCGATCTCGTCATCTTCAGCGGCGACGCGCACGACTCGGGATGGCTGCTCGATCCGCTCTATACAGCCGAGCTGATCTGGGGTTTGTTGTCGTTCAAGCAAGATGTCATCGCGGTCGCAGGAAATCACGATGTTGTCGACACGTCCGAGCTCTTCGACGGTGAGCCGGTCACGACGCTTACGCCGTTGCGGGTTGCCAGCAAGTTCACGCCGCAGCTTCAGCGCCGATGCTTCGTTGCCGATCGTCCCAAGCTCGTGAAGATCTCGGCTAAGTGGGCAGTGCTTTGTCTGCCGTACGTGTCGAGAGTTCACAGCAAGGTGAGCGGGGAGTGGCTCGAGCACGCGGTTGTTGAGGCGGCAGAGTTTGGGCAAGGCGGCGGCAAGCTGATCGTTGTCGGGCATCGCGTCGTGCCTGGCGCCGTGATGGGCAGCGAGTCGGCCGAGATGGCGAAGGGACAAGACCAGATGTTTCCGTTCGCAGAAGTCGCTCAGCTGCAGCCAGCTGTCGTGATCAACGGCCACTACCACGCGCGTCAGGTCGTGCGGGTAGAAGGGCTGGAGGTGAACATTCCAGGCGCGCCGTTGCAGTTCACTTTCGGTGAGACCGAGGAGCCAAAAGGCGTCACGGTGATGCAGCTATGAGGATTCGGACCAAGCGGCTAGACAGCCAAGCTGCTCAGTTCATCGATTTCGACCACCCAGCGATGGTCATCCTACGTGAGATCGATGGAACCCACATTGTCAGCGGGGCTTACGTGAAGTTCGCTCCGACGGTGCGAGCGTCCGAGCGAGCGGCGATTGACGCTAAGGCCATTCGCGAGCGCCTGCTGGCTGCTGGTGCCGTCGCGGTCGTAGTGGCTCCGGTCATAGTGCCAGACTCGATCAAAGGCCGGCAGCAGCCCGACAAGCCGGCTGTGCTGGATTCTGAGATGTACCTGCGGGAGTGGTTCGCTCTTGTGCGTGGGCTGCCGCAAGACGTGGTTGAGTTGGCTATGCCGGAAGCGCTTGCGAGCGTGCGGGAAGCCGGGCTGTGAGGATTGAGTGGCTGGAGATCGAGGGGTGGATGCCCTTTGCCGAATGGTTCCGGCTGAACCTGCCGGCAGGGCCGATCGCGGTCATCGGTTCGCACAGCGGCGATCCTCGACGCAGCAACCGTGCCGGCAAGACGGCGCTGCTCGAAGCGATCACGTGGTGCCTGTACGGCGAGCACCGCAAGCGGCTCGATGACGACGTCATCCACAAGCAGTGCTCGTTCTGCAAAGTGTCGATTGGCCTGGGGAGCCGGAAATCAGACTCGTCGTACCTCATGGTCGAGCGCTCCCGCACGCGAAGCAGCAGCACAAAGCTCGTGGTGTCGACGATGACCGAAGAGTTCGTCGGCGACGCGGCGCAAAACGCAATCGTGCGGGCGGTCGGCATTGGCTTCGACGACTACACCGCGACGAGGTGCTTTCGGCAGGGCGAAGTGGCGGACATCATCGATCGCAGCCCAAGTGAGCGGCTTTCGTTGGTGAGCGAGTGGTTGCAACAGAGCCGCTGGTTCATCGCCAAGAAGCTGCAAGCCGCCAAGTCGAACGCCGCTGACGCAAAGCTTGCCGAGGATCGTGCCGCGCTCGCGACAGCTGCCGGCTACCTCTTGGCCGAGCCCGATCGTGAGGCAGCTGAGAATGAGCTCGCGCTGGCGTTTCGGGGAGTTGTTGATGACGAAGCCGAGATCACAGAGCTGTCAGCTAAGCTGATGCAGCTGGCCGAAGCAGAAGCGCAGCGCTCTCAGCATGTCGAGATGAAGCAGCTGCGCGTTCAAGCCGCTGACTTGCGAAAGCAGTTGGTCGGGCGAGTCAACGCTAGCCAGCGAAAGGCTCAAGCCGGCCAAAACCTCGCCGACAAGCAAGAGGCTGTTCAAGCTGCGAAAGTGGCCGTAGACAAGCTCGTGCAGGTCCGGCGAGCCGGCTTCGACGGGATCTGTCCGGTCACTTGCGAGGCATGTCCTGTGGCGGAGGAGGTGACGGCAGCCGCCAGGGCCGCGAACGAGCTGCTGAGCGTGCGCACCGCTGCTCACGAAGCAGCAGCAAAGCAGATGCCTCCTGCAATGCTTGAGGCAGCCGCGGCGAACTCAGAGGTGATCGCTCTCGATCGAGTTGCTGCTCGCTACCAGCAAGTCGTCGAGCGCGGCAAAGAGCTAGCCGCGACGCTTCCGCCGCTGAGCGATGAGGAGGTCCCCTCGGCTGAGCCGCTCAAGCAGCGTCTCGAAGAGCTGCGGCAGCGCTCCTCGGAGATGTCCAGGCGCGTCGGCGAGCTCGAGAGCATGCTCGCTGCCGCGACGTGGAATAACGCCCGTCACGCCCAGCTGCAGGCTGCTGAGCGGGAGTCGGATCGAGCGGCGCTCGTCAGCCGCTTGGCGCTGCGGGCCATCTCCAGCGTGCCAGCACGCATCGCCGCCGAGCAGCTCGACGAGTTGGAGCTTGAGGCGAATCAGCTGCTCGAAGGAACCGGCGTGAGCCTGCGGTTCTCGTGGACGCGCGAGCTCGGCAACAAGTCGCCCGTCTGCGAGGAGTGCGGCTACGTCTACCCGAGCAAGCGCGGCGACACGTGCCCGACCTGCAGCGCCGTTCGCGGTAAGAAGCGGGCTCAGGAACTCGAGATCCTGTGCGATGACGGCTCGGGCGTCGAGGAGGACGTGCGCTTCAACAGCGGCGGCACGCGAGCGATCGTTGGCTCAGCAATCCGGCTCGCTGCTTCGGCGATGCTGACTCGGCTCAGGTCTTCGCGATCAGCCTGGGCGATCGTCGACGAGCCGTTCGGTTCGCTGGACGTCGAGAACCGGGAGCAGCTCGCCCGCACGTTCGCTGGCATGCTCGGCAGCGTCGGGCTGGAGCAAGCCCTCATCGTGTCACACGACCCTGCGCTGCTTACCGCGTTGCCCAACCGGATCGTAGTCGACAAAGATGGCGCCGCCTCCACAGCGAGGGTCGAGTGACTGAGGTGATCGGGCTGGATGTCTCGCTGAGAGGCCTCGGAGTCTGCATCGTGAACGGCGATCCGAGGCAGAAGGTGGGCGATGGGCTCGACTTCGATTCGGCCTTGTTCCGAGCTGGCGAAGACGTCGATGGACCGCGTCGGCTGTCGGTCGTGTCGAACGCAGTTTGGTCTTGGCTCGATGCTCGCGACGTTGTTGGTCCAGGTAGGGTCTACGTGATGGAGGGCTACGGGTTCGCGTCGCAGCAAGCGCACTCGCTTGGCGAGATCGGCGGCTGCATTCGAAAGATGATCTGGGAGAGCGGCGGTAATCTCGTGGTCATTCCGCCGGCAACTTTGAAGAGGTTCCTCACGGGTAAAGGGACCGGCGACAAGAACATCGTGATGAAGTGGTTGTTCAAGCGGTGGGGATTCGACGAGGACGAGGACAATCAGTGCGACGCGTTCGGCTGCGCGGTGGTCGGGCTGATCGATCTCCATGAAGACGATTGGTCAAAGATGGAGCACGACATCCTCACGAAGAAGGTGGAGCGGTATGCGGGTCAGGGTCAAAAGGATTGGCACGGCGGAGGTTCGACCCGGAAGGTGGCAGGACGTTCTGGCAGACGAGCGCGCGGACGTGCTGATCTCGGATCCGCCCTACTCAAAGAAGACGTGCAAGGGACACAACGCGGGCGACGAGATGGTTCGCGACGGGGTGCAGCGCCGAAAGATTGGTTACCAGGCGTGGAGTGAGCCCGACGTCGTCGAGTTCGTCGAGTCGTGGTCGCCGCGCATTCGGGGTTGGTTCGTTGTGTTCACCGATCACAAGCTCATGCCGTTCTATGAGCGCGAGCTGGAGAACGCCGGTCGGCTCGTGTTCGCGTCGTTGCCGTATGTCGAACCCGGCATGACGGTGCGACGGCAGGGCGACGGGCATTCGAGTTGGACGAGCTACGTGATCGCAGCTCGTCCACGTACTCGCGAGTTTTTGCGTTGGGGCACGCTGCGCGGCGCGTATATCTTGCCGCCGGGGCACAAGGAGAAGCGGTTGATTATGGGTCAGAAGACCCAATGGGTGATGCGAGAGGTAATCAAGGACCATAGTCGTTCGGGCGATTTGATCGTTGACCCGTGCTGCGGATCGGGCAGCACGCTGGTAGCAGCTGTAGGGTTGGGGCGAAATGCACTCGGTGCAGATGGGGATCAGCGTGCAATCGACATCGTCAGAACGAGGTTACCCAATGGGATGCGTGCTGATGGCGGACGTAGTCGCGTTCGCCAAGAAGTGGTTGGAGGCGGGTTCGCAAGTCGTTCAGTTCTGGGCGACGTGGGAGGGTAAGGCGGGGGAGTTCTTCGAGGTGGGCCGCTCTGGGAAACCGCTCATTGAGGCGGATTCTGATGTGTTGCACGGGGTGATGACAGTCGTTTGTTGCGTGTGCTTTGGTGACGCGAGCGAGGTGAAAGCTGGCATGCGGGTAGCGACTCCGCGCGTGCTGTCGATCTGCTCAACGTTGCTCAGTCACCTGCAGCAGTTCGCAGTGGTGATCGAAGCAGAGACGCGGTTTCGGGCGAGAGAGCTTGCGACCGATTGGTCGTTGTATTCACAAAACGGAAAGATGGTAGTGCGGTCCGAATTTCGCCGCACAGGGGAGACAGAACATTGAAGCCAGTGATGCCTGAGAAATACGTCGATGGTGTGCAGGTTGAAGAGGGCGGGAAGCTGTCGGCCCATGACATCCTTGCGCAGCATGTCACGAACGTCTCGCCTGTGACCGCGAAGGCGATCGCACGAGCGCTCCAAGAGCATGAGGATTCGCAAGCGCTGCAGGAGGAGAACGAACGGCTCAGGCAAGAGCTGAGCATCGCCCACGAAGGTCTCGGGTCGATGGAGTGGAACGAAGCTGCTTGGAAGGACTTCCTCGACGCAGGAAAGCTGCGCGATGAGCTGGCCCGCGTGAGTTTGGAGCGGGACAAGTGGAAGCGGGAAGCCGAAGAGGCTCGCCCGTCCAAGAACGACCTGATCGAGGCGCTGAACTCTGTGACTGATCTGAGGTACGCAATCGAGCTGCTGGAGACGTTTGCTCGAATGGCAACGACAGCAGCGGCACGACTGGAGCAGGTCCAAGTGGTGCCGCCAAAAGAGTCGTGGCGCCCGCCCTCGTCGAATCCGCCGGCTCCTGCTCTTACTCGGGCGTCGACTCGCCCATCAGCTCGATCGTCGTCACATCCGCCCAAAGTCGAGACTCACACGAACGGGACTTGAGGAATGGCAGAAGTAGCGGCTGTGTTCATCGCGCAAGGCTGGTCAGATCAGACGTTCATGAGGATGTGGGTGAAGATGTTGGTGAAGAAGCCGACCATGGTTCTTGCGACAGACGACGTCACGGATGGCAACTCGGTGCTCTTGAGGCAGCTCAGGTGTTCGGGCATCGTGGCCGCGGTGGTTCGGATTCCAGGAGTCATGCGATCTGCAGTCGAGCTTGCGCGGGCTCGACTGCAGCGAGACTCAGCGATGGCCGAGCTTGCCACGGTGATCTACGACTTCGGCGAGATGCCGGGAGGAGTGGAGCGGTTCGCCGGCAAGCAGACGATCGTCGTGGAGCGGCTGTCGGGCAAGTTGTAACCTCGAGGTTACAACTCAATGTGCGGTCTCAACTCATAGGGTGCGACCTTGATCGGCCAGCTGACACCAGCTCTCGAGCACTGCCGAGTGTTGCGTGAGATTTACGTCGCAGGAGTCTCTCATTGGTCCGCACAGCAGCTTGCAGCGTTGGACGCTGCTCAGGTTGCCTTGGTTGATCAGGACGAGCTGCAAGCGGAGCTGGAGCGCCTCAAGCGGCTTGTCGGCCAGCAGAGCACCGTGCCGCCAGACCCTGAGCCGTGGGGCGCCAGTAACGCCGAGATTCACTCCAAGGCAGAGTCGCTTGCAGAGCTGGAGGAGCTCAAGAGTCGAGTGCATTTGGCGATCTCGATCTTGGAGGCAGTGTGCAGGTAGCGATTCCGTGTCCCAGGTGTGGGGCTGCTCCTGAGATTATGCAGGACTCAGTCGGCTTGAGCGCCAGCGCTTGGGTGATCTGGTGCGCCCACTGCGAGGCTGCGGCCAAAGCAGCGTCTCAGCGGATTTTCATGGCGAGGGCGTTGTCGGTCGACCGAGTGATCAAGCTTTGGAACGAGCAGAAGCTCTCATGAGCGACGATCGGCGGGCAAAGCAGAAGCTGACCGGGGTTTACATGCAGCGCCCCGAGGAGATGCTCAGGCATGCCATTTCCGTGACGCTCTCGCTTGCTGCGGCGATGATTGCGACCAGGCGCAACACGCAAGCGCTGATCACGGTCTGCGCGGATGTGAAGCTGACGGAACGGGCTGCTCGATTGGTCATGTCCCACATGCTTCGGCAGATGGTCTGGTCTGAGGAGCCGTCATCGAAAGATTTCGATCGGCTTGTCCAAGGAGTGGTGTCTCTCGCAAAGGAGTCATGAGGAGGACCCCGATGGCAGCCACCACCGACGACGAGATCGAGTCTTTGCGGGTCAGCCTGAGCAGCCTCAAGAGTCGTAGCCCGGATCAGCAGCTCAAGCTCTTTCCTCGTGAGCAGATCGAGAAGTGGCCGCTGCTCACTGGAGAAGATGTCGTCGTGCTGATGCAACACGTGCGGTCGATGTGGTGCAACTGCGACGAGACCTGGTCAGAGTTGCCGTGCATCGACGACGGTTGGGAGGGAATCCAGCGGCGATTCGTGCGTTACGAGCTCTGGACTGCCGGCTGTGCCAGCAACGAATACATTATCGATGCGCTGCGAGCGAACAGCCGCTTCTGGCTGACAAGCTGGGTGCAAAGCAAGCGAGGTGGCTACCACTCGTTCGAGGTGGAGCTTGGAGGCGAGCATGGCTGATCTTCTCGATGATCTTCTCGATGAGCCGCAGCTGCGCAGTCGGATCGCGCAGCTCGAGTACGAGCTTGCCGATTCGCGGATCGAGTGTTCGAGGCACACTGCAGAGCTTCAGAGCGTGACTCAAGAGCGTGATCAACTACGCGCTCGATTGACGGCAGGAGGCGATGAGCGAATCGCGGAACAAGCGCGCCAGTGGCAGCTTGAGCTTCAGCAGCTGCCGGTGTTCCAGCCGAGGCGAGCTTGCCTGAATAGAGCGATGGACCGGCTCAAGGAGGCGGTGCGCGAGATGGACGGCGCAGAGCATCCGGCTGTGTGGCAGCTCACGCAGACCTGCCGGTGGTTGCTGGCTGCGATCGAGAGCAACGATGAAAGGCTGAGGATCCGATGAAACTCAACGAAGCGTTGTTGGCGCGTGAAGAGTCCAAGCTAAAGCTCTTGGAGCTGCGAAGGCAGATGACCGACAAGAGACAGCTGGTCGAAAAGCTAGCCCATGAGCTCAGCGAAGATGCAGCTCTCTTGAAGCGAGAGCATGCCAGGCTGGTCGACCTCACTAGCTTGGCCGCCAAGCTGCTGCACTCGGATCTCGCTGGAGTGACTGGCAGTGCCGACAAAGCTTGCGCCTTTGCGTCTGACAGCGAGAGCAGCAGCGAAGAAGCTCACGCATAGATGCCCATCTCGCTGCTGGTCGACTCGCTGATCTGGGGTGGGAGTGTGGGTCACATCTACAATCAAGAACGCAGCGCAGAGCTGTACGAGAATGCGCGCTTAGTGTACGTGCTCGAGCATTTCGACGCGGTCCGAGAACTACAAATGTTCGCGCAAGGCTACAGCGTCAGCATTCGAGTGGGACTCGGCATCGAGGACACTATTATTTTCAACTTCGACTACACCCAGCCTGGTTGGTGGAAGCCATGAACGTCCTCGACAAGCTCATCACATTCGTGCCGCCGATCGTCGTGGCGATGTACAAGGCGATCGCAGCTCGTGTGCGGAAGAGCAAGCGCCCGCCGCAGCCTCGAGGTCGAGTGCACCTGTGGGACGAGGTTGCGGGATGGCAGCGGCCAGCGCAGCCGGTGAGGTGCCTCTATTGCCAAGCGTCGAAGTCCGCCAGCAACATCAGCGACGCATGCTCGGGCCCGATGCTTCGAACGCGAGCGCGGACGATCAACGGGTTGAACTGATGGACGTCAACGACGAAGAAGAGGGGCATTGCGAAGATGCGGTCTGCGAGCTTGCAGACCGCGAAGGGCTAGTCGTCATCACGCCTGAGGTTGTCGCGCTGCTCATGAGTGAGCGAGCCGCAGTTCGGGCAGCTGAGCGCGCTAGGTGCTTGCGCTGCTGCGACGCTGCCCAGTGCTGGTCAGACAGGCCCACGATCGAGACCGTGCGAGAGCTCATCGAGTCTGGGAACGAGCCGGACAAGTGAGCTACTCTGACCGAATCCACGAGCTGGACGACCAGCGGCTGGCAGCAGCGGCAGCCGTGCTCACGCAGCGATCGGAGCGACTGCAGCTGCCGATGAGCCCATGGGAGAGCCGGAACATCACCGGCATAGTCGATGCGTTCCGATGCTTCGGTGCGCTGACATTTCGGCAGCGCAAAGTGTTGCGCCTGTTCGTCGGACAGTTGACTGTGGTCTTGGAGCAGCGAGCGTCGTTCGACAAGCTGCTCAAGGAGATCTTCGAGCAGGCAGCGGCGCTATGAGCAAGGCCAAGAAGCTCGAGGGAGCGGTGCTGTTCGTGCGAGTTGGCAAAGATCTGAAGCGCGCCTTGGAGCAGCGCTTAGCGGCACAGCGAACCGCTAACCCAGGAGTGACGCTGTCCATGTCGGACATGGTCCGTTCGATGCTCTGGAACATCATCCAGGCTGAGCAAGAGCGTCGCGCGTCAATGTGAAGGTCGGTACCACAGGATCGTCCAGACGAAGCACCCGCCCAAGAGCACAGCGATGCCAACATTCCCGCTACTGGCAGCGACTGCGCAACAGAACAGGTTGAGCGCTGCGATGATGCTTGTGAATGGCGGCTTCATGATTGCCTTCGAGGCGGCTCCTCGACGAGCACGTCTCCCTCGCTCAAGAGGCACAGCACCACGTCCTGCACAGTGGTGAGGACTTGCCCAGCTCGGTTGCGGTGGATGTGTCCGAGGGAGAGCCGGACCCGAATCGCAGTGATCAGGTCCAGCGCCGATTTGTTCCTGACAGCATCGGTCATGAAGCGTCCGGCTTTTGTGTAGGAGTCGGCTTCTGCGTTTGGTCGAATGACCATTGCAGCAGCTCTAGGACGGTGGTGTCGCCGAGATGCTTCTTGCGGTTGTGCCACAGGAAGTCAGCGACGAGCTCATCGATTGCATGATGCAGCTCGATGTGGTGCTCTCTGTGCTTCTTCTGGTCTTCCATTCAGTAAATGCGGCGCAGTCGAGTCATCGCTTTGCCCGTTCTCTTTCCACGCGCGCAGCGTGGCCAGCCAGAGCTTCCGCTTCAGTCGCCCACGTCTCCTCTTCGCCGTAGTCGTCATCGCACTTTGTGATGGTGCCGAAGATGAGCGGAGGAGTCCTTTGATCTATGAGACTTGCATCCATGCCGTGCCACAGAGTGATCACTGTGGTTTTTCCGACCTCGTCTCGAGCGATGAGTCGATAGCCTTCGTAATCTTCTCGGAGCTTGGCCCAGCGCAGCAGCCCGATGCGCTGACCAGTTCGGTTGTAGTACGCGCCCACGTCGTCACGGATCGCGTTGGGAAAGACCAGATCTTCGGACATGGTCCTCAAGAGCTTAGGGACAAGATCCATGGTGTGCGGAGGAGCTCGGAACGCGTATGTCACGAATCGCGATCCGAGCGTGTTGAAGTCGTCGCGCAAATAGTCTGGGTGCTTGCGGAGGGCGGCAGTCACTGGCTCGAACCAGTGCCCGCCGCCGTTGGACGTGAACACGTGGATCTCGAGCGATTTGTCTTCGGCCCGATGCAAGTAGCAGTCACGGAACTGACCGACTTCCTGTGGGTAGATGAGAAGCGACCCCATCCAGAAGTACGCAAGGCCAGCGCTGCTTGTCTGGTCGCTCATTTGAAGAACGCTCGGACCTTCTGGGCAGTCGCAGGACGCAGCTGATGAGCGAATCCGGCAGCTACGCGGTACATCGTGACTTCACTGATGCCCATACTTTCGGCCGTCTTCGGCCCGCCGTCGCTGTCGATCAAGTCACGCAGGTATTGGATCTGCTCGCGAGTGACGCGGTTGCGATCGTAAGGCCCGATCTCGAACAGCCGGATCAAGTTGTCAGGACGCTCGCTCTTGCGCCGAGCGCGACTCTTCTTCGCTGCTGATCTTCGCATCTGTCTCTCCTGTGTTTGGGGCAACCCCGGGCTGGATCACTTCTCACGAATGAGCTGTCGCAGCCGCAGCATCTCGGCGGCAAGCAGTGAAGCAGCTTTCTCTCGAGCAAGGATGCTCTCCACGTCGTACTTGCCGACGTGCTGGCAGATCTCGATGGCGTCGTCGATGGCCTTGCTCGATCGGCTGCTTCGAAGCCGCTCGCAGGCGCAATCAGTCTCGGTGTTGGCGATCGTGGTCAGCTTGCTGACGAGCTTCGGCAGCTCGGCGTGGACTGATTCGAAGTAGTCAGCCGTCTCGCGGCTCAGGTGGTCGGCGGCGACGGTACCGACTCCGTTCCAGATCACCCAGCGGCTGCTCGGAAAGTTGTAACTTCCAGAGCCAGTGGCCAGATCGGCGGCTCGCCACTCCTGCGAGTCACTCCGAATCCCTTCTCGAGCGATTGCAGCAGCGCGCTTGCAGGCAAGGACGATGAGCGAGTTCGCGAGTTCTCGCAGCTGCTGCGCCCGCGTCACTTGGGATCCGTTGCTTGAGGTATTGGCTGCGCTTCTCGCAGTCTGAGCAGTCGGCACAGGTGAGCGCCGTCGCCAGCGCTCACGACCAGCTCGCCAGCCAGGCCGTGGCGCGACCACACGCTCACGTGGTCGTGTCCTCCCATCTTCACGACCAGTGCGCTTGTCACGAGCACTGCGCCTGGAGTGATCACGATCAGGTCTTCGGAGTTCACCTCTGTGCGTCGAGTGAGTGGATCGTCGATAGCCCACTCGACGGTCACCTTGTTGGCGAGCAAGTCGAAGTCGATCACGATCCCGGGCTCAGCCCCACCTGGCGGGTAAGCCATCTGCACGAAGTCGCCCGGTCGAGCAGACCTGTTCTGCGGAGCTGGCACAAACAGCCGTCCTGCGTCGCCAGCAGTCGCCGCGGCAGTTTTCGCCGCGTGGCGGTCGGATCTGCTTGGCAGCAGCTTCATGGTCTCGCTCGCACGGCGCTGGGCGAGCAGCTCATCCGGCTTCAAGAATATCGGCCCGATTTCCTGCAGAAGAATCGGCAAGTCGTCCTCTTGCTCCCGAGACTGGTCTTCGAAGAGCTGCTTCCTTACCAGACCAGCTCGCTCGCGCATGGTTGTGAGTTCGGCTCGAAGCCGATCCATTTCCTCTTGTTGGACTCGGGGGTTGTGGGCAAGTGCCTTTTGGTAGCGCTTATTCTCTGCCCGCAACGCCTCGAGTTCGGCGAGCGCTGCGTCCTCCACAGCGGTGCGCAACACATCGATCGCATCGAGCACGTGCTTTTGGGCCGCCGCTATCTTTGCCACCGCGTCGTTCATTCGTTCCCCCGCGACAAGAACTCCTTTTGAGAGAACGCGTACACCTCGCCCTCACTCGCAAGCACAGGCCCGAAGTCGAACGTCACCCGCATCGGCACAGCCCCGATCGAGCTCATCGAGTCAGGCACCAGCAAACTTTCATGCACCGTGTAGCTGGACGAGATCAACCGCAGCAGCTCCATCTTCTGCGGAGCCGCAGCAAGCGTTTCATCCATCACCGCTCGAACAGCTGCCATCAGCTTCGAGTGCACCATGTGCTCTAAGTCGCTCTTGAACGTCATCTGCTCTCTCCATTCTCAAGCAGCTGGAGTGCCGCCCGGAAACCGAGCCGCATACGCAATCTGCTCCGCTAGCTCAGCAGCGCTCACCACCTCGCTGAACTCCACAGTCACGCGAATGCCGACAGCACTGCCGTTCATCAGCGCGAGCATGCCGTCATGCACGTGAGCGCTCTCAGCGAGAGCCCGCAGCAAACGGTCCTTGTCACCCGCACCGCTGCACTCCCGGTCAATCACTTCCAAGAAGGCTTGCTGAGCTTTGCGGTAAGCAGCAACCTCTTGCTCGAACGCAGCGCCGGTAGTCGTCGACGTGAGCTTGATCGTCACAGCTGCCCTCCCTAAAAGAACTGTCCCTGATGCGAAACGCCCTTTTACTCCGCGACGCGCAAGGCAGGCAACTCCTTTGCGGAAGCGTGCCGAGGTACATGTACCTCGGCAACGGCGGCAAGACAGATGGCCAGCCAGGCTCACCAGCAGCGTGAGAGCTGGGCCATATACCTCGGGGAAACGGGAAGTGTCTTTGAAATGCCCTTCGACCAAAGAACCAAGGCGGCACCCAAGTGTCTTTGAAATGCCCTTCGACCAAGAGAGAGGCGGGCAAGTGTCTTTGAAATGATCCCTTTGCCAGCCACGCCCTGCAGAAGGGAAAGAAGTCCTACCCAAAGCAGCCCGGAATTCACCAAGATGTGAGACAGGAGCCTACCCGATAAACAC